CGGCACCATTGCCAGGGATTGTTGCAACTGTTATTTGATTTGTTAACTGATTTATGGTAACTGAACCAATACCAGGAATTCTTAACAATAAATTTCTAACCTTGGCATAATATAAATTATCACTTGGTGCGTCATTTAATGATGTTGTGGTATAAAAAGGAGTAGTTGCACTATATCCTGCAGGGTTCATAGAAACTGTAACAGAATATGTAGCATTTATTAAATTACAATTTGTATTTCCTGAAGTTAAATCAGCGTACCCTTCATTTAACATTTGTAATAAACCAAATTTTACAGGAGAATTAACATTAAACATTTCTGAACCCATAACATAAGTCTGATAAGAAACATAATTTGTTGTACATTCAATTGTTGTGCTCCTATTTTGACTACATCCGTCATAATCTGTAATAATAACACTGTAAGTACCCGCAGTTAATCCTGTAACTTGAATTTGTTGTGGGTTATTTGGAACATTGTTTGACCAATTATACGTAAACGGTGGATTTCCTGTTGAGATAAAGGCAGTTATTGTTCCGTTACTTCCACTACCACACGATGTACTATATAATGAGAAGTCTAAAGGTTGACTTGTTGGAACATAAACGTTTGAAGTTTGAACACATCCTGATGCATCAGTCACTGTAACAATGTGAGGACCAGGATTTATGTTTGTAAAAGTTACTGCCGTTAATGTTGTATCAATAATTTTATAAACATCATCTACAGAGTAATCAATTGGTAATGTTGCCCCTGTTGTAGTTGATATTAAAATTTGTCCGTTACTTTGACCACAAGTAGTTGATGTTACTGAGGTAGAAATTGTGAATTTATTTTCCGCAATTATTATAACATCTTGGCTGTAAGTACAAGCTGAAAAATCACTAACAATTACCGTATAATCACCTGATGATAAATTTGAAAAAATCTGATTGGTTTGTTCCGTTATTAAAGTGTCTTGTATCGCGTCAGGATAAACTAACGTATATGTGTATGGTGCAGTACCTCCCACTAAACTAATTGTTATTAAACCATTATTACTTGAACAACTTGAACTTTCTCCAACAACACTAATTTGTGAGATTCCCTGAGGTGTTTGTAAGGTTGCAGTTGCTAAGGCAGAACATAAACCTGAATCAGTGACCAAGACTTGATAACTACCTGAAGATAAACCATCTAAAGAAAAACTTGTTGAATAAGATACCAAAACATCCCCTGTTGAAGCCGAATAATAAAATGGTGATGTTCCTCCCGTAACTGTTACTGTTAAAGAACCATTACTTGAAAAACAAGTTGGCGATACTCCTGAAACCGAACCAATACCGATTGGTGATACAACCTGAACCAATCCTGTTTGAGATTGTACACAACCATATGAATCAGTGACTGTAACCGAATAACTTCCTTGAGTTAATCCTGTAATAAAACTTGTTGTGGCGCTGTTACTCCAAAGATACGTATATGGTCCAGAACCCGTTTGTCCTGTTACATAAATTTTACCGTTAGGTATGTTAGCACAAGTTGAATTAGGGACAACATACAATCCAAACTGAAGTTGACTTGATTCACTAACTATAAAATTTTGGCTTTTACCAGTACATCCACCTAAATCTAACACTGTTGCGTAATAAGTGCCAGCGCTTAAACTTCCTATTGTAACTGTAGATTGATTCGTTGTAACCGCAGATGTTATATACATACCATTACCTGAGTAAACGTAAAAATTTGTTGAGGAATATAAACTTGACGAACCTAAAACTACTGACCCGTTGTTTAATCCACAAGTAGTATTTTGTACAGATACAATATTAGAACAAACCCCACTTGAAACGGGTACATTTATATAAAACTGATTGTTTGTTGGTAATGTACTATCGTTTAATCTAACAGAGTAAGTTCCGAATGCTAATCCTGTTCTAACTGAAGGAGTATCAGTGACAACATCCGCTGGCGGTAAACTTGGAGTGTTCCATTCTACGGTATATGGCGGTGTTCCACCATAAGGTAGAATACTAACAATACCCGAACTATTTTGGGAACAATCACCCGTAACATTTACCAAATAATTAAATGATGCCATTAGTTACAATTAATACTTATATTTATTCCTACGTTTAATGAAACTATCTCTTCTAAGTTTCTTGTCTCACATGTTAAACTCGTTATCGTTAAATTATTACCGTTGAGGAAATAAGTGAACCCATAATCATAAAGATTAGGTAGATATTGAATTAACGCATTTCTCCACATTTGATTTGTAGGTACATCATTATACCCATAACCATTATAGAAGTTTTCAAATATAATAGTATCTCCACCTATTTTTAAGTCAACAAACCATTGTGTTTGTGTTGAACTTTGTATACAATCATTTAGGGTCAAATTATTTGTGGCTAAGAAACTATTAACTCTGTTTGCCAAAATACTACTGAAGTTACTAACATTAACGTCACCGTTTAACCATGGGTAGATATAGTAGTCAACGTATTCAGCAGCACATGTAAAATCAAATATGTTTGAAATGATATAACAAGGTTCAACAGGTACTGGTATAAATTCACACCCTCTTTGTCTTCTATAAACAAACTTTTGTTTTTGGAAGATTGAGTTTTCCATTCTAACCCCTGTATTCCATATTGTTGTTGCGGGAATCATTTGTTCAATCAATTTCATCCAATAAGGACCAATGCCATTTACATAATCAATTAACTTTTGATATGTGTATTTGTTGTTGGGAGGAATATTAACAGTCGCACCAGTACCTTGTTCAATATACTTCCACCAAATAGATTGGAGTGTTGGATATCCTCCTGTTTTACCATCTGAAATATATTGTCTGTTTCTAACATTAATCATATTCTCCCAAAATGTTTGGTAGAATTCAAAGAACGTTTTTTGTTTTGGCTTAGGGTCAACATAAGTCCAATCCACACCACCTGGGACGGGATATCCGACAGTTAAACCTGATTCGGGTATAGGATAGTCATTTCTTACAGATTGAACCCATACATCGTAGGCCATACCTTGTGATGGATTTAAGAATAAATCTACATTCTTAACATTCAATACTAATTTCTCATTATCAACAAAATAATAAGCATCGTAGTCACCATCAACTGCGACTCTAATTTTATTGTCTTCCTCTAACCATGACTTTTTATTATCCGTTACTTTTTGTAATTTGAATCCTTCTGTCATGTACGGGAAACTTCTAAATCTATTAAGATAAGGTTGTCCGTAAGTGAATGGTTGTAATTGTGTTTGTATTGAATAGTTTTGTCCCGTATAAACATCTCCATTTAATACAACTTGGTCAGGACTTCTATGTTGTGGCGTTTGTTCATACCAACCCGCACCAAGTTGGAAAAAATAAGTCTCAGTATTAATTGGAGCTTTTGGAAATCCTAACGCATCAATAGGATAATCCACAAGTCTAATTGATACATCTGAGTATGTGTCTGTTGATGTGAAAGCAGTGTAAGTTACTCCTTTAATTTTGTAAGTAACCCCAGCATCATAACTTGGTGATGTCTGAACATATGTTCCGCCTGATATCTGAGCCCACTGATTGTAAAAAGAATCCATATTTATCTTTTGGTCTGCAAGATAAATGTGTTCATTATATTCAACTAACGATTCAGGAGCGCCAATTAATCTCAATAAAAATTCAACGGACCTTCTTGTACCTTTTGATTTGAAAAGGTAAGACGCATTCATAATTAAATTTCTATAATAGGCGTAGTTTAATTCTGTTGGTGTTTGGGCTCTGGCATAACCAGGATATGTTGGCGTTTGTGTGTTTCCAAAAACTGAACTTAAAAAATCCTCATTTGTTATTGGTGAGAAATTTGAAGACCATCCTAATGTTTGCGCTAAATTAACTAATAATTGAGAAGGTATGTCATTCTCAGGGTTATAATTAACAGAATTCATGTACGCTAGCGAATCAATGAATTGTTTGATTTGGTCAAAACTTCTACCGTAGATTTGTAAAATCTTTTCAACTTTTTGATTCAAGGTATCAAACTCTCTGAAAGAATCTGTAACTAAAAATCTTGAAATTAAATTTGTTTTAAATGAATCTAAATTAACAGCTATTGCTTCTAATTGAGATAAGTAATCATCAAATAAGAATGACCTAATATCTAAATTCCACGGTCCGTCTTTTGGCCAAGTAACTTGTTGATAATTGGTGTAAAACTCTCCATTTTCTGCTTGGGCTGGAACTTGGAATGTTGCGGTATATTCAGGTCTAACTAATCTGTTTAAAATAAATTTCTCAACCTCATCAAAATCTTCAGCAAAAACTTTATCCGCAATATAATCGTTAGGTCTTATCTGAAAGTTCTCATAAATTGTTGTTGCAGTTGTACCAAAAGGAGCACCTGAAACATAGAACTCCATGTAACCTGAACTTAAAGTTTCAGAAGGTAAAAATGACACAACTTTATATATGTCATATGGGTTTTCAGTATTTCCTGTATTAATAATTGCAACACAATAATCTAAATAAGTGTTATATAAGTTTCTATATCTTGAAACCTCAAGTTCACGAACATTTAAATTAGTCGCCGCACTTACAGAGTAATCAATATCAAACGGGTTATTAATTCTGTCAACATAAACTTTGAAATAAGTTTCGTCCATAACCGAATCATAACTAATGTCCTGAGCAGTTGCTCCTGTTTCAAATGTTAAATTTGAAAATTGAACATCCAAAGAAGCTGGAAAATAGTTAATGATTTTAGTAATTGAAACTTGAAATCTTTTAGACAATGAACCATACATTGAGAAATTCAAAACTTGAGAAACATCATAGTTTGGATAAACTCTAAACTGTGTCGCAAGAATACTTCTACTTTGGGTTAAATCCTCAATATCTAAATCAGCTAAACTAATTGGTTCTGAAAAAGCACCGACATTAAATGTTCTATTAACCTTTTCAACAACTGAAGTGGTAAATTCAAAGTTACCTTGCGTAAGACCTCCTCCCTCAACAGTTTGTAATCCTACAATGTTGTCTGAAAAGGTTGCCGCACCACTTCCTGGTCTTGGCGGATAAAAATATTTTGTCGTCTTTATCGTTGTTGCCATTAGCTAGTTATTGATGTGAAATTTTTACTGAAATCAATATTATTACCCCTACTTTGTCTAACCTCATAAAGTAATGCATTAAATTGGTCTCTAATTTCGTATAAGTTGTATTGTCTGTATATGTTATTTTGACTATCGTAAATTGTGTAAATACCATCATCAATAGACTTGGTCTGATTACCGTAAAGAGCAATTGCAAGAGATGAGATGTCGTACTCAACCATTTCAATTTCAATTGTTACAGGATTAAAAAAAGTATTTGTAATTATAATATCTTGGTCAGGTTGTCCTATGAAAGGTGTTGCGTTTGGTTTGTTTGTTGGTGAAGATGAAGGTGATAAAGTTAAAAACAATAAGTTTGAGTTTCCATCAACGTACCTATATCTTATCGCTTTTTGAGAAGTGTTAACTTCATTAGTAACAACTGGCTCACAAAAGAAACATGAAGTAACAACTCTAAAGAAATTAGGTATTTTAGAACCATCGGGATTTAAATATTCTATTCTAAATCCAACCAACCCTTGAGCAACAAACTTATTAATGTATTGTGTAGGTACATTAGCAAGATTTATTACAATTCCTTTTACATTCGGTAATGCACTTAAAACACCACAATCAGTTATACTTGTTCTAATTTGAACAGGTCTCATATAAAGAGTGTATATTCCTAAGGCGTTAAACTGACTTGCAGGTAATGTTAAGTTATATAATCCACCCAAAACCTCAACTCCTGCATTACCCCCTGTTTCACTATTATTGAAATAAGGTCTTAATATTGTTTGGGCATCTAATTTAGTTAGGACAAAAGAATCGGTAACGTCTCTGGTTGCCGTATAATTCATGATAATTTCAACATCCGATGGTGAAACATCACTTGGTCTTATTGTGCCGTATGAACCTATTGCCATTTGTTTTTATTTTTTTATAAATAGTTTAGTTATTTTTTTCATTAGCTCATTTTTTTATCAACCACATTAAAAAATCCATATCCGTAGTTAATTAAATCTCCGAGGTTATCCACTTCTCCAAGTCTTTGTACTCTTTCATAAGCACTATTTTTTCCCCTTTCTACAAAAACATTTGTTTGAATCTCTGGTTGACCAACAACCTTTAATAACACTTCGTCTTTAGTTATTGGAACCGCAGTTATATTATATTCAGTAAGTCCTGATGATTGTTGGAAATAAATGCTTGTCCCATCAATATAATCATAGTAATCAGTTCCATTAATTGTATAGGCAGTGTAAACTGGATTTATGTCGGATATTGCCCCCCATATTTGTCCGTTACTAATAACAGGAACTCCAACTTGATACTGTGGTGTTCCGTATAGTGCAAGTTCAGTAATTCTTGATTTAGTCAAACCTGAAACAACAAAAGGAACGGAAACATAATTAAATGATTCTTGTGGTGTCACTTCATTAACCGCATCCCCTGAAAAGATATAATTGTAAGAAACTGGTGTTCCAACCCAATTACCATAAGAAGGCGCAAAAAAGGCTTCTCCTTTTGGATTGTAATCAATTACATTTGCATAAGGTGTTGTTATTGTTTTTTCAACTCTTGTAACACCCCAAGGATTAACTTGTTCCATCGTAATAGTATATTGTGTGTTGGCAACAGGATATGTATGAACTATTGAATTTGGAGCATATGTCGTAATGATTTGTTTAGGTGAACCATCTCCCCAATCAATCGTGTATTTTGATAACTCTAAAAACTTTTGAAACTCACTTGAAGTATTATACACATAATAAGTGTAAGGACTTCCTGTTGTTGCAGAAAAGATAAAATTAGCTACCACATCTTTTTGTAATACCGCACCATCAAATTGTGTGTAATAACCCGCATCAACTGCACTTTGTCTTAATAAAACGGGGAAAGACAATTGAGTCATCAATGATGAACCTCCAGGTCCTGAACTAACTACTTGAGTCATTGCGGAATAAACCCCTACAGGTGTTCCACTATAATCAACAACTGATAAATCACTTATTATGTTTTCAGGTGATACTACTATCTTATAATAATCTTGACTCATTATTGTGGTGGGTTTACGTATTCAAACCATTTTATGGGTATGTTTGTCCCTAATCTTTGATTTCTTGTATTAAAAATCTGATAAGTTTGTGTTGGGTAATCTAACTTAACAGTGTAATAAAAGTACTGAGTGTTATCAAAGTTATACTTGGCTTGTCCAATTCCTGGTATATCTGATTGTGGGCCATTTGTGAAATCTAAAGGGTCAATACCATTACCTGTCATCATCTTTGTAAACTGACCTGTTTTAGCATTAAAGAATTTCGCCGACATATAAAATGTATCTATCGCTAAAAATTCAAGACTCTTTAACCAATAAATGAAAAACCCTTCTTTATCTCCAATATAATCTAATACAAACTTTGGTTTTTTAATAGACACTTGAGTTCTTTGCATTTGAGTGTCCATTGTCAATCCTTGTTGTGTTGGAATAATAATTGTTATATAGTTTTTTTGTTTTTTGTCATCAGGACTATCATATAGGTCTAACTTAAAAAATGAGTTGGTAAAATTATTTGAATAATAATATATTTCCTGTGGTGTAAATCCTTCTGAAATATAATTTATTCTCCAATTTGCAATGTCATCCAAAGAACCGCCTGAATAAAAATAAAATTCATAATTGACTTGTGTCGCATCAGTTGTCCCTGTTGCTGGTGCATGTGAAAATCTTGAGACCTCAAAGTCACGTCCAATACCAATAACTTCAGTTATTGCCGCCGCTTCATATTCGTCTATCGCCATATCCAAACCAAGATAATCCCAAGTAAGTTGTACTGGTATATTAATTTGTTTTGCCTCAGGAACGATTCCTTGTTTAATTACAAAATTATTCACACCTATCAATTAATGGTTTTATCTCTCCGCTAACAATTCCTTGAAGATTTTCATTTTGATTTGTTCCTTCAGGGATTAAACGGAAAACTATATCAGTAAATGGATATTGAGATTTGTTTAAATACGGATAATCAACTCCTCTACCCAAATTGTCTATGAATCCATAAGTATATAAATCTCTCCATCTAAATTGTTGGTCTGACGATGAAAAGAAAGACCAACTTGGCACTTGTTCTACAAACGCAACATCACCCGTTTCAACATAATTAGAGAAAACTCTAATTGTCATTGGGTTATGGGATTTATAATAAAAACCTGGTGAGTTTGTACTGTAGTTGTTTGTAGTTTGGAATACGTTTTGATTATATTTTATCTTTTGATAATAATTTGAGACAACTCTTTCCGCTTGCTCATAATCATTCCACTCACAAAAATCTCCATCAATAATGTCATCCGCTTTTAAATTAAGGTTATAATAAAAAGTTTTAGTTACACCACTTGTTTTGGTATATCCTGAAACAGGAATAGTTGTATTTGAATCTGTGTTATTTAAATCCCACCATGTGTTCGCAGACTTTGTTATATTGAATTCCCAACCTTGTTTAAGTCCAATATTATTATTAGGTTGATTAAAATATCCTGAATACCCTTTGAATATTGCTGTTAAAAATATTTCACTTATAGGTCTTTGTTGATTGTCTTTTAAATTACTAAAATCTAAATCGTAAGCCGACGTAACATCATAAGCATTACTACTTGTCTTTTGAGAAATTCTTGACATTTTGTTAGGTGTTATTGAACTATATTCAAACTTTTTTTCCTCGGTAAAAACATTTTTTTCAAAGGCCGCTTTTGTAATAATTAAATCGTCAACATTTGTAAGAACTTTATTTTCTCTTACATAATATTTTGATTTGGTTTCCATGTTTGCAGGATTAATAACTCTTTTAAAAGTTCCTGTTACACCATTATTAAATGTATTACCAGTATATCCAATATTCATGACATTAAAAACGTATTCTTCGCTACCAAAATTACCATTACCCAACCTATACACTTGGAAGATATTTGAATTTCTATAACTTAAGGATAATTCAACATACTCACCTTCAGTAAGTCCATGTGATGCAACACATTGAAATCTTATTACACCACTTCCGTCATTTGTAGAATTTGAAATGGTGAACGGAATCCCGTCTTTAGCAACCCAATTAATATTATTACCAGTTTCAGAATAGTATGTTAATTTTTTCTCATAGTTATTATTATATGCGTACGTTAAATAGAAATTCCAATTATAAGTGTAAGCACTTTTGGATTTATAATTGATATGCTGGTCATCAACAGGAGGTCTGAAAATATCAAATTCATAATATTGTGGGAACCCTCTCCATATCGAACTTGTCATTGAACCTATCGGATTAACATAAAACAAGTTATATTGAAACGGTAAGTAATCTGTTGTTCCTGAATAAGTGTTCGCATAAAGATATGTTAGTTTAAATGTTGGTCTATAAACGTCCGTAGCTTGTCTTTCGTCATCATAAACTTGTGCTAAACTTAAAGTTTGACTTCTATCATATTCAGTTATTTGTTGACTATTTTGGTCTAAAGAAATAGAAATTTTCTCATCAACAAAAGACGCTGACTTATATAAAAAATTACTCGGTATTATCGTATACTTATTCACTTACTGAGTATTTTGTTTTGAATTTATCTAAGGCACTTTCTCCTTTAATCACACCAAAATAGAAATGGAATGGAGCACCAACAATAAAACGTGAAGATGCTGCGCCAGTTTCTGAATAGTTTCCATTAACATCTACACTAAAGATATATCCTCTTTTATATGTGTCATTGTTTGAAGGTGCTGAGTTACTTTGGAAGTAATTGTTTGTATTACCTGTCATGGTTCTGTCTAATGATTGGTATGCCTTATTTTGTACAATATCAACATAGTCTGTCGCCCAATTATTAAGTTCTGAGCCAAAAATTCGTGTTAGGGTTGTCAACCTCCACTGATAAAAAGGGACAATTTGTGATTTAATACCATAGGGATATGGATAATACCCAATATTATTTTCACCTCTGAAATCAATTCTTCCTGGTGTTAGATAATCTTTAGATTGTAAATCTTGAGTTGTAGAAGAAAACCAAACCTCAATAACGGGTTTTGATGGAGTTCCCTCAACTTCTACTGGACCTGTTTGTCCACTAATTATTTGATAATATTGTGGCGAAAATTTAATGACACCAAATTCAGAATTTATTGAGATTAATTGAGCCAAATCGGCATCTATTCTTAGTTGAGGTCTACTAAATAATTGATTTATTCCACTATCTCCTCCACCGATAATTCTTTGTAAAAAAGATTCATCAGTAATTCTTGAAATTACAAATAAATTTATTAAATCTGATGGGTCAGCATATGACGTTGGGTTAAGTTGTTGCATCACATATGCCGCAGTATCTCCTTGTCCTAATATAACTTCATTATAAAAACTATCTTTGAACCCCAAATTCATAATTGTGGTTGGTGATAATAAATTCAATTTATTAATATGTCCTGGTTGGTCGGCTATTTTACCAACAAACTTATTTGTAAATTCATTATACGGGCTACTTCTATAATAAAAATTATTAGTATTTTTATCAAAATAAATTAAGTCTTTACAAAACAAAGGAGCCTTTGGTTTATTTTGTTTATCAAAATAGGTATCAACTTGAATTGGGTACATATATAATCCACCATTAATCCAGTTATTAACAAAAGATTGCGATAACACTCCTTGACACAAAGCATAGAAAAATCTCCATCTAAACGCCCATTCATTGAAGTTACGAATATCTTTACCAATATCCAATAAAGGTCTTTTTAAAAATTGATAACATCCATTAATAACCGCATCACTATTAGCACAAGTCGTATTAACTTTGAACTCAGGACCAATACCCTCATAACAACCTAAACTAACAATATTTTTACAAGTACTTAATGTATCAAAAACATTTTGAGAAGCGTATTGGTCTTCAATATCTTGAGTTGAGATTGTCGCCCCTCCTGAATAATTTGTTGCCTGTATAGTAACACCATCATCAGATATTATATAAACCGCAAATCCTAAATTTTGTTGTAACAACGATGGGTTATAATCCCAACTTTTTCCATCTAAAACATCAGAGGATGGAAGTCTATCTGTTCTCATAACATTTTTAGTACTTGTACTAATACTCATTGGGTTAGCGGTAAGACTAGGTAAAAGAACATTACTAAAATAAGTTATTTTTGTTGTTGAAAAATTATTAGTTCCGTCAACATAATAATACGCTCCTCCCGATAAATCTTCGGAAGTTTCATATTTGGCTGGTTCATTAAGTCCACTTGTCCATGAATCGTTACCTGTTGATGTCACTAAACAATTAACACCATTCACATTTGCAACGTCACTAAACTGTGGTGCAGTTAATGCATCATAACTACCATAAAATCCAACCACACCTGTTGTAAATGCCGACCATGATTGACCAGGTACACTTGAGCCATCAATTCCTCCTTTAAAAAAATGTGAGGGATAAAAAATATTATCTTGTGAACTAAAACTTTGTACTGAAATTGCACTATTTGGTAATTTTTGTATTGGTATGTTTAATCTTGTGTTTGCAGTAATTGTTAAATCATCTTCATTAGCTAACCCAAATAGTTTTCCTAAACCATATTTGTTTGTATACGTTGGTGAATATGGGTCAACACCTCTCTGTAATATTAAAATATATTTCTCTGAAAATGATTCAAATAAATCAGCTATTTTATATTCTGGCGAGTTATATGTTGTTACCGTACCTCCTGAAGTTTTTTCATTATAAATTACAACTGTTCCAGAATTCATTACATTTGGTAAAAATCCACTAGATGTTGTATCCCACATTGTTGAAGCTTGTGTAACAGTAAGACCTGTTAATACTTGGAAATATTCAATGTCTGAGGGGTATTTGTAGTTGGTTAATGTTGAACCAGTACTCAAAACATAACTCACAGATAAATTACTTAGTTGATTATTTGGGTCACAGTACTCAACATTATATGTTGATACTTCGGGATTGAGTGCGGTTCCACTAATACCTCTAACATATCCTCCTGTGTTACCTGTGTATGTCGCATTAACATCCCTTGTTATTATTGGATTAACAAATGTTAAAAGAAAACCTGGCTCTAATGGGGCATCATATATCAATACTAAAGTATTATCGTAGTGTTTTGTTGAATTCATATCAAATGATACACTAATACGATTAAGTCCACTAAAATATTTTTGTCTTAAATTAAAGTTGTTAATTCTTTCACCAAAAGGTATATAATTTGAATAACTATAAAGTGTATCTCCATTTAACAATGAAGATTCTGAAGATTTCATAACTTTATAAATCTGATTATTATTGTTAGTAGTATTATTACCTCCAATAGAACTTGAAAAAGAAAAGGCAACTGATTGTATGTCTTCACTAGCAAACCCTAATTGTTTAATAGGTTCTTCTAAGTTATTGAAATATAATGATTGATTTGAAAACTGAGTTAACAATGAGCTTAGCGATGAACTTGAGTTTTCAGCATCAACTTCAGACGTACCACAATCACAAGAAGTACAATCAGGATAAGTTAGTACTGGTAAGGTAAAACCTTTAATAGGTTGTCCTTTAACTAAATTAAAAATTATATTAAATGCAATCAATGAAAGTGTTAACGCAAGTACCGTTAAACCATCTTTAACCGCAGCAGCATAAAACGCAGCCGCAGATACTGATGCTGCTCCCGCCAATATTCCAAATGGTACTGCAAGGGGTGAGAGTATTATTGTGGCAGCAAAAGCAGCCGCCATCCCACCGTATGTTGCAGCATCGGTTGAGGCTTTTCCACCTTGTATAAAGTTTTTGATTGCAAGAAATACATATACTCCAATTAAAATTCCTACCAGAGCATTTACCCATGGCTTGAGTTTAACTAATAAATTCCAAATAAACGCAACAACATGTATTACTATCAATAATGGAATTGATATGATTTGCAATATTTGCATCAAAATTGAAAAAAGGAAAAATAAAAGATTGAAGTTTTTGAACCCGTCATTTGTTGGGAATTTGTTAACAGTGCTTTCACATGAGTTATCATCAATTTCTTTTATTCCAAGAAATCTTCCTCTTCCCACACCTTTTTTATATTCATCAATTAAATTGGATACAGTATAAACTCTATTAAACTTAAATTCATAAAAAGTATCTTGACAGTCAATTATTTCATTCAGTTTTTGTATTCTTTCACTACTTGTAAAACCTGTATTACCACTTGGTACATAACCATTCCAATCTAACCCAAAATAATACGAACTTCTTAATATATTTTGTTGTGTGACATCACTAGGTGATGTGCCTGTATTATAATTCGGGTCACTACCTGAACTTGTCCACCCATATTCTCTAACGTTTGGAACGAGAAAATAAGCTCTTCTAGTTTGTTCGGTTAAACTTGCGGGCTGTTGCCATTTAACTTTAAATCTATATTTTGCCTTGGTTGGTATACCAACTGCAGGGTCATTAGATAAAGTTTTTTCACCGAACTCATTGGTCACATAATAATCCAAATTCATCGGTAATTCTGTTAACCATGCTCCACTACCATCAATAATGTTTCCTGCCTGTTCTAATTGATATTGTTCTAATATTGGATTACCGTTTGTATCTTGTTGTATTGTTTGTCTGATTGCTAATATCTGACCTGGCGATGTGGTAAGCCCACAAAGATTACCCATGTTATCTCTTGGCTTACAATCTCTTTTTAATCTGAAATTATCTGCAGATGAAAATATTGAACCCATGAAAACTGATGTTGGTTCAATATTAATATTTGCATCATCTCTTAAATCAAAATCAAGTCGGTTTACTGCAATTTGGCACAAATCAGGGTCTCCCCATAATGGAGAAACATCAACAATTTTTACAAGGTTTACAATTTGAGGTAATGAATTTAAATCACTTGATGTTCTGAATCTACCTCCAGCAACTTGAGCCTCGGTAGCTAATCCCATTCTTATCAAATCTTGAGGTGTTAAAGAAAACTCTCCGATATCCGATAAGTCAACATCCATGACTATTGTTTGAGTCCCTAATGGTGCTCCCATAATCATGTAATCACCACTGTCATTTGTTTTTGCGGTAAACTTATAATACTTGTCATATAATTCTACCGCAGTAGAACCCGTTAAAGAATCAGCTCTTGATGGTAATGTACCTGTAGCGGCGTGTGTTGAATATGACTTTTCGTACGGTAAAAGATTATATCTATATCCGTCCTCGTTCTTATCTGTTGGAGATTTGTATGGGTAAATTGATGAAATGATTGGATTAGATTCATCAATACTTTCAATTGGGATGAACACAGAAACCCTAGCATTTGGAATACCAAACCCATTGTTTGCAGTTACTCTTCCAACTAAAACTCCGTAATTAGCACAATTTCTTGTGTAGATGTCGGCTTGTTGAATTTTTAAAGATAAAATCTCCAAGAATTCAAAGTCTTGTTCTAAATCTACATTAATTGTTTTATTAACTCCAAGTTCAGTTCTTATTCTGTAAGATTGACCCATCAATACCTTTTCTTATAAATAGTTTATGTGTTATTTTTAAAGGTGTACACATACACAGTTAAAGTATAAGTCAAATGAATAATAAATAAATGTGTTAAGAGAATGTTACTGATTGGAAATTCTTAACCGAAACTTTAATATCTTTATTTGGATATCTGATTTGATAGACCTGAGACGGTTGTGCAAAAATTGTGTCATCAACAGGTGCGATTTGTTTTGTTTCAGCGTCAGAATATTCCATTGAAGTTTCTGCAGATGAATATTGTCCGCCAACTTGATTATAAATACTTAATCCTGCAACGGTCAAAACACCATTTTGGTTTTGAATAATACTACTTAGTTCTGACAAATATACGTTTTGACCAAGTTGTCTTATTTGTGGGTCAAAGTAAGTTGAGATTTTATCAATTACGTTTGTAATAATTTGTCCTGAGTTTTGAGCCGAGTCTAAAACAATAGAAACTTCAACGCTTAGGTCAATAACCTCAGCAGTTAATATTGAAATATAATCGTTCATCATTCTATAGTTAGACAAATAGTTGGCTACGTTTTGTCTTAAAGTATTTGAAACAATACTTGTAAGTTTACCCGAAGTATCATAGGACAACAATTGAATTAATATTTTATTGTCGTTTTCTGTTACAGATACCTTTGCAGGTGCTCCAAATTCGGATGGCATATTTCTTATGATTGACTCATAATCTTGAACTGTTACAGCTCTCTTTTGTGCTGAGAAGTTAAATGAAACGTAGTTTCTAATTTCTTCTAATGAAGGAACTCCTGCCCCACCTACTGCCGCAGTTACGTTGTTAGCTCTTAGAGAATTAACCACTGATGAGTTTGTTAATTCTGAAGGACCATTAACATATAATGAAACGGTACCAATCTGATTAATAACATTTGTTCCCAAGTTTGTCGCCAAACCACCACCAACTCTATATTGAATAAACAATGTTGAATTAGGTGTTAATGTTGAACCTAATGAGAAGTTATTTGAATATCTTTGTAAATCTAATGTTGTTCCTAAAGTTGTGAATTGGTCAAGGGCGTCTTGAGCTGTATTTGTTCCGCCACCAAAAGTCATTTTCTTAAAACCTTCTGATGTATATTCACTAATGAATCTGTTTGAAGTTTGAATATATCTTCCAACTTTAATTCCTGGTTGGTCAGATACTTTTGTTGGGTCTTCAATAAACACTCTATCTTCGGCTAACGCATCTACTTCATACCATCTATTTGCGACACCTAAAAATTCTGCGGCTGTTGGTATGTTTGTATATTCTGTACCACTTTTAAGTAAAACACTTGTAATACCTAATACATTTTTTTCAGGTAAGAATAATTCAAAAAATGGTACCACATCGTTTGGTGTAATTACCTTTTTGAATACTTTAGTAATACCATTTACTACAAGTTCTCTCTTGGTAATTGTATAGTTTACTAATACGTTGTTTGCGTTGAAGTTAGGTATTTTCAATCTGTTTGGAAAACCTTGAGCATTATATGGTGATGAAAAATCAACATCATAAATGTTTTCAAAAACAATACCTGCTCCTGTAACTTGAGAACCTCTTGTTAAGATTCCAAGATATCTTTCATCTTCCTTATCACCGTAAGCTGGGACTGTGATTGAAAAATCAACAAGAGCAACTGAAGGTCTTTGTCCAGGAAGTTTTAATCCATAAGTTCTGGCAATGTTATATATTGATGACCTTTGTTGTGCATATTGAAGAACTGTTTCTTGAACACTTCTATCAATATGATAATTCAGGTTATCTGCTACCGCAGCGTTTAAATCAATAAAAACTGAGAATACAGATGCATCATTAAAATCTTGAATTAATTCAGGATAATATGTTCTTACATAATTGAGAAGTTCGGTTCTTATCCCTTCAAAATCTCTGGTTGTATATGATATTTTACGATTTGCCATTACTATTAAATATTGATAATAACAAAATCACTTTGTGCAAATGTATTTTTGTTATTTGAATAATCTATCTTGATTTTAGCGGTATATTCTGCCGTTCCTTTACCAGGGAATCTATATATTGGTGATGATGATGTTCCGATAACAGCTTGTCCTGTATCTAAATCATACTCCTCCTGTGGGTCTAATGGTGTAATTGTTATATTATTCAGAAGTAAGTTTGGCATGTATTTTGCAACGGCATCTCTAATATCTGATTGTATTGCGTCAAATGTTAATCCATCAAAAGGTTCAAAAATGAACTCATATAATCTTGTACCAAAATCGGGCAAGAAATATCTTGAACCCTTTCTTGTTAAAAGAAGATGTATTAAGTCTGATTTAATTTCTTCAGATTCAAATTCAGTTAGTGCTAAGTAATCCCCTTGAGTTGAGTTTCTAAAGGGGAAATACAAACCATATGTTATCCCATCTGCCATATGAGATAAATATACTTAGATTATTTTTTTATTAAAGTGTTACCTTTTTGAGCTATTGGCTCATAAGGACAGTGCCTGCAACCATTCCCGCAACAGTATCCTCTATCTAGATGGTACTGTTCAGTAAAAACGATTCTACCGTTTTCTTCATAAAAATGAGAAGGGAGAGTTTTGGCTTCTCCCTCTTATTGTTATCTATTTCCTTTAATTGAATAGTAGATTCCATTAATAATGTTTTGGACTAAATTATCTTTCATGATTTTATACTAGTGTGACTTCACAAGCTCCACCCGCGCATGCTACCTCTCCGCTTAAGTCAGTATCATCATCCATTTCAACAATTTTTGACAAATCAACATCATGAAGAGTCTTCATTAATTCTTCGTACTTGTCTTTTGTACAATCTTCAAAAGGTGCTTGAATATAAGTTCCGCCATCATAAGGTAATACTGAAAGACCATTGTAATATTCTTTATTTTCCCACATCCACTCACCAACAGCTGGCCACTCATGCTCTCTAATTGAGATTGTTGCCGATACGTTATGTGCATTGTTTCCATTTCTATGTCCAGGTTTAATCCATTCTTGTTGAACTTTTTTAACTCTTTCCAATAATTGGATTGGTGATTCGTTTCTCAAGATTGACCCTTCAGGTGCTTTTTGTGGTATTCCAATAACTGCAGTATCGTGTGGTCTAAAATATTCATCTTCAACTAATTCAGGATGATTATTTTTTAAATGAGAATAAATTGCCTCATTCTTACCAACTCTAACTCTTCTAATATAATATTCATTATGCCAAGCGTGAATACCTGATGATGTACCTAAAGTTAATGATGTAGTTCCAGCAGGTTTAACGGTTGTTGTTCTTGCCGATGCGTTGATATTCAATAATTCAGCAACTCTTTTGTTTTCTTCTTTAACTACTTTAGCCGCTGATTTCATGTTTAAACCTAAAACAGCTCCTGAACCAATACCTGTCATTGATATTCCAATCAACGCGTCTTTCTCGGTTGTTCTCTGCCAAATTGGTCTTAAGTAATGGAAGTTTGTATATCCCGCTTGTAATGTTCCAATGAATGATGCCGCTCTAACTCTATCTTCATAATCTTCTTGAGATACAACGTTAGATACGTTAACCTCTGTAAGGTTACAGAATTGGAATGGTCTTAATGCGATTTCACAACAAGGGTTAGTTCCCCAATCTTTATCGTTACTTAAATAGATACCAGGTTCTCCTGCTCCACTTGCTTCAATTCTCTTCCATAAATCCATAAAGTAATCTTTAGTGATTTTGTGTCTCATCAAAACTGCAGAATTATTAGCTCTACCTCTTTGTGGATTTGTTTCCCACCAAGCTCCACTCTTACATCCAATCATTTCTTCGTCAGTCGCTGAGAATAATGATATAAGAGCCGCTCTTCTGATACCACCAGCCAATACTGCATCTGCAATATGACAAACGATATCATGTACTTCAATTGGTTTTAATTTTTCACCACCTTCTTTTGAATCTAAGATTCCTTCAACCTTAATTAAACATTCTTTCAATGGTTGAGGACCAGGAGCTTTACCACCTGATGTGATAAGTCTCGCACCTTTTGGTCTAATATCACTAAAGTCAAATTCAATTTTTGAACCACCAAAGAAGTATGATTTAACTAATACTTTAACAGCATCAGCCCATCCTTCAATTGAGTCGGCGACTAACCATCTTCTTCCTCTTTCTTTATTTGGTTTTCTGATTTCAGGTAAAGCATCAACGTGATGTTTTTGTACTGAATAACCTACACCTGTTCCGCCTAAAAGTAAGAACATAATTTCAGAGAATACTCTCCAATCATCAATCGGTGCGAAAGCACAGTTATAAATTCTATTTGGTGAAATCTCAATTGGTTTTCCTGCAAATTGCATTGACCTCATTGATGGAAGAACTTGTTTTCTGTAAACATACATGTAGTTCTCTCTGATTTCTTTTTCTAATTTAGGATATTGCTTAATATGCATCTCCATGTTTCTTGTAACTAATTCTTGCCAAGTTTCTCTTCTTTTTAGTTCAGGGATATACTTTGCGTATTTCATATACACAGTTATATCCGATAAAATTCTGTTTGAAATGTCCATCTTTGTAAATTTTTAGGTGTAGTTATTTTATTAAAAAATCAACGATTTTTATGATAAATATGTGGTCGAACACCAAGCGACCAACAATTTCAGATTAAAAAAATAAGTTTTTTTTTAAAAAAGTAGATATTTAATTAAATAGATTTTTGCTGAGATTCTCTCTCTTTTCTTTTTTCAAGAAGTTCCTTAACCCTATCTCTTTTTCTTTCCTCTTGTTGCTCCTCAAAGCCCAAGAATGTGACTGATGATTCAGTATCTATTTCAAGAAGTTCATTGTTAAATTTGCAGTTTTCAAAGACAACTCCGTCTTTACCAAGACGTGACTTTGTAATGGCAATTGTCGCCAAGTTCATCTCCTTCTGTTGGAGACTTTTAGCCACCGTGATGATTACGTGTCCTACTTGAGCTTTTTTAATTGAACCTCCCATTTGGTCAGTCGTTACAACTTCAGATGAAATTGAACTTCTGTTACCTTGGGTTGCCGTCCAACCAACCAGATTAAGTTCATGACACATTGCTTCAAAACCTCTCATTACAGAACCTTCAGCTTTCCATTCGTCCTTAGCACTTGATTCAGGTAATACACAATCAATATAATCCAATAAGATTAAATCAATCTTGTTTCCATCAGCAATCATCTTTCTAACTTGATTTTTGATTTGACTCATGGTTGTTGTATCAGATGCAAGTTTTTTAAGAATTAACTTATTCTTCATTGTTTCTTGAATCTCAGTAATTTTTCCTATCACTTCTTCTTTGTGAAGAGCTAAATTATCTGGTTCAATACCTGTCCATATGGTAAAGTGTTTTCTTTGAACAATCTTGGGGTTATCCTCAAAAAATATTTGAAGAACATTATATCCCAAGTTGAAAGCTGTGTTTGCAATTTTAGTAAGAATAGTAGTTTTACCAACCCCTGTTGGAGCCAATATAACACCAATCTCACCTTTGGCTAATCCACCCTTAAGTAATCTATCAATACCTGCAATTCCCATCGGGATTGGATGTCTATAGTCCTCGTCCAATACTGTGTCAAGTCCCATGAAGATATCAGTAACATTCTTTTCAACCTCACCTACCTGAAGGGCTTCTCTAACCAGTCCTTCAACTTTGTCATAAGATTCAAAATCACCCTCTGTGATAATTTTTTGAGCCCTATCCATTGCTTTTTGAAGTTCTTGTTGTTTACAGAACTTTAAGGCTTTTTCTTGTACAAAAACCGTCCCTTCAAATGGTGCGTCTTTGATTTGCTTTAGAGTATCCAAAACAATCTTTGCAACCATTTCCTGTGTGATTTCAGACTTAACAATCTGTTCCAAAGTATCAAAGTTGGGACAAGATTCATATTTTGAATGATACTCCTTAATCATCTGTAAGATGATTTTAAAGTACTTGTTGTCAAAATAAGAACTCTCAATCACATCAATAATTGATGATGCAAAATCTTTGTCCTCTATGATTTGGTTAATTAATTGTAGTTGGAATGTATTCCCTAAGTAATCAAAATTTTTATTCATATCTTCTTTTCTATCCCCCTTGTATTATTAAATAGTTACTTACTCAAATCAAATTCCAAATATTTGTAACTTAATTTGTTATTTGAAAAAATGTCAGTCAGTTCTCTTAAGACATCTTTTAAAAATGGTCTTACGTCAACCGTATAACGAACTTTTGGCGGATATCTTTTTCCGTCAAAAACTCTATGACAAATTGTCTGTTCCCCAACCTTAACAAAAAGGTTAAAAACTTCAGCTCCGTCAGTGAATGATGTGTTCATAATTGAAGCATCATGTTCAATAGAATCTCTGTTGTCCATCATATAGACAACTGTCTTCATTTTCAAATAATAGTGTAGCTCTTCACTTAAAGATTTCATGAATTCATACAACTCTAAAGAGTTCTTTGCCTTAGGATTATAGTTCCTAACATTAAAGAATCTCTGTACGACAATGTTGTCGTTAAGGGTTAAAAGGAATTCCATTTTGGTGCTGTCCATCTCTTTCATAATTTTAATTTTTGTTTGTGTTTCGTTTTTCTTTTCTAGTAAGTTTCATAAATGGTTTTAGGAAGTTTACCCAAGCCTCATCATTCTTAGGTAGGTAATTAAAGAGACCATCTTCCATCATCAGTCTCATTAAATTCTTATATCCTCTGTCGGTGGGGTCTATTGTATCGGTATAGATTTGTTCTACAAGTTGTTTTCCTTCATTAGTTATCAGAGGGCTATGAAGGTCAACGATTTTAGAGTTTATTGTATAGAACTCTTCTCCAAGTATACCGCTTTTTGTCTTCCCAGTCAAAATATTTGACAAACTTTTCGTAGGTTTCTTTTGCGGGATATTTCGTGCATTATCCAATAATTCTTGGACAGTGCATGTTTTTTCCTGCATTTGTGGGAATAATTTAACAAGGGTTTTTTCACCTAATCCCTCAATACCTTCAATGTTATCTGATTTATCTCCCGTAAATATTTTACACACGGTTACATTCTGATGAGGAATGTCCACCTTGTTAATAGAAATCTTGTCACCATTTTTGTAATATTGTTTGTGAACTGGAGAATAAATTGTAACCCATTTGGATATGAGTTGGGTGAGGTCTTTATCACCTGAGAATATAATAATATTTTCGTCTACGGAAATTTTACAATAATAAGCAATTAGGTCATCGGCTTCGTTATTTGCCATTTCAACCTGTCGTACAAATATCTCCTCCAAATACGTCTTAACTCTTGCCTTTTGTTGTAAGTAAGATTCATATTTGTACTCGTTCATATCTTGTCTTCGGTTACCCTTATATTGTGGGTATATACCTTTTCTGATGGATGAATTTGAATCACCATCCCAAAATACTACCACTTTATCGTGGTTATGCTCTTCAAGGAAACGACGTAGTGTATTAATGAAGTGATACACTCCACCCACATGACTACCGTCTGTATAGAGTTCTTTTACTCCATGAAATCCAATTTTAAATAGGTTGTCTCCGTCAACCAATAGGGTCTTACTCACATCTCTTTTTTAGAGGGTTACTAATCTTCTTTCTCTTCTTTTAAATCAAAATCACCATCCGTACCGATAATGTCTTTCCAATATTCGGCATATTCTTTCTTATACTTTTCAATTGAAGCTTTTTCTTCAGTTGTTTCTTTTCCTGCCAAGAACCCGTGTGGTGTAACGATAATTCTACCGTCATCAAATCCTAAACCATTGATGTGGTTCTTTAACACAGACACCTTACTTCTAACTGCGAACTTAATAGAACGCTTATCTTTAGTTGCGGTAATCTTTGTTGTACCAGCACCTTTTTGGTTACCAAATAAAAATACCAATGATGAGTTTAACCATACAGCATTTCCACCTTTAGCCATAATCTTTGGTTGTCCAAATGGATTATCAGGTAATTCTACCCAAGGTTGATTGATGATAATCAAAGTGTTTTCCCATTTAGAGTCAGCCTTTCTTGAACCTGAAATTCTTTGGTTAATACCCATACCAATCTTATCTGATAATACAGAGGCGTTATGTTGTTTACCTCCCTTACCGTCATAGGTCATCTTACATGGTACAGAACCCACTGAGTCCCATATAAAGCATAAGCTTGGTGATTGTACTCCATCTTCATCTTCGTAGTCTAATTCACCCTTTTCTTGAGCATCTAACAATGAGTTGATGTAGTCAGTAATTTGCTCAATGTAGCTGAAGTTGTTATTGAAGATGAAAAATCCACCCCAATCCATCTCTCCTGTTTCTTCGTCAACAATCTCTTCACACTCAAAACCCATAAGCTTTGCGTGGTCAAAAGACCATTTCTGTTCTGTAATAACAAACACAGGTAATATCTTTTTCTTTTGACAATCAACTGCCGCCTTAATTGCTGCCGTTGTTTTACCTGTATCCGAGTGACCCAAGAACATATTCAAGTGTCCAATTGCAGGTCCAGGAAGACCTACTGCATCTAAGAAATCTCCACCTAAGTCAAGAAATCTTTGAGGCTTATATTTTGCGGAAGTTGAAAACTTCTCCTTAACTTTATTAAAGTTGTTCTTCTTGATTGCCATTTTGTATTCTTTTTATGTTTGGTAATTTATTTATTTTGTTTTGGTTGTAGAATATAGTGTCTTCTTCGTAAAGTACTCCAATCTCATCTTCATGAAATGTAATCAACGATAGAGGTAACTCACCCTTTTTACTTTCTTCTCTCAACATACCAAACAAAACAGTATCACCTATTTGTTTACTCCTACCTGAAAAGTAATTTTTATCTTTAAGTAGATTCAATATATCATAAGATAATATTTTATTATCTCTTGATTGTAATTCAACTTCTTCTTTAAATGTCATATGAAAAAAAATAAGGGTGGCTTTCACCACCCTTGGTTATAAAATTAGAACGGTAAATCCGAATCTACGTCAGCGTCAGCTTGTGGGTCTTCAACTTTCTTAGAAGTTGATTTTGAACCTCCAATTGTTTCTTCAGATACAGTTGCGTCTCCGTAAACATATCCACCTTTTTCGCTATCCCATTTTGGAGTTTCTCCTCTTGCGATTGCTTCAAGATATTCTACAGGTTTTTTAGAGTAAACATCGTTCCATGTTAACTCGTCATTAATCCAAGCGTCTGCTTGTTCTTTTTCTGCGTGAACAGGGCCTTGGTCTTCATACATAATTGCGGATACAGTTGTGTATTCTTTGCCTTTCGGAGTTTTTGACTTAGCCAATTCAATGATAAGGTCACGACCAACTGTTGGGTCAGTGATATCACCTTTGTTTCTCCAAATTGGAATGATTTTGTCCAAGATACCTTCGTTCTTGTAATTGTGTTTGAATCTCCAAAACTTTGGTCCGTCTTGTTCATTGTCTCTATCAATAACCTTCACGATATAAAACTTACGTGATTTGTATTGTTTTGCCAATTCTTTGTCGGATTCTTTTCCTGTTGACATCAACTCTTCGTAAACCTCATTCAAAGGTGAACGTTCGTTGTTATTTTTTGCTGGGTCATAGAACTTTTGCCATTGACCACCTACTTGGATTTCATGATACCAAGCTTCTTTGAATGGTGAAGAACCATCTGGTGTAGGGAGGATTCTAATCTTCCTTTGACCTGATTTCTCTTTATCCCCAAGGATTAAAGCGAAATACTTTTTCATTCTTTCGTCTTGCGACATTTTTGATTGGGCCCCGCCCCCAAATTGATTTTTTTCATACTGTGCCAATACGGCGTCTAATGCATTACTCATTTTAAAGTGTTTTATTGTTTATTAAATATAATTGGGAAATCCCTATATGTCAAATTAAAAAGGGACTTTTCAGTCCCCTTTTTTATCTTTTGAATTCGTTGTCATAACTATCACCACCGCCTGGTTGGAATGAACCTTTGATATCACTTGAGTTAATATCTTCAACTTCATCTGAAGTTAATACATACTCATGCTTACCAGTCTTTTCCATATCTTCTTGTTTGTCATCAAAAAATGTTGAAAGTTTTTGGTTAAATGGATATGAATCCAAACTTCTTAATTCCAATTTTTCTTGTGGAGTTTTTTCTCTGTATTTTTCTATTTTGTTTTCAAGAGAATTCAACTTGTTCATGATAGAATCCATTTCACCCAATTTAGATTCTAAGTTTGAAAGTTGACTGAATAAATTTTCAAAATATTCTTCTTGTTTTGTTTCAATATTCTTTTGTGAATCTACTAAATCAGTGATATCCAATTCTTCAGTACCACTACCTTCGTCTTTTTTATCTTCAGACTTTCCTTCGTCATCAATCTTTTCAACGTCAGGGTCACTGTCAACGTCAATTGGTTGAGGTGCTTCAGGTGCTGGAGGTGCTGTTACATCAGCAGGTGGAGGTGGCGCTCCCGCTCCTACTTCACCAGGTGCTGGTGCTAATGCCCCTAAATCTGGTGGTGGAGGTGCTGCCGCTTGCTCCAAGATATAGTTATTAATATTTCTATATCTTTCAATCTCGCTTATAATTTTTTTATCTAAACTCATTTTTTTATCCGTTTAATAATGTTTTAACTCCTCTTGAAGTTTCAACTCTAACTTTTCTGTTTATTGTTGTTTGGTGGCCCGCTCTTTCAATAAGACCGTCTCTTTCTCTAACGGTGTAACAATCGCCTGTGTCTAAATCACAAACTTGTTTTGTTCCATCTCCGTTATCTTCCTCAGAATATCTTACTGATTTTCCAAGGTAATTGTCTAATGCTGATTTTAAATTCATAAAAATCTTTTTATATAAATATATTGTTATGTTATAAAGTGAATGGCTGGCTCAATACGGTTTGCTTGAGTTCCTCTCCATTTATTGGTGATGTGTAACCATATGGGTAATATTCAATTTGAAGTCTGAATGTACCTATGGTAGAGACCGTCCATTCATTGGTGTAATTTGTATTGATTCCTCCTCCTCCGCTATATGGTACAGATTCATAAGTCGTAGCGTTTAATATTCTTGAACTTCCTTTCCATTCAGATTTATATTCTTCACCTGGAGGTAAAACAAATTCTAATGTAATATATCCTCCTGCAGGTTTTTTAATATTGTAGAATGTAAATCCATTTCCACCTAACTGCATTGATTCACTATATTTTACAATTGCTAGTTGTTTTGGTGCGAATGTTGGTTTTGTTTGTGTTGTAGGCACATCAACAACAGGTACTTGGGTTTGATTAGGTAAAGTATACCAAAGTTTAAATTGAAATTGTTGAATGACAGGTGATTGTTCACCCTTATACGCTTTGAGAACAAAAACCATGTCAATTTGTGTTTTTCCTTCGTTCTTTGGTATATTATTTGTTAAAAAAGATTCTACCTGCTCGAGAGTGATATTGAACTCACCATTTGTTACTTGTCCTTGAACAGTCAATTGGCTCTGAGAAACTCTTTTTCTTGTAACTTTACCGTTTGCATTTTCCAATTCATAAACAACGTAATTTAATTCGGCATCGGCTCCTAATGTCCAACCAGGTGCTTGAGGATTTATTTTTACGTTTAAAGATTTGGTTTTGCTTTCATTAAGCTGTACTGCAGTTCCTATCATTGTAATAGCCCCTGTGTTTTGTGGATTAGTATTAGAATTCATAGATGGTGAAACTACTGAGGTTTGATTATTACCCGCATACCCACCAGGAGACGCTGCCGCCGCCGCAGTGACTGATGGGTCGTATTTAAATAAAGTGGTTGTAAGATATTCACCATAGTCACCACTCACAAGTTTAATTTTTCCTTCAGTAAGAACACCAGTACCAATTTGTGGTAAAGTTAATCTTATGGTTTCATTATTAAGTAGGGTGACATTGTTATTATCTTTAACAACAATATCAGTGTTTGCAATTACAATCTTAGTCACAACATCTAAGTTTGTTCCATTGATTTGTAAAATAGTTCCCTTATTTCCGACCAATGGTGAGAATGTTGTTATTGTTGCTGGAGGGCAAACTTGTCCTGGCAATACAGGTGCTGGAGTTGGTGTTGTCTTAACATCAATTTGTTTAATTTTTTCCTGAACTTTTTTCAACTCAGCAATTAATTCTTTTCTTGTTACTTCTTTAATAATTCCAACTCTGACACATGATTGTAGTGCTTCCTTAATTGTATTTCTAACTTCAGTATATTGGGATAAATGAGATTGATAATACCCTATGCTAACGTTTTCTTTAGGCCAGTTACAAACATAATATTGTGGTAACCCACCAGATGTTTGGGCTGGGTCTAAAATTCTTGGCACATTCTTTTCAAGTCTTGCCGCCATGAATTTGATGTACGAATCCAAGTCCTTGAACCCAACTAAAGGTTCCGATGTTCCGTTTGGCAATCCACTTCCTTTCACATTAATACAAGAATATTGTTTTACAAAATACTCTGTTGTTGGAGCCCAATTAATATATAATGAAATACCTCCAAAGTTATTGTTAAACCCATTAAATTCACCATTACCTTTCGTTCCACTATTTTTTACATAACTTCTAACATATGATATTGAATATATGACCGCTTGTAACGCTTCTTTTCCTGGCAATAACGCAATTAATCTATCCGCAAACGCTTTGCTACTAATGTTAGTTGGTTTTGCAGGAACATTTTGATAATCTGGGTACGCATTAACATCAACATTACTTAGACAACTATTTGATGCGTCTACAGTATTATCGGCCTTTTGAACTACTTCAACAGTCTTTTGATTATTAGTAATACCTGCAATAGTTGGAATATCTTTTTTAATTTTTAGAACCTCTTCAAGCTTAGTTAATAGGTTTTGATTGATACTTTGTAAGAAATTATCTATTGCTGGTAAGTCATATATACCTTGTCTAACACCTGTAAAACTTGTTTGGAAATTTCCTGGTTGAATTTGATGTTGGACATCTAAAATCATATAAGGTCCGTTAAACATTGGAACATGTCTAAGATTAAAATACATTGCTGGTTGTAACATTGCGTTCCCCAAACAAGTTACTGTGGCTTTATAACTTCGTTGTTTGTAGATGTTATATAAGCTAGCATTCTGTGTTGCAACATTTTTACCCGTTGCATTATCAACCATGTTAATCAGTGTATTGATTGCCTCAGATGTTGCCAATCCATTATCTTGTGAAACACTAAATGAATAAAAGATATTTTGATTTCTTGTTCCGATATCTACGTTAAATCCAACGCATCTATTAGATAACCCCCAATCTTTTTTACCTTGTTGATTTTCAATTAAAGGATTTTCTGAAGCTCTTCTTAACTCAAATGAATCATCTCTAAATCTAAAATTACCTTTAGGTAAATCCAAATAACTTGAGGGTTTAGGTGAATAGAAACAAACCATTTTCGGACTAGATTTTCTATAATCCACATCTAAGAAAGTTCCCCACATGCTATTTGCAAACTCCAACGACCCTTCTGTTTGTGGTATCTCAGTTCCATCAATATTTTGTACGTTATAGAAATTTACATACGCAGGTAAGTTCATAACCACAAAGTTATTCTTAATTAAAATACTTGCAACAAAACTATAAACACTCATAGCATTGTTTAAAGAATCTTTACTTACCATTCCTTGTATATCAAATATATCAATTAGAATTGTATCTCCAATATTTCTTGATGCTCTATCCAAAAACAACATATCTTCAAATAAAGTTTTTGTTCTAAAGTCATCACCCGCAATCCACTTATCATTTATCGCTTTAAACGTTTCCCAAAGTTCAACTTTAGGTTGTTCTCCACTAACAGCACTTGGTATAAATTTTTGCGGTAATTGTTGTTGTGTTGGTAATTTATTTCTTACACCAGACAAAACCAACCCTAATAAGTTATTTTGAAAATTTTCTTCTCTTTGAAGATATAAAGACAGTTGATTTTTAAATTGACCTGGTGTTAATTGTGGGCTTTCTAATTTTCTTGCCGCATACATTTTTATTAGTGGTGCCAAAATAACAACATTTGCCTCAGTAAATCTAATGTTGTTTTGAGTAAAGAAATCTGTGATATATGAACCAGTTGAACTGTATTCCACATTTGGGATTGTGGAGAATCCGACTTCGGTTTCAAGAGCCAACCAAGCTTTTGGATTATCAAGTTTTGATTGACTTAATAAAACCGTACCTCCCGCTGTTGGTAATGAACCTTGAATATATGGTTCAAATGGAATTGGGTCTGTGACAACGGGCGCAGATAGATAAGATAAATAAGAATCAAAAACTCTTCTTCTATATTTTGACGGATTACCATTTCTAAATAAAATGTCGTATTGTAGAAACGCCCTTATTTCATTTTGGAAAGTTCCGTTCTGATTTGTTATTGTTGATGAGAAATACTCTAAAGTACTTTGACCTGTTGTGGGTTTAGGAACCACCATAGCACTTCTCATTAATGATTGGAAATTTCTAAAATTAGCATTAAGGTTTGTGGTAGTAGTGTTGTATTGAGCCTCTGGTTGTAAAATATCCGCATCTGTAATTGGTTTACAGAAACTTAAAAACTCTTGTTCAAACTTATCTAAAGTACTCTTTTCAAACACAGAAAAAATTTCTTCTATTGATGAATAATTACTAGTTGATAATAGTTTAAATGGTGATTGGTCTTTTTCTTGAGAGTCAATATGGTTAATATATTGATATGGTGTTGGCATAACAACCTGATTATTATCAAAATAACCAAAGTTTGGTGTTGACCACAAGGTTCTTACCGAACCATTATACATTGACGGGTTGTTGGTTAAATCAACATTGGTTTGTGGGTTTGTTGTCTGTAACCCAATACACTCATCGTATGTCTGATTAAGCTGGGAACCAAAAGATGGAACAACATAATACAACACACCGTTTGTATTGTCATTAGGATTACAAGTAATATCATAATCAACAAAGTCAGGAAGTAATACTGACCACGTACCAAGTGTTAAATTTTTACCCCCCTGTTGTGCTTGAATCCCTGAATCAGTAAATTGACAAAGCTTCATTCCTAAATTAATACTACTTTGTATCTCAGTATTAGAATATGTTGAATAAAGTTCAAATCCATTATAAAAAACGTTAAAGTCATTTATTAATTTAGGATAAAACCCCGTATTAATTGTAATTAAATTTGTATCTTCTTTTTGTAACGTAATGCTTGTCGGAACTGTGTCTGTGGTTTGTCCATTAGATTTATAATATGAAAAGTCATATGTTTGTGTTAAGGAACTTAATTTTGGACTATAGTTTGTTTTATAGTCAAAATTTTTCCACACATCTGTGAGAATATCTTTTCCTGTTTGTTTGTACAGTTTATATCTATACCAAATTGAACCCATTTTTAACATCCAAGCGTATGGTAATTTATGTATGGCACCAAACTTATTAAAACAAGATGCAATATAATCTAAATCAGTTGTTGTTGTACCATCAGTTGTCTTATATTTTTCCCTTAAGGTTGCCAACGGCAAAGAATTTAAAAATAGATAAGCCGCCTCAATAAAAGGATATTTGGTACTTCTTCTTAAACCATTTACACCTTTTTGAATTGAATTAACAAAATAAGGCGTGTTTAACATTGATGTTGTGGTTCTGAATGGTAATGTATTTGAAGGTGATAATCCGTATTTATAACCTTCAGTCGCAACGAAAACACTGGTGATACTGGATTCATAAAATGTTTTCAACCCTAATTCATTATTTAAACTCAATGACTTAGCAGTATCGGTTGGGTTAGTTGGATTTAGATATGAAAAGTTTGTAACAGGTCTATTTGTTTTAAAATCATAAACATCACTAAAGTTCGCAATGATTTTTCTTGGCTCAAATACAGTCAAGGTTTTCTTGGTATTATAAACTTCATTATTTTGTGTGGTATTACCCTCACTCATATTATTCAAACACCATGTTGGGTCTGAAAATGGTAATACATCAACAATTAACTTATCATTGGTTGCAACACTCAATAACTGTCTAAGGGCTGGTGATGTAGTATTTGTTTGTGGTATTTGACCCAAGTCTAAAATACTCAATATACTTGTTGGATTATCAATTAAAGCCTTCAAATAGGGTGTAACATAGAAGTCTCTAATAAAATCTTGATATGATTTACCAGTTCCTCCATTTGAAAAGTTTTCTAAGTTTTGAACATAGTTTGCTGCGGTTAAATCGTAGTTTTTTAATTTAAATGTTAGATAAGGAGCAGTGACATTAATACTATCAACAATATTAGTTACCTCAGTTTCTGTATTGAGAGTAATTAAATCACTTATTTGATTTTCATTTGCTCTAACCAATCCTGAATAATGAGAAGTTACAAATTGTCTTTCCCATATTTCATAGAAAAACTTCAATTCTTCTTTGTTCAAATATGCCGAACCAAAAGAAGGAAATTCAATTGCATTTATATTTAAAATGTTTGTATATTTGTCATTCTCCAATGGGTCTGGTGATTGAGGGACATTAAACTTTTTTGTTATACCTTTAACATATTCCTCAACAAATTCAACCTCAGGCCATTTGTCATACAAATATCCTTGAGTTTGGTCGGAAACACTTGGGTCTCCAATGTATTTTAATTGGAATCTACCTTTTTTATCTTCTGGTGTTTCAACAAAAAATAATGGCCAAGGGTATACAGGTATTTTTGAAGGGTCTAATGTTTCTTCAATATTTAACTGCATATCTAAAAACGGATTAGTTGCAACTTGGTCAATGGTTTCGGTACTTGGTGCTGAAGAGACATTATCTAAAATTGCCGATTTTCTAACAGGGTCATCTTTAACACTCCAAGCGTTTGTATGAACATCGTCCAATAATCTAACAAAAGCCTCTGTAGACGCCAAAATTACCGCCATCATGTTTCTAACCGTAGGTCTAAATCCAAGTCCCTTAGTTTTGTCTTCTAATTTCTTTAAAAGTTGTGCACTAATTTTTGACTCGTATTCTTGTAATTTTTTAGTCGCTTGAGAATCTATAGACGCAATTGTTTTATCAAATCTACTGGGTCCTTCAAATATAAAAAACTTAGGTCTTTCATCTATAATATTACCTTTTGAATCTTTAGTAAGGACAGGAATTGTTAATTTTGAATATGTGTTTTTAGTATTTTCAATTTGTGCTTCTGAAGGTGGTGATATTCCAACTTGAGCCGCGGTTGTTGCAACCCAATCAATTTGGTCAAATGTTAATTTATCATAAACAATTGTATCATATTTTATTGGATTCGGTATTCTTGCAACACCTTTAGCACCCAAAGTTGGGTTTGACGCAAGGTATTTGTTAAACACATCTATATCATTTTTGAGTGCACTAATACCAGCATCTATTTCGGTCAAATCCAACTTATTAAAAACATAAACCCTATCCTTATTATATAGAATAATAGGTCTTGGGTTCATATATTTGGTAAACCAAGAGTTACCGTCTCCTCTAATTATATTAAAATACTCTTGTAGGTATTCTTTATATGTTCTAATATTTGTTAAAGGTTCTACTTCAGCTTTTGTAAATGAGTCTTGAATTATTTTTTCAAAATTTTCAAGTTTATTTACTAATTGCATTAACGTTATTTCAGGAAAATCTGGCTCAATTAATCCTCTTGATTTGTACTCACCATAAACTTCAAGAATTTTTTGATATCCTTTATTTGATGTAACTTGAACTGTTAGGGCTTCTGTTCCTGATACATTATTTTTAACTTGTCCTACTTGTGTTTTTCCTTGAGCCTCAGCAGATTTGTTTGATTGTTGTGGACCAATTGGTGTGTCAGCAACATTATAGGTTTGACTATACATGTGTGGTAAAGCCAATAAGTGTCCCATAGAAATTTCGTTCAAGATATTAAACTTGTATCCTTTAAATTCTAAACTAACTTGATAATTTCCACTAAACGAATTAAATCTTGCATTAAATTTTTCAAGGTTTAACACATATCTTACCGCCTGACCATAGTATCCTTTAAGTGTTAAATTGAATTGTGGATATGGTAAATTAAAAAAAGCTGCGTATGGTGAATTGTTTCCCAACTCAAACAAAGCCTTTCCTTGTACATCCTCCAACTCAATTCTAACCGTTGGGATAAATGAACTGTTTGTTTGTATGGTAATTTGTGTAATACCTAGTAATCCATTATCAACAATATTAGTTAAATCTGCTGGACTATCTACAACATAAGGTTTTGAACCATCTTTAGGTGCCTCAGTTTTAGAAAACATCTGATTTTCCCCTTTGAATTTTGTTGAATTTTTTCCTGTTAGTTGGTCATAATAACCGCTACCCAAATAGGAATTTTTTGTTGGCTTTAAAAAATTAATTTTGGCAACAGATATTGTCCTGATTCTGTCGTTTGGTGTTCCGCCTACAGCTAATTTAGTTCTCGGCAACATGTCCGCCTCTAAGTTAGCATACATAACCAAATTTTCATGGTCAACTAATCTTTCTTGAATTTTTCCATTATTATCAATTGTTTTGTTTGGGTCAACCACAATGATATTGTTGTAATCAAATTCAACATAGATGTCTCCGTTATTGTCCGCTCTAATGTTACCTGCCATAATAATAAAAATGATTTTCTATTGCCGCCTTATAATCCTGTAGAGATGGTAGTAGCGGAAATGGAATAATCAATATTGCACCATCAATGATATTATTCTCAAGACCACCATATTGTGGATTTGTTTGTAATATTAACCAACCAAAATAAGGTGTACCGTAATATTCTTGAGAAACTCTATCTAATCTACTCTTAGCAACTTTATAGATATACGCTTTGTCCGTAGCCTTTTGAGGTAACTGCACAAAAGGAACAACAGTTTGTTGTCCGTTGATTAAGAATTGACTATATCTGTTCCAATATTGAAATGCCATTAGTTAAGTTTTGCCTTTGAAATATACGCACCTCCTACATTTCCATTTAAATCATTCCATGTAGTTTTATTTGTGTTTTGGTTTGTTGAAGCACCTAATCCTTTAATCATATTCTTTTGCGATTCAACATTTAATGCTGATGCAGCACTTTCAGTTGTATATTTCAACACTCTTTCTTTTTTATCATACGGAGTATATACCAAATATTTCTTCAATTTATCTTTCTCAAGATTTTCAATAAATTCTTTAGTGATATTATTTTCTGTAACAAATTGAGGTTTTGCCTTTGTCAACCAATAAGCATCAAATTGTTTTTCAATATCATCAAAACCCTTTCCAATAATACCCGCATTACCAATTATATTACCAATTAATGCCTTTTTAAATGTTTCATATTTTTTAGTATCAATAACATCATTTGATAATATCATATATGCTCTTCTGAACGGCATATTATCGGCAAATTCTGGTGTGGTACTAAAAGGATTAAAAACGTTTTTTGTCTCAAGTTGATTTGAAATACCTTTAGGTGTTACATCAAACACAAATGGAGCAGTATATTTGGTGTTATTTGCCGTATAAGTAAATGTTGAATTACTATTAAGTATAGTATTAAACTCAACTAAATCAGTTCTTATTTTGGAAATGTCAGTAAGTATTCCACTTAGGGTATTTGGGACTTTATCGTCAGAAGTGTAATACGTTCTTACTGGTCCTGATTTGGCTTGTAATCCATCGGTACCTGTATTAGGAACACCAGGAAAGGATATCATGTTCATTCTAGCAACCGTTTGAATATAAGATTGTTCAACAGTTGTTAAATCTTGTACTATTTTAAAGATAGGTGTTAAGTAAGACGATTTCTTTTCTTTCAAGAAATTTTTATAGTTATTCTTTACGGTTTGAATTAATCTTGGGGAAAAGTTTTTCTGAGGGGTTGAAATGAATTGTATGAAGTTGTCTTCTCCCTGTGAAATATTAAGGGAAAGCGCTTCAAATATAGAATCAACCCTTTGTTGTATATTACTTGGTTTACCAAACAACTGAACTGTTGTTCCGTCAATAATATTTCCACTAAAGTAATCTCTTGAAACCATCCACTCTTGTCTCATTGCATTATTGTACTGACTCAAGACCTCTTTGTTCTTGTTAATAACGTTTGTAAAATAAGTTTGTGTTTGTGTAATAACACCATTCATGAAATCAGTATACGATATTGTACCCGTTTCATTTGTTGCGGTTACATTACTTGTTAAAATTGAACCTACCGTAGAATTATTATTTTGACCATTGTTTGGTGCCGCTTGGTTAAGAGCTGGTGGTGCTGGTGGTGTAGATTGACCCAAAAACTCTTTATCTAACACATCAAGGAATGTTTCCTTATCGGTTACATCCGCTCTGTCATCATAAACTTCTGTGTTGGCATAGTAATTAAATGTTAACGCGTTTTGTAATTTGTCAATTGATTCTTTTAACCCGCTACCTCCTACAAAGTTGAAACTCAAAGTTACATTTGCAATCATTGGTTGAACACCAATACCTTCAGGATTCAAATCCAAATCTTCATATTGGAAGGATAAAGACGTTGGTATAATTTTAGTATTGTAAAAATCACCAACTCTTAAAATCAACACTGGTGGTGCACCGAACGCTGTGTTTGTTGCATTGTTATATTGCAATACAGGAGCACCTCCAATATCTTTAATAGTTGGAATTGTATCTCCAGGTCTCATACATTGTTGCAAGAATGTTAATCTTGTGTTTAATCCTTCTGGTGTCATTGAGTGGAAAGCTGGTTGAAAGAACTTAAGTTTTTCCTTAAGGTTATCAAACACCATTGGAGTTTGTTCCTTGATTGTTTCAAAATAATCACACTCAGATAAAAATTGTCTTAGCACAAATTTAGTGATGTTGTCTCTTGGTTTCCAAGTTCTTTCAAGTTCTTGAGTTTTAAATGTTTTTGTAACAATTTGGTCTGTAGTTACTGTTGTGTAATTAGGTGTTGGTTCTGTTGTTGGTTGTTTTAAAGTTGATGTTATTGATTTAATATACGCTCTTCTACACGCCATCGCACCAGCGGTAAAAATGTCTTTAGCACCAACTTCAGTATCTCCACCACTATTTTCCTCATCAGAACAATCATAGTTGTTTTTTATAGTAAAAACTGAAGCATCATAAACACCGCTTTTAGCTGTTGCTGCTTTAGGTTGTGATTTAGCCACCTCACCTAAGGTTTTACCTGGTTGTACAATTAAAGTTTTTCCTATATATTTTTTCAAATCAGGGTTTGATGTAAAAAATTCAACCGCTGATTGAACTCTTCTTTCTGATAATGACAAATTATATTGTTTACTAGCGGGTGCTGAACAACTTGCGTCAATAGTAATTGTAATAGTTCCATCACCATCTTTAGCCTGTGATAATTGTTTAATTAAATCATTTGTTAATGATTTCATTATTTCATAGTTAGGTGTAACAACCGTGTTAAACATTTCGTTTACACCTGTTAAATCTGCAGGTTTTGCATGAGTATTATAATATGTTACATTAGATGGTGCAGTATATCTTGTGTATTCGTTTTGATAAGCACTAACTTGTCCTTTCTTTGGGTAATCATTTCCAAAATAAAAACCCCATTCAACATATTTTGCAAAAGGATTTTGTCCTGAACTACCTTGGTTTGATTGAGCAATTGAATCAGCACCTCCATTCGGTGAATTATACCCTGTTTGGATTGTTTGTTTTGTTGTTATTAATTGTTCTCTTGTTAAATCTTTTGATGTTATTGCCGTTTGAAGAAGATACAAATCATTTGGATTAATTGTATAATATTTCTTAGCCAATTCATAGATATCATATTTTCTACATCCCGCAAAGAATGAATCCAAAATAGAATTAACTCTTGTCTTGTTTGTTTCGTTACCCAAAACTTTATCAACAATTGTGTTTAAAATTGATGGATGGTCAACAACTATTTTCCATTGTAATGTTCCACCTCTTGATGTGTTTTTGTAAGTATATATTGGTTCTGGCCTTCCCAAGAAATCACTCTGATTCCAGTTGGCTGAAACGTTCTCACTAAATGTTAGACCATATGGAGGGAACCACATAACTCTACCACCATTAGGACCTCTTTCACAAAGAGCCAAATCATTTGTTGAAAATCCCCTTGCACTATTTGAAGTTCTCCAAGCTAAATTTTCAATTGAGAACATGTACTTTTTAGCATAACCAACATTTGTACTTAACCCACCAGGTCCGTTAATCAAGTTAGTTGAACTTTGTCCACCCTCTTGTTTGTTGGGATAAATGTTTAAGTTATATGTGTTATCCAATACTGAATTAGAAAATCTTCTACCGTTTACAGTAATACCATCAACTTTTTGTAAGTCGTTGTATTGTAAGTAAGGAATGTCTTTTGCAAAAACTCTACAATATTCCGTACCAACTTCTTGACCAATTTCACCCGTGTATTTAATAACTCTTGAACCCTTAGTCATTTCTTTATATCCGTCATTGAATACTTTACTAACTTGGTCAATCGCATTACCCGCGTGTTGTAGTCTCTTTCCTCCTTGTGGTTGACTATCAATAATTCTTTGAGTATCGTTCAAGATTGAACCATCTCTGAATTGAAAGTTTGTTGATTCTGTTGAATTATATGATGAAGGTTTAAAGTCTTGGTTTTGATTAACAATTTCCCCGCCAATTCCAACGGTAAACCCTGCATTGTTTTTATACTTAGGTGATACCCAAGTCATTCCACCCTCAATCCCACCACCATTGCTATATGTTGGACCGTTAGCCCCAAGTCTAATTTCTCTACTTGGTCCTTCATAAAGTTGTGCCAACTCTGTTGGTCCATATACTGGTGATTGTTGTTCAACACCATATGAGTTTGCAGGTATTGCTCCTGCTGGTGAAAATACTCTTGATGGGTCAGAGGATAATGAACCAACATAATAGTTCGCGTTGTCCGTTGTTGAACCTACAATAGCCCCACCTAATCTATCAAATAAAGTTCTATCAAAACTTGGCTTATATTTGTTATAATCAAGGTTACCGAACAATCTTGATTTTTGTCCACCACCCATGTTGTTATACATGATTTGTGAACCTGTTTGTCCACCACCTAATAATCTATTAAAGAATCTACCAACAGTGCTTTGTCTGAAAGCATTATTCATCTGTTGGATTGTTGTAGGTTGTTTTAAAGACGTGTTAGGGTCAAAATAAGAACCTGGTATTGGTGATACAGGTAAAATACTACCAGCTAGTCTAAGAGCGAAATCTGTAGCTGCTAATATGGGGTTGGTAGGTACTGTGATTGTGTAGTTAGGTTCAATCAATGGTACTCTACCTGTAACTAAATTAAGAATGTCAGTTCCACTTCTTACATTGAATACGTTAGCTCTTCCAATCGTATTTCTTTTGATTTCAGACGCAATTCTATTTTCAAATTCTTTTTTTAGAACTTGAGCACCTAAACGGGCAATATATGAATCGGAACTTAATAAACCGTTACTACCTTGTGGGTCTGGCGATAATAAAATCCCAATTGGTCCATAACTTGATGGATTAAACGTTGTTGGATATGGTTGGTTATTATATAACTGTAATGATGCGGTAATACCACCTTGATTTTGATTTGTAATGAACTCACCTGCATCTAAAACTCCTTGCCCACCATTTGAATACGCATTAACTTTTTTCCAATTCTTGGCTTCAGCAATACCTTGGTCGAGTATGTGAGCATCTTGTTGACCTGGTCCGTATTCCCCTTGGTTAGATATGGTATTTAAAAGACCATTAGGGTCGGGAACTTGTCTATATCCACCTTCAGCACCCCACTCGTTTAATGGATATAATTTGTTTGCAAATGAAGGTTCGTCAATTAATACATCAGGACTATCTGTAACAGATGCATCAGATTGAATATACTCGTAGTTAGTTGGGGGCGTAGGTCTATTAGGTGCTTTCGCATAAGGTACCAGATTCTTAACAATTAGTTTTTTCCTAAAAGCTTCTGAGTTAACTAAATCTAACGGACTTGGCATTAATTTCTTTTTATATAAATAGGTAATTTATATTTTTTTTATCCCCATACAGGTCCTGATGATGATGGTGTTACCGCCTTATAATCACCAACTACAGGGGTTCCTTTCATTGGGTTGTTTGGTTGACTATATGATGACAACATAGCTTGTGTGTTAAGTTGTTCAAAATTATTTGTAAGAGCCTTAGACAACGCCTCATTAACTGTTTTGGTAAGCATTGCACCATCTATTTTTGAAGCTCCACTACCATCAACAGTAATTTTGAGTGGTGTTGTAAAATCTATTTGAACTTTTGTTGTATTATTTGTTGGAGTAAGACCTTTACTGCCTAAATTGATTGGGTCTGATTTACCCATTAATCCACTATAGGTCGAGTATTTTCCACCATCAACATTCGGTCTTCTATCATCACCTAATAATTTATCAATTAAGGTTTTTCCACCCTTTTCTGTTGCTGATTTGTCAGTACTAAGTTTATCACTCATTTGATTGAGAGCTTTCAAGACACCTTCTTTAAATTCTGAACCAAATTTTTGTGATTGTTTATCTGCAGTTTCTAATAAAGTGGCACTAGCCTCTGCAAGACCTTTATTAGGGTCATTCATATCCTTGAAAAATTGTTTGAAGTCAGCGATTGCCGTTGTTGCCATTTGTCTTCCACTGGTTGTTTTTCCGTAAAAATCAGAAAGAGTACCTGTAATTGCATCAGTTAATCTTCTTCCACCCTCAACCTCTTTATTGATTGTTTGATTACTAGCAAATCCATACATAAATCCGTGGTAAATTGCTCTTACATCACCAGCAACCATTTGACTATAGTCTAATTGAGACCTAGCAATTTCTTCTAATGATTTCGGCCCTTCTTTTTGTTCCTTAAGTGTTGCTTCTAATTGTTGTTGATTTACGTTTGTAAGTTTCTCCCATCGTCTTTCTCCTGAAACACTATCTTTAATACTAATCTCATATTCACCACCATCACCCATTCTTGAAATGTTGGAAAGTAATTGTTTGTCTTCCTCTTTAACATTCAATCCAACAGCACTAATTGCTGAAAGTCTATAATCAGCTTCTTTAGCTGCTAATCCAAGTTTTGTCATTTCTGTCGCGCTTACCTGTGTTTGGTCTTCAAGTTCTTTGAGTCTTATAACCCCTTCAGGTGTGATTTTAAACGTTTTTGTTTTTTCATCTAAATAAGTAAATTGTTTTGCTACGTTGACTAAACTATCTTGTATACCTTGTGGATTATTAATTGAATCATTCATCAATCTGAATGGGTCCGCTAAATCACCTACCGCCAATCCCAATCTTTGGAATGCGGATGCAACCTCAATCGCTCTTTCAGGTTTATATAAATTATCCGCCAATCTGAATGTTGTATTCATATCAAACCTTAACATTGACGCTTGTGCCGCCATTTTTGTTAAACCTTGCACCCCACCCTCAAACTGATAACGGTTTAGTTGGTCCATGTTTTGGGTTACAACTTTATAAACCTCTTTTGTATTACCACCAATACTTTGAATATAATTTATTGAATCCTCAATTTGTTTTGACATTTGAGCAACTCCAACACCCACATCAGCAAAACCACTTACTAAAGTTTTAATACTTTGTTCAGTTACTCTAGACGCGGCGTAAAGTTTTTCTGTTTGTTCTGTTGTAGCAATAATGTTTCTTCTACTTTCAACCGCAATGTCAGAAATTGCTTTTTGAGCATCAATAAGACTACCACCAAGTCTATCAATACGAGGGGTGGCATCCGCTAACGCGGTTTTAATATCACCAATCCTTTGTCTTGTTTCACCGAAAACTCTATTGATTTCACCACCATAAACATCTAAGTCAGTAATAGCTCTGCCGATATCAGTAAAGAACGCAGTTAAAGAATTCTTACGGTACTCCTCAATCTTGTCGGTGAGTTCTTTGAAATAATCAAGAGGATTTTGTTCGTTAGCCATATATTAACTTTTCTTATAAATACAAAAAGACTGAAAATTCAGTCTTTATTATTTTCTTCAATCCATTTATCTAACAAATATTTTCTTGCGAAAATCGGCATTTGTAAAAAATCATTGTAAGAAACATTCAATAACTTACTTAGATAGTAAAATTCGTCTAGTTGACTTTTCCTATAATCAGAAGAAAGGGCGAAAAAAGTCCACCCCAAAACCAACGTTAACCGTTAGCAATTCTCCTGATGGGGTTGTTACTGTTTTCTTCATATCTAATTTTGGTTCATTTTCATCCATAAACTTTTTCAAGAATTTGGAATCAGCAATCGGCATTTGTTCAATAAATTTAACAATTTCACCTTTGTCTGTTGAACCATTTAATTCAACAATTTGTTTTGTAAGTCTCCAAGTAACTTTTGGTGCCACTCTACCTTGTGGATATGTGTCAGCCATTTTTTCAATTTCCATAATTTCACCATATGATAATGGTTTTACTTTAATTGAAGTTTGTGACTTTGGTAACATTAGTGAAAAAGTACCGTCTTCATTTGGTTTTTGACCTTCAACAATGTTTAACACACTTAAATCAACTCTTGTTTGGAATGGTTTTCTTGTTGCTGGGTCAGTTAAGTTTACAACCATTTCAGTACCAAAAGAAGTATTTCTTAAGAAGATTAAAATAGCTTCAATGTCTCCTTCCAATAAATCTTCAATTCTTGTATCTGGTTCGTAAACTTTTGCTCTTAATAAGTTAACTGCCAAGTCGGCAACCCCACCCATTAAGATATTCTCATCAGCAGCGGTTAAATAACCTACCTTTAATGATTTCTTTTTATTTTTGTAGAACACTCCACCTGATGGTAAAGGAACCACGTCATGTGGAAGTGAAAAGTCTTTCTGTCCGTATTCTCTTGATTGGTCTTGCATATAAAAAAATTAACCGTATAGTTTATGTCTATACGGTTAAATATAAGGGTAAATAAATTTTTATAAAGAGTATTAGTATACTAACACACATCTGTCCATTCTCAATGTAGCAGCAATTGTAGCTAAACCATCTTGGTTGTAAGCTAACTGATTGAAGTTAACATCTGTCATAAATGTACCATACAAAATCCATTTTTCAACCACAACTCCTGTTGGGTCTAACATTTCAATGTCAATATCTTTTTTGTATCCTGCGGCATATCCCATACGACCTGTAACTGATTCCGCACATAGACGAACCCACTCCATAAGAGCTTGAGCCGCTGATGGTCCGATTGGGTCTCTGAACACCACGTTAATGGTTTGCCAGTTGAATCTTCCTGCAACAAATGTTGATGTATTAAGGAACGGTATTTCAGTAGCGTTAATTGTAATGTGAGGTCTTGCAGCACTTTCCACAAACCACTCATTAATTCCTAAACTTGACGGGAATCTTAAAATAAAACGATTCTGACGTTTCGGTTCATAAGGAAGAGGCATTTTCATTAGTAAATCAGCCATATTATTAAATTTTTGTTTCTTTGTTTATAATTGATAAATATAGTCGTGTTGAAAAATTTTTTCCCTTTACTTTGTTTTTTAAAAAGAATATCCTTATTTAACTTCCTTCTTAATTCCTCCAGCAGTAGAATAAGTTTTAACTATATTATCTGGTTTATCTTTAAAATGTTTTTTCATTACTTCTATGTTTTTAGGGTCATCATCTGAAAACCCTATAGAAGGCATCTCTGGTATAAACTTATTACCTATATCATTTTTTAGAAATGCTCTTTTATTAAGTACTGCAGCCATACCTTTTATATAGTCCACAAACTCATCCATTGCACGAACCTTCGCCTCTTCAGGATTAGTTGCACCTGTTTCGTCTCCAAAAGAAACGGGGTGGTATTTGTTGAGAGCTAAATAAGTTTTAATTAACTCATTATCAGACATCTCTTCTTCTCCCGCAAATGTTCTATATTTCTTTAAGTTTTTAACTAACTCATCTTTACTGATTCCGTTGAAATCATTGATGATATAATTGTAAATTGCTTGCTTTAATGTGTTGGGGTTGTGACCTCTCGCAGTAATGATTGAAAAAATTGAACCACTATTAATTGCTTCTCTAAAGTCATCAAACGCAGGTCCTTCTTTGGCTTTCATCGCATCTATTACAAAATCTTTATCACCTGATGTTCTAAAGTTTCTGAATGGGTCTTCAGCAAATCCAACAATTGTGTGACCCTTATAATTAAAATTTTCTTTGCCAATATGTTGTCTATGTTCCGCAAAGTCATCGGTACTCATACCTATTTCTTCACCATCTTCGTCCTTTACAATTATTTTTGTTGGCATGTGAACAATATTATCATCCCAATCAAAGGCATAATATTTTAAATCTGGTGTTTTTTCATTTTTAAATCCTTCTATTATTCTCGTTCTCATTGTTGGCTAAAAAATGGGGGAGATAAACTCCCCCTTATTTTTATTAGATATTTTCAAATGAAGCTCCTGTTGGTGTGATAAAGAATTCAATATCAATAAATTCAAGAGCTTTAGTTGGTTTAAGATAAATTTTACCTGTTAAAGTGTTTCTATCTAAGTCTTCAGGTGAAGAAGATACTGTTACACGGAAGTCATAAAGACCTCTATCTCTTCTAATACCATCTAAGATTGGGTTAACACTATCCAAAAACTGTTGTCTTACAACTTGGTCGTTTTGTTCAAATAACAATCTAACCGCTACAGCTGAAATTAACTTACGAGCTTGTAACAACAATCTTCTAACGTTTAATCTGTTAAGAGCTGTGTCAGCAACTTGAAGTGTCTTGTTACCCCAAATTACAGTTCCAACGTCAGCAAATGTTGCGATTGGGTTGATTCTACCTTGATAAAGAGTATCTCTATCTTCTTGAGTCAACTTAACTCTCGCTTTGATTGAATTTACAAGACCTCTTGTGTAACCCGCTGATGCGAACCAAGGGAATGCAATATTATCTGTTAAAGCTAAGTTTCTACAAACCTCGCCAGTTGCTGGTAAATAGATTTGTGTATTATTAACAGTATCTCTTGTTAAAATCCAAGGATAATAAGTAGCCGTATAGTTTGAATCAATTCCTGTATTATCTAAATTATCAACAGCCTCTTGTGGATAGATAATCGCTTGAGGGTCAGTTGCATCAGGAAGATACATGTTATAGTCAGGAGTTGTTACAATATACACGGAATCAGCTCTTTGGAATTGAATCATGTTGATAGCCGCTTCACACAAATTAGAATTAAATACATAATCAATACTTGCAGTTGCAAATACGTTTATGTTTGTTGCTTCAGGATTTGCAAAGGTTAAGATACCAAGTAAGTAAGCGTAGTAGTCAGTGTTTGCGAAATCTTGAGTATTGTTTTGTACAACAATTCTCTTGAACATACCGTCACCTGTTGCTGTAGGGTATCTTGAAGAAGGATAAGCTCCTGCTAAATAACCTGACGCACCTAATTGGAATCTATCTGTATTTGTTCTTGATTCTTCATAAATATCCCAACCATCAAATCCACCAGCAAAACATACTGTATACTTTCTTGAGTAGATATAGTAGTAAGGGTTTTCTTGAGTTTCTGGGTCCATTCTAAAATCTGCAACCCCACACTCAAATGCTGTTTGACCGCTTGTCTCATATATGTTACCGATAGTAACAACAGTTGCTCCTGAGTCCATATGGAATCCTTTTGAAAGTACATTCCAAGGAATAGAATCTGTTGCAACTTCCCAACCTGATTGAGGATTTTGTTTACCTTTATAAGTTAAGAATGATTCGTCAATACCATATTCTGTTGAGAATCCTAAGTAACTTCTTCTTACAATGTTACCTGGAGATTCAACAGCGTTGGTACCACCGAAAGGACTATTAAATGGAGGGTTAGCAATTACTTCACCAGGATAATAATACTTTGTTTTGAATTTAGGATATGGTGATGGGTTATTAGGACTAGCGTATTCTCTTTGTGTGTAACCGTAGAACCCACAAGGTAATGCATCAATAGGATACTCGTCAGCTAATTCAATCATAATATATTTTGAAATAAGAGCAAACTCCCCGTTAGATGAACCAATTTTTTTAGCAACAAAATTATTTGATGCTGGGTCCATGTTACAGTTTGTAAATTTCTCAATAACCACAGGATTTGCATCTGTATCAAAGAAGTTTCTAACTAAAACATCAAAACTCATATTATTGAATGATAAGTTAGCAATTGAAACTTTAATCTCAACATTCGCGGAATCTCCGTCAGAAATTGAAATAAATTTAAATAATCTATAAACTCTATTACCTCTTAATTCTGAAACTAAGAATGGTGTTTCAGGTGATTGATATTTTTCTAAATTCCAAGCAATTGAAGAAGCACTTCTACTTCTAGCACCTGGTAATGCAACTAACTCACAATTTAAACCTTTAATATAACCTTGGTTGTATGCATAATTTAAAGTACCAGGATAAATCTCCTCAACAAATATCGGTGTTTCAAATCTTGATTTACCAAAATTATCTAAACCTAATACCTTTGTAATATATTTTGAAGATGCTGCAGATAAAGAAGATTCTAGTTGGAATGCATTACCATCTTTAGTAATACCTGACAATAAGAATTGTTCGTATGGTGACTGAGTAACTCCTGAATACTGACCTGTACAAACCATAGTTAAATCAGTTAAACCACTAACCTCATAAATTGGTCCATGGTCATCACTACTAGCGCTATTGGCATAAAGTGAAATACCTCTTGAACGAAGTGTTGCGATTACCATGTTATTAAACTCAGAGTATGCAGTTCCTGAAAAAGTATAAACATTACCTTCAATTGTACCTGTATAATTTCCTGCCGCTCCCGTTACTAAGTTTGTTACTGAATAATAGAAAGAGTAACCTGAATAATCATTACCTGAATAATTGTCAAAGTTAGCATAAAACCAAGCATCGTTATTATTAGAACTTAAATCGTTTGTCTCTAAGTTATTAGTATCACAAAGATACTCATTGATTTGATTACTATATTGTGTAACAACTGGCCAATAATCAGAACCTGGTATTGCACCATAGAATGCAACTGTTGTTGCAGATAATGATGGTTGTTGTGCTATACTATTAATCTCGGTTGAGAAATCAGCAAATAAGTTAGATGTACTTCCATCGCTCATTCTATATTGAACATAAAGATTTGGTGTGATATAACTATCAAACACCGCATCAGGTGTTGTAAAATTAAACGTATCACCTGTAGAATTTCCACTGAAATCTATAGAGAAAGCTTGACCAACATTTGTTTCTAATCCAATTGTTGTTGGGTCAACATTAGCTGTTGTTCTAATACTCCATGATGGACCCGCATCATAACCCGAAAGACCCAATACTCTCGTAACAAACAATTGGTTAGATTGTTGTAAATAAGATTTTGCGATATACGCAGCCTCATATTGTGGGATTTGTGTATTCACAAACTTGACAGGTTCTGTACCACCGAAGTAGGCTTGGAATTCGTCATAGTTTGTTATAAAGACAGGTTCAAAAGCGGGACCCTTTATAGTCTCACCTACTAAACCTAATGTTGTAACACCCACGCTCTGAGCCACGAACGATAAGTCCGTTTCAGATGTATAAACACCTGGGGATACAAATACTTTTTGATTAACTTGTGCTGTTGCCATTATTAAATTATTCTTTGCAGATTTATTTTAATGATAAATATTCAATACTAACACAAAAAACTTGACTTTTGGATATGTATTTGTAAACGGTGAGAATAAATTCTGCCTTTTTTCTACCATGAAAACAAAGAAAGAAATAAAGAACATAAAAATATCCCCTGAATCACATGAGGTACTGAAAAAGTATTGTGATAAGAGAGGTATTAAAATTTATAAATTCCTTGAGAATTTAATAATTGAAAAGTGTAAAGAGAAGAAAGATATCTACGGAGAAAATTAAACCAACTTACTATCAAACTGAATCGCGGCTTCGTTTGATGTGTTTTCTTTAGTAACCTCAATTCTCAAAACGTCATTAGTTGTTATTTGAATTTTTTGAACATCTGTTCCATAATAGTCGTCATTGATATAAACATCGTATGACGATATGTTACTTGATTTAACAAATTCCATATTTGCGGTAAAATCAATTCTTTCAACCAACATATCATTACCAACCACATATAAAAAATTAGTTAAGAATTCATCTGGATTTTCAGGAAACTGATTTTTTTTCTTTTTTAATGTTGACGTGTCAATTTCAAATACTTGAAGGACTCTGGCAATTGCGGGCTTAACTTCAAACTCGGCTTCATCAATAAGATAACCCAACATTGTGAAATCATAGTTTTGAATATAATATTTTCTATTCTCAATTTGCATTTGAGACTCATCAGAAATATTGGTTGAAATGATTGGAACATATTGACCTTTAATAAAGGTGTATGCTTGTCTTGATGAAAACTTTTGCATTACAACTTTATTTAGCTCGTTAAGTTCCCTCATTCTATTACAAATAATTTTAACACTATAGTTAATATCAACGGGAACTGGCTGCGGAATTGTATAAATGTCCATACCTTGTTCATTACCATTCCAAGTCGGAACTGAGGCATAATAAAATTGTTTTCTATTTGGAATTGTATATTGAAGTGATGGATTTGTACCATACTTAACTTCGGGACTTCTAACAACAGTTATGAATGGTGGAGATGGGTTATTATCTAAATCAACAAATTGAGATGTTTCAACATATTGAGACCAGTTCTGAGTGGTAACAATAATATCAACCATTGGAACAATTTTTCCTGCCGTAACAACTTTCAAATCTTCTTTTACAAAATCTAACATACCTCTATCTAAATCAGCATGTAAAACTGATTTAGGTAAATAAGTTCCATCTTTGTTGATATATTCCAACAACTGCTCTCTTCTAGAATAAAGAGTCTTTTGTGGAACCAAAGGTAATGTAGGTTTAACTTGTGTTTTAGGTAATGGCATTATATTCCTCTAAATTCATTTTCACTTACCCAAGTAGCTGTAACCGTTCTATAGAATGGTTTATACCCACCATAAGTGTGTTTATTATCTGACTTAACAAGTCCGTCGTCAATAACTGTATAATATCTAACTCTATCCTCCGTTTCATAATATCCAAGGTAATCACCCATAAAAATATTAACATCCATGTCATCAAGAGTTTTTTGGTAAATAGAAAATTTCATATTACCTGGCTCATCTTGTTTAATCTTTGAATTACCAAGAAGTTTGTTCTGTGGTGCCATAACCTGAACCAATCCCTTAAGTTCAACAGGGGCCATGAATTGAATCCCATCTTCCAATACCTCACCATACACGCTATCAGTTTTAGTCTTGTATCTATCAATTCTATAAAGAATAACTGTGAAGTTCATATCACCCAACAACCACTCTTCACCCATACCAATATCCAAGGCGTAGTCTTCCCCACCAAAGAATTTTCCTAAACGTGTAATTGGTACTAACTTTTGCATATATTGATAAATACTTAAAGAGTTATTATATTTCTAACAAAATGATTATGAGATTAGACGCACCGAGTAAAATTTATGTTGACAACAGTCCGATACATGGGTTAGGTGTTTTCGCAAAAGAAAAAATATTAGTTGACGAAATATTTGAAATTTGTCCTGTAATTGATATGGGAATGAAGTTTGGTGAATCTAGTCACATATTAGTTGACTATAGATTTAATTGGCCACAAGGTGGTGGTGAATGGACAAAACAAGTTGTAACTGCTGGTTTTGGTATGTTATATAATCATAGTAATAATGCTAATGCAAATTGGAGGTCTAACTTTGATACAAACTCTTTTGAGTTTTATGCAACTAAAGACATTAACCCTGGCGATGAAATCTTTGTTTGGTATGGTGATATGAGTTATTGGAATGATGGTAGAAATCATACGAATATTATTTAATTGAAATGGAAATTAGTTTAGAATCTAAAGCATTAACATTGTTGGAAACTTACGAGGGGGCAAACAATTATATATTGGAGCTCAAAAGAAAATCCCAAGTTAATAGAAAGTTTTACCCAACAAGAAGTCAATCTGAATACATTATTAATAACCACGATAAACAACCAAAGGTTGCTAAGAAGTGGGTTATACTTGATGCTTATTTTGCACAGAAACTTGCCGATGATAGACTGATGACTGAAATACCTGAAAAGGTTTGGGTTGAGAAATTATTGGCAGACAAAGAAAAAGCATTTCATATTTGGGGTAAAATAACTGAATCTCAAGAACTACATGACTTTTGGTTACCTAAAGCCTCAATAATTAAAGACAACACAGTTAAAGATGTTGTTATTAATTATGAAAAATATTCTAATCGTCCTCCACTTACACATCAAAAGGAAGCAATTCAAAAGTTAGTTGAGAATAAGAAATTTATCTTAGCTGATGATATGGGTCTTGGTAAAACCACATCTACGATTATTGCTGCTCTTGAAGCTGGCGCTAAAAAAATATTAATCATTTGTCCAGCAACTTTAAAAATTAACTGGAAGAGGGAAATTGAAAACTACTCGGACAGGTCAACATATATTGCTGAAGGAAAAAACTTTTCAACCGAACACGACTTTGTTATCATAAACTATGACATTATAAAAAATTTCCATGACCCTAAGAAAAAAGATGATTCGCAAATTCTTAGAGCCGATTTTGATTTGGTCATCATTGATGAGGCACACTATATCAAAAATGCTCAAGCCCAAAGAACAAAACTAATTAATGATTTAGTAAAGAAAGTTGACCGATTATGGTTACTAACGGGAACACCTATGACTTCTCGCCCGATTGACTATTATAATTTATTAAGTCTAATAGATTCGCCTGTTGCCAAGAATTGGATGGCTTATGTTATAAGATACTGTCAAGGATACCAATTTAAAGTTGGCCCAAGAAAGGTGTGGAATGTTATGGGAGCTTCCAATTTGGAAGAACTAAGAGACAGGACTGTAGGGTTAACACTAAGAAGATTAAAAGAAGATGTTTTAGATTTACCCGATAAAATTATCACACCCGTTTATCTTAGATTAAAATCTAAATTATATGAAGAAGTAATGGGTGATTACTATAATTGGTACGAAAAAAATCCTGAGGAATCAAAATCTTTAACGGTTCAATTTACAAAACTTACCAAAGTAAGACAAATTATTGCCGATGAAAAGATTGCCCAAACAATTGAATTAGCCGAAAATATTATTGAGCAAGATAAAAAAGTTATTATATTCTGTAACTTTACAGATTCACTTAACAAAATTTGTGAACACTTTGGAAAAGTGGCAGTCAAACTTGATGGTTCAATGTCAAAAGGTGAAAGACAATTGTCTGTTGACCAATTCCAAGAAAATCAAAAAGTGAAAGTATTTGTTGGTAACATTAAAGCGGCTGGTGTTGGTTTAACCTTAACAGCGGCTGAAGCGGTTATCATGAATGATTTATCCTTTTTACCATCCGACCACTCACAAGCTGAGGACAGAGCTTATAGATTTGGTCAAAAAAATAATGTATTAGTTTACTACCCAATATTTGAAAACACTATAGAAGGAATTATCTACGACATATTAGCAAATAAAAAACAGGTTATATCTACAATCTTAGGTGATAACCAAAACAGTCCTGATGCGGCTGAAGAAATCTTAAAAAGAATTAATGAAATGCGTCGTTAAATAATTATTGGATTATTTATTATATGGATAATCCAAACATATGAAGAAATTAGAAGAAAAGGTACAACAACTGGAAACCCAAATACTTGAAAACCACGTTAACAAAGAAAAAGAACAGTTGCTTACCGAAATGAAGAAAATTGGAATAGAGAAATTACCTTATTCCTACTCAGCCCTTAAACCGTTCATTGACCCCGAGACAATGGACTTTCATTATAACAAACATTATAAAGGGTACGTGGATAAATTGAATGACGCTCTCTCAAAGAAAAAAAACGGGGATGTAGAGTTAGAGCAAATAATCAAAAACATAAGTCGTTACGACAAATCAATCAGAAATAATGCAGGTGGAGCATTCAATCACGCATTATTTTGGAACATGTTGACACCTAATCCAAAAAAACTTGAAGGGGAACTTTATAAAAAAATTGTAAAACAATTTGGTAGTTTCACAGCGTTCAAGAAAAAATTTGAGGCGGTTGCCAAAGATAGATTTGGTTCGGGATGGGTGTGGTTAGTTTTAACTGCGAAGAACACATTAAAAATAATGTCTACACCAAACCAAGATAATCCATTGATGAATGTGATTGAAGGTGGTGGTTTCCCATTATTGGGGTTAGACTTATGGGAACACGCGTATTATTTAAAATACAGAAACAAAAGAGACGAATATATTGTAAACTTTTGGAAAGTTATTAATTGGGATTTTGTTACAAAAATGTATGAAATGAAAACCCAAACAAAGTTAATGGAGTCTGTTGAGTTAGGTAAAATTATTACTGAATCAGCAGATGCGAAATTCTGTGACGCAAAAGAAATTTTATTTTTTAAAGATTTAATTAACAATTCTAAAATTAAAAGAAGATACCAAGATGGAGTAACTGACGTATTAAGAACAGTATTCCATGATTTTTGGGTTGAGAGTACAACAAAAGAAATGTCAGGATTCTACGGAGTTGAATCTAAAGAAGGTAGGTCAATTCTTAATAACCTTAACACCAACTTCAACGCGTTTTGTTTATTGGTTAAAGCGGTTAACAGACAAATTGAAAATATTGGTAGAACTGATAAGATTTTTAATTTTAGTTTCAAAGAAAATAGAACACTGAAAGAAGTAGAAAGATTTCTTAATGCTTTAGACCATTTCAAAAAACAAATTTTTACAAAAAATAATGAAGACTTTATTAACATTATTAAAGTTTTAAAAAAGTTATGGGACAGAGGACAAAAATCTGAAGATAACGTTCAAAAGAAACTTGAAGATTATTTTGAAGGTGACGCAAAAGTTGAAAAAATTGGAGGTCACGGACAAAAAAGAGACGCCTTTAAAGGTGTTGATATGGTTATTGAAAAGGATGGTAAAACACATACCGCTCAAGTAAAACCATACTCAACAACAACAATTGACGGTGACAAAGTTGCTTTATCCGATACAGGTAATGTCAAACCTTACAACGTGAACTGGTTGATTTTTATTCAACCTAAAACTAATAAGATATTAATATTTGATAATCATCCATTACAAAACGAAAATCAATATATATTTAAGTTAAGTTCACTTCTTCACGAAATAGAATAATAAAGATATTTATTTGATATGGCAGCAATACCAGAACCAGAAAGGTCAAAAATTTATACGAGAATTAAACACCAATTAGGTGCGCCCTTAAGAAGTGTAGAACTTGAGGACGAAATGTTAGACTCATTGATGGAATTAGCAATTGGGGATTATGAAGAATATATCCTACAATGGTTAATTGATTCTCAATGGGTTAACCTTGTTAATTTAAACATGAATGAAAGGTCTGTTGCGAGAGCCCTTGTTACAAGAACAATGGATTTTGAACAACAATTTTCATATTCATATTCTAAAATTGTGGGTCTTCAAACTGAAGGTCCTTGGGTTTTAAAGAAAGATTATTTTATTCTTGAAAAGAATGTTCAAACATACGAAATTCCTGCTGGTAGAGAAGTAAACGAATTATTATGGTTTTCAGACCAAGCTTGGACTGCATTTGGAATTGGTGGTATGGGTGGATTTGGTGGTGGTATTGGATTAGGTGCAGACCAACCTGGATTTGCTCAGATGGGTAATACGGGTTCTTATTTTATGATGTCAGGTTTTGATTATCTAATTAGAATGCAAGAAGCCAATATTCTTAGTAGAATCTTAGGTGGTTCGTTAACATATAGAATAACAGGACTACCTGACGGTAAAAAATTAATTCACTTGATGAATACTCCTGGTGGTAAATTTAACTGGTCAAGTTATAGTCAATACGTGGGTAAAGCTGTTTGGTATTGGTATTACGATGTAGAACCTGATAGTAGAGCCGATTGTTTGAAAAACAATCCCGACATTATTAAATTACCAACAGATGTACCTATTGAGGAATTGACTTGGACTGATTTAAATGTTCCTGGTCAACAATGGGTTAGAAGATGGTTCACCGCTTACTGTAAAGAAACTTTAGCAAGAGTTAGAGGAAAATACAGTGGTAACCTTAAAACGCCTGATTCTGAAATTGTTATGGATTACCAAAGTTTATTAACCGAGGCTAAAGATGAAAAGTCAAAACTTATTGAAGAATTAACAGGTGCTGAAGGTTGGTTAACCAGAATGAGACCTGACAAAGTTATGGAAAGAGAAGCATTAATTGCTGAAAACCTAAATAAACAAATGAAGTTCAGAGCAATGCCTCGTCAAATTTACGTAATATAATGGCAATAATTAAGACAGTACCAGTAAGAAAATTTATCAATGGTCATCAAATAGAAACATCTGAAATTACATTAGTTTCAGAATTAGATTATCGTACCAATGGTGAAGACTGTTGTATCATTAGAGGTGTTGTACAATCATTCGTAACATTAGATTCAAGAACATCTGACCACATTACCGTAAAGGCAATGACTCACCTAACAATCAGACCTGATGTTGGAAAGATTGATGAAGAATACGATGAGATTGTTGCAGACAAATTCGCTTGTATTGAATTCAGATTTGTTGGTGGAAACTGGTATATCTTATCTTCAGACGGTCTGAAGCAATCCTAACTTTTCCTTCCAATTTTCTTCTGCTAAATCATACATATAATCAGCCTTAAGACCACGTCTTTCCCAATAATTTAATTCTTGTTCGGTAATATCCAAAACATCTTTTTGTAAATCATCTTGGTCACCTTCACCTAACGGATGTCCATTAATTAATTCACACTGAGCTGTTGTAAAGATTCCCCTTTGTTCAGGGTCAGCAACAATTAACCCATTTCTAACTTCGTCTTGGAACACAACCATCAAAGGTTCAATTCTTTTATTGAATGTTGATACCGCTCTTGGTACATTATAGTCACCCGTTAAATCAGGGTCGTTCTCTAAAATATCTTTATCCAACATATAACAGTTAACCATAACCCCATCTGTAATTGGTTTTGCCTTAGGGTTATTAAATATGTTCACTGCGTTCGTATCTTTAATTTGTTTAACTGTCATCTTTTGGACATCCCCTTGTGATGCCTTTGTTCCGTTATTAACATACATGATTACATCACCCAAGTTAACACTCAAACCGTCTTGTATTGCAAGTTCCATATGAGCCATACGAGACATACTATTACCCGATTTAGTCTTAGTTGTTAATCTTTTCTTATATTCATCAAGAGTTAGTTTAACCTTCGCTCTTTGTGCAATCTTACTTAATGGAACCTTCTTATCAAATATTTTTTGTAGATACTCGTAGTAATATTCAACAAACGCCTTACCATCGCCTTGTAATAACATCTTAATTCCTTTATCCAAGAATTCCTCAATATATAATGGTAACTTTTTAGACTTAATAGAATTGCCAGTCAACTTTATCTTTCCTTTGGCATCCATTACAGCGTAATTTTTTCTGGCAAGATTTATACATGACGGCCAAACCCCATCGGTATCAAGTGCCATTTCTCCTCTCATGAATATATCATTGTATTCTGCCACGTCAGCCTCAGGTCCATAATACTCCTTACCTTCTTTAACCTTCCAATTCAAACCACGACCAACATACACACGGTCTTTTGCTTCAGGTGGGGTTGAGAAGTTCACACCATCCGTATCCATAACCAATGGAACATATCCTTTTGTCATAAAGAATCTAATCATCTGACGAAGATATTGTCTACCTGTACAGGTGATTTGTTCTCCCATATACATGTCACCCCAAGCATAAACCTGAGGAGCTGACAACGCACCGAACATTGAGTTAATGAAAATCTTAATCGGTAATTGTTTGTTACCATATGTTGCAGACTTCTTTGGGTCGGTTGTATAAAATTTTTCAGCGAGTTCTTTGTATTTGATACGGGTATTACGGAAATAACTTAACATTCCTTTCATTGCACCTGTAACATCACAGTCGGGGAATACATCGTGAACCAATTGAATAGATGGATATAGTGAACTAAAGTCCAACTTAAGTACGTCCTTGGAATATCCAACCTTCAATAATCTTGATAATCCACCAACGAAATCAGTCTTGGCTTCTTTTGCAGGAATTGCTAACCCATGTTTGTATGACCAAGCCAACATCAACATCTTCCATAATGTTGCGGTACCCATTGTGGACACTCTCTCATATGTTGTTGGAATCATTGCTGCAAGTAGAAATGAACCTTGGTTAAACTCCGTATCAACCTTTAATGTTTCATCCAAGTCATCGTCAAGATATCTCTCAACAAGGTTATCGCCAGTAGTTTTTATATATACTCCAGGAAACTTAACATCTAAGTCTTGGTATTCTGACGCCTTCTTATATTTTCCATTCTGAACATTTAACCAATACTCCTCTTTGTTAATATACATTTTGCCAATACTCTCATGGTCAATGTAAACACGGTCAGGAGCTTCAGCATTAATAAACTTGGTAATATATTTCAAACCCGCAGCTTTAATACTTGAGTTAATTGCCTGTGCTCTACGAACAGCATGAATAATATCAATTACATTGTAACCCCAAATAGATGTCTGAACATATTCTTCCACCTCATTTGCAAGTTTTAACATACTGTCCTTTCTTGTGAATGAATGTTGGGGGTGTAATGAACGACAAGCCTTTTTTGGGTCAACACCTAAAATTTTACATCTTTCAAATATCCAATGCCAGTCAAAGTTTGCTGAATTATATCCACCAATAATACTTGGTTTGAGGTCATCTATAACTTTAAAGAACTCAATGATAGAATTCTTCTCCTGAGACTCATCAAGACACTCAATGACTCTGTGGTATCCTTTATTAGTCTTTATTCCAATCATGAAAATACGACCATCTTTAGGGTCAAGAGCAGTAGTTTCCAAGTCAAATACAAGTCGGGTGACTTGTTCGTAGTCTTCAAAACCTTTAAATAATCTTTTTTCTTTTGAAATTAAGTATTGTTCTACAGGAGGTAGAATCATTATCTTATCCTTTGACTTATCTCCCCAAGGGTCACAACCACCATCTCTAAAGAACTGAATAAGTTCTCTATAACCTTTAAGTGATTTAACCATATATGTAAGACCTTTTTCAAGTCTTTCATTATCTTTTGTTTCTAATTTATCAATCATGATTCCGTACTTAGTCATAGCCTCTTTTTGTGCGGCTTTGGAATCACCATAAAACTTTAATCCGCGCAAATCACCGACCCACGCAAACGGAATAAACGTATCCTTACGGATTTCTTTTCCTTTACCAGGTGCTTCTTTAATTTTGTAAATTGAGTTGGATGCGTAGTCAAATTCTATTGCGACTATAAATTCTTCAGGGTCGTTACCATGTAGGAACGATTCTATCTCTTCGTTAGATATCATAATATATTTTTTAGAGTGGTCTATTAGCTTTCACAATATGTGAAATTTACCTTCCTCTATAAATATAAAAAATCTTGTGAATTAATCAAATTAACAACAAGCAGTTTCAGAAATAAAACTATCTTGAATATTAACATAAAGTTCTTCTCTGATTGGTAAAATTAAATTTCCCTCGTCATTCTTAATTAAAAATTGACCTTGGTATCTACCAACAGTATCCGTATCGTATTTTGTAAATTTAAAATAGATATAATATTCTGTGGATGCGCCTTCAGGTAAAATTAAACTAACAATTTCACATGGAGCAGAAACTATCTTAGGTATACCTGTTTCTACGTTAATCATAGAAAAATAAATTGAGGACACTTCAAGTGCCTGCATCAACTCAAGATACCCAGCTCTACCGTCTTTAACAACCTGCATTTTTAAAACAGGTAACGTTGCATTCTTTTTGATAAAAAATTCCATAACAATAAATATATTGTTATGACTCTTTACGAAGGTCTCCGCTATAATGTTCAAATCTATTATGCTCAGTTGGTGTTGCCAACAATAAACCAGGATAAAGTTCATCCTTTTTTATTAGCTGATACATATGACTCATCCAAGTTTGTTCAAACGGATGTGCCCATGTTACGTCTAAGAACATTTTTTTATTTCCTGGTCTGCTAACAAGTTGAGGCCAGTTACAATAATAAACATCACCCATAGTATATGGTAATCCTTTATGACTTAAAACATGAGTATATACTGATTTTGGTGCATTTGGGTCTAATCCTTGGACAGGTAATCTATTTTTACCAGGCCAAAATTGTTCTCTAATGTGTTGAGGTACATTATACCAAGCCCATTGAGTTCCATTATCCCCATAAAATTCTGAATAATTAAGTTTTAAGAAATCAAAATTTTCTTTCTTCATAACTTCTAACGACTTAGTATAAAGATTTGGAATATATCTATTAAACCCATTTCTGCAAACAGCTCCTTCATTTGGAAAAAAGAACATGTCATCTTCAAAAAATAAGTAATAATCTAATTCAGTTGCGTCAAAATGTTCTGCAATAAACTGTCTTCCTCCACATATCCCTAAATTATCTTTCTTTATATGTGTAAAATTATGTTGATTACAAAGTGAGGCATATTCATCAAAAGTTGATTCGTCAGAAGAGTTATCTAATAAAAACTTTTCAGTCTTAAGTAAGTAATCTTTGTCGTATTCAGTCATTGATTTAATCAACGTTCTGAATTGATTTGGACTATTAAAAGTAATAACATACAATCCAACTTTAGATGTGTCTAAATTATTAACAGATTCAACTACTTTAGCCTCGTTCTTTAGTTTTAAATTATCGTTTTTTAAGTCCTCAAAGAATTTTCCAACTAATCCATTACCCTCAATTTCAAAATAATTTATTAAATCAGAATGTTTATAACACATAATACTGAAAATAGATTCTTCAGTACCCATATAACCTTCTTCTAATGTTGTTTTTAATAATGAATAATAAATTCCATTAATATCACCAATAGAGTCTTTAGGTCCACCAAAAAACCCACCTCTAGCAACTTTAGTTACTTTATCTCCAGCAATTGAATTTAACTTATTATATTCAAAACCATGAATTTCGGTTTCAGCCGCATAAGGAAAACAAATAAATGAAAACTTAGAAATGTATTTTGGTAACTTATCTAAAACTTTATCGTGTGTAAAATAACCAGGATGAACAGTATTTGTTAATCCACCATCAATCCAAAAAAGATATTCTGAATTAAATTGGTCCATAATCTTAGCGTCATTTAATAAAAACACTTTAGACATAACCAATGGATTATAGTTTTCTAATCTTGCTTGTGTTGAATCTTTTAACCAACCAGATAAATTAGACCAACTTTCGTTGTTTCTAATCTTCTGAATCATGTCAAAAAATTCGTTTTCTCTGAACCAACTCAAAGGTCTCGTAATAAACTGAGTATTATCTTTTGACCTTCTTTCAAAAACAAAATCTTTAAGTTCTTCATCACCAAAAATAATCATATTGGCATCAACACCTAATAATGAACTAAATTTGTCCAAATAATGTTGATAAGTTCTTGACCATCCTTCAGTTAGTTCATCTCTACCAATGTTCCATATCCCTGTTACTAATGTTATCTTACTCATAAATTCTATTAAATTCTTCTAATATTTTAAAAAAGCTTTTATTTTTTTGGAACAACTCATCTGATGTTCCTTGAGGTGCATTATCTCTACACCACCATATATCAAAATGTTTTCTATAAAATAAATCTTGGTGGTTAAAATACATCAAAGTCATAATTTGTTCCTCATGAGGTAACCCATTATCATTACCCAAAACACTTTGGGCATAATTTTCAAAAGTTGTTACTACGTTATCCCATTTATCTCTATGACCTCCAAACATTCCACCTATGATATGAATACTTCTATCATAGTTAACATACCATTTCGGGTCTACAGTTCCTGACCAATAATTTCTATCATTTTCTTTACCAAATAACAAAAATTTATCTCCAGTGTCTTCAATAACATTTTTTAAGAAATTATTATTAAAAAGATTACTTTCGTAAAACCTTTTCATTGAATGGTGTTGTTCGTCAAGATATTTTAAAGGAATAAGTCCACAATGGGATAATCCCGCATCAACCCAATAATAGTTGTCATAAGATTTATCTTCATTCCACCACCAACTAAATTTAGAATATTGAATTTCAATACATCTATCTCCTCTTTTAATGTCCTCAACATTCTTTCTTGAATTGATTAAATCTTTAAATTTACAATTCTCAAGGTCAAAAACTTGGAATTTTAATTGATTCTCAGATATATTATTTTGGGAATAAAAAAATTCTTTTAAGGATTCAATTTCTCTGTCTGATGTATAACAAAGAAAATCCGCATCAGTCATTTTAAGTAATGAAAGAAGACTATATCTATAATGTGAACCTCTGTTAGGTCTTCCACCTAATTCGGTTCCATTTAAATCACTATAAATTGCGGTAATTATTTTAGTTGACATTATATGGTAAGTGTTGTTTTTGAATTTTTATTTTTTTGTTTTCACTTTCATTTAAATATTGTCCAGGAATTTTAATTGGAGAATACTGATTCCAATTATATGTTTGAGTATAGAAATTATTGTACATACCATGAGACACGTCAGAATAAGAATTTTTTTGTGGAGCAATTGGTAATACAGGTGCAAAACATTGTACAACAGGGTAAACATGTTTAACCAATTGTTCATCAATAGGAAGAACATAATCTCCACTTTGGAAAGCATATTCTTTAATATTTTCTACAAGTTGGAATGATGACACATCATAGATAAGAATATTTGTTGCAAATGTTTCAGTTAATCTATCATGTGGTTTTGGTGGTAAATTAGTTAAGTCTAACAACATGTTATACTTTTCACTAATATTCATTGGTCTGTTTAAAGTTGGTGCCAAATTCATAACACCAAACTCAATACCATCAATTTGTTTTTCCAAATCTTCAATAAATGATTTTGAATATGGCATCACATCACAATCATCTTCTATAACCATTACACGTTTATACCCTCTTTCTTTAGCAATATTTATAATTCCTAAATGAGAAAGGGTACAACCCATATAACTATTCCTATTAACAGCACTGAATACCTCGTAATCCCAACCAATATAATCCAATTCAAATTTAATATCCTCTAATCTATCTGGTCTTGTTTCTAAGTTGACTACAAACTTTGGTAATTCATTAAATTTCATTAACTAACAACATTATGATTTAGTTGACCTGTTAATCTATCACACCAACCTTTTGATTCTGAGTGTGGCCAAACAACCCAGTATGATGGTAATTCTGTTGTTTGGAACTCTCTCCAAACTTTACAATAACCATCAGGGTCTCTCATGAAACCAGCAATTTCGTTTTTATCTGCATCCTTTCTAAATAAAGTCTCATCTTTTGCATTATGGAATGCCACAACCCAAAAGTCATAATCTTTTTCGGGAACACTTGAATAACCAACATCAATACAATGTTTGTATATTGTTGCAAAACTATCCATCCATTCTTCTTCTGTTTCAAAGTTATATGGACTTGGTGGATATTGTTTGTCTAAACAATGTTTGTCAATTGCTCTTCTTTCAAACAATAAGCCAGAATATTTTTCATAATCTCTTAAAGTTCTAACAGTGCCAAATCCAAATGGTCCATCATGACCTTCTTGAACTTCACCATCCATACCAAATAATTTTCTATTAGTTAAATGAGAAACTCTATTTTTTTCTCCCCAAGTCTTATCATCATCCCATTGTTTTGTTCTACCCTTACGAGTGTACTCATGGTAAACTACAGGAACATGTGGGTGGAATAAATCATAACCCCATGTATAAGCTCTTGCCGCAATTGAAATCTCTTCTCCGTGGAAATAGTATTCAGGGTTGTGTTGAACTTCTACTGAAAACTCACCTAATGTAAAACAGAAGTGAGCAGAATAAAATCTTGCTGTTACAGGTTTTGTCATTTCTCTCCAACCTGGAATTGTTTCAGGTAAGAAGAATACAGCACCTTCAGGAATAAATCTATCAAATGCCATTCTCCAAGCATCTTGTGCTCTACCTGCAGGGTCATTGTCAGGGTCAAAAGATGGGACATAACCCGTAAGTAGAGGTTTCTTGTACCCATCCTTTTGTAACCCCTTTATCATTTTGATAAGAACATCATCCCAATCTTTAATGAATCTCATGTGAGAATCAATTTGAAGGGTATATGTTTCACCATCATAAAGTTGTTGTGTTAGGTTTCTGGCCCAACAAACTCCTTTGGCGTCTTGATATGGGATATCTAAGATTTTAAATCTTTTATCGGTTCTGAATTCATCTAAGTTATCAAAACCATCTGTTTCGCTAAATTGTCTTGCGATTGCAAAAACCAAATTTTTAGGTTTCTTAGCGTTGGCAATCATATCTTTTAACGTTGGGATTAATTGTGGGTCCCTGTAGGATGCGATTTGAATAAAAATTTTGCTCATTTATAGTATTTTGTCTTAAAAATAAAAAACCCTCCACAAAAGTAGAGGGTTTCTGAATATAATAAATTATTATTTTTAACAACCTGATGGGTCGACAGCCGTAATCTGTCCAGAACCACCTGTAACTTCAAACACCGCAGTTCCATTTGAGTAGAAACCATTCATAACTGGGGTAGTTAAACTTGAGTTGTAGTATAAGAATTCTGCAATGTTTGGACCAATTCCTCCTGCAACAGTTCCGTAGATTGTATTAGGAGCCCCACTGAAATCAATACAAGCTAAGTTTGCTGTACTACCTGTACCTAAAATATAGGTGTAATAACCAAATGTTGGTGTAGGAGATGGTGTGTTAGTTGGTGTCTTAGTCATTGTTGGTGTCATTGTTGGAGTTGGAGTTAACGTTACACATATTGTAACTGAACCTACAACATTTCCATTAGTATCTAATTGTGAAACATATCCACCATTTTGAATAAATCCTGTCATATTAATTGTCGCATCTCCTGTTGAAATATTAGAGAATTGAGTACTTAAATCAAATTGTGAATTATTTCCGTAAACAGTTACTGTTGGGTTATATCGTCCACAAGCTTCGTCATGAGTTGTTCCTGAGTAAACAGTAAATGCAACTTTAGAACGTGTTGGTGTTGGTGTTTGTGTTGGTGTGCACGTTGGTGTCACAGCAGCAGTTCCTGTTGGAGTGTTAGTTGGTGTTTGTGTTGTTGTGCACGTTGGTGTCACAGCAGCAGTTCCTGTTGGAGTGTTAGTTGGTGTTTTTGTGTTAGTTGGTGTCGGTGTCACAGCAGCAGTTCCTGTTGGAGTGTTAGTTGGTGTTCCTGTGTTAGTTGGTGTTTGAGTTTGAGTTGGTGTTTGAGTTTGAGTTACGCTTGGTGTTGGTGTATTTGTTGGTGTTAGTGTCGGTGTTGGAGTCGGAGTTGCAGTAGCATTTAATGGAGGGAAAGGTCCTTGATTAACTAAAAGTATCACATTTGAAAATGCAGTACTGTATGAGTTATTTATCAACCAAATGTTTTTAGTTTCACTTGGGTCCAAAGGAACTTGGTATTCCCACATATTGTCATCACATCTTCTATAACTAAAATTTGCTATTGAAGTTCCTGTGTTCGTTAAAGTATATTTGCTACATGCCATCTTATTTCTTATTTATCTAATAAATACTAAGATTTTGGCTAATTTATTCAAGAAGAATAAAAAAATATTTTTTGTTAAAAGTTAAATATCTTCAATTAGAATATATGATGTTTCAGTATTCAATAATGGTTGACCTGGATTTGCCATAAAAATACTAAAATAACCTGATGAATCTAAATTACCTGTAAATATAATACCTCCATTAACATAGGTTGTAACTTTACAAGTTCCGTCTGATTGAATCAAACAATAAACTGAAGGACTTTGTGTTGAGTGGTTTCCATAATATGTTTGTCCTGAACTTACAGGTGTTGAACCCACTTCGTCAGTTAAAGTAAATGGAACCCCTCCATTAGAAGAAAAACTGTCAAGAGATGAACCTTTAGTTGACCTATTTACTACAATCGTATTTCTTGATATTGTTGGTGTTGGTGTTTTGGTCGGTGTTTCAGTTGGAGTTTCAGTCATCGTTGGTGTTAAACCAATTGTAACTGATGGCGTTGGAGTTTGTGTTGGGGTTGATGTATTTGTTGGTGTTTGAGTATTTGTTGGAGTTTGACTTGGTGTTGGTGTTTGTGTAACACATAACGAACCAAATCCAACAACCTCACCTTGTGAATCCAACTCAACAACATAATTATTAATATAGTCTTGAATAAACCCTGTCATATCAATTGTTGATGGTCCATTAAGTACATTCCAAAATTCTGATGATAAATCAAATTCAGGATTGTTTCCATATACAGTTACAGTATTAGTTTGCCAACAAGCATCGTCATTTGTTAATCCTGAATAAACCAAGAAATAATATCTTGTGTTTGTTGGAGTTGGAGTTTGCGTTGGAGTTTCGGTTGGAGTTTGCGTTGGTGTTTCTGAAGATGTCTGAGTTGGAGTTTGCGTTGGTGTTTCAGTTGGTGTTGATGTTAAAGTTTCAGTCGGTGTAGGAGTTACTGTGTTTGTTGGTGTTTCAGTTGGTGTTGATGTTAAAGTTTCGGTTGGAGTTGGCGTTTGTGTTGAAGTTTTAGTTGGAGTTGGTGTAGGTGTTTCTGTTGAGGTAGGTGTTACAGTATTAGTTGGAGTTGGTGTTATGGTTGGAGTAACAGTTTGACTTGCGGTTTGAGTTGGTGTAATACCCGAAGTAACTGACGGTGTTGGTGTTGAGGTAATCGTTGGCGTTACAGTAGATGTAGGTGTTTCTGATGGTGTTTTTGTTTGTGTTATAGTTGGTGTTGGTGTTGGTGATGGACACGGAACTTCAACAACATAAGAATAAGCATATGTTGAAACATAACAATCATAAGTTCCATACCAATAATCAGTCACATACGTAAACGGAAAAACTTGGTCACCCAAACTAATTGTTCCACCTGTACAAGGAAAGAAAGTAACGTTGGCCGTTTGACCACTTAAGTTATCACTAAAAATTGAAACTCCACAATATGACATAATATATAAATACTTTAAAAAAATATTTTATTAAAAACAAATACCGATATCTAAAACTTGTCCGTTGGCAATATTAAATTGTGCCCATCTTGCACCATCAGAAACTATGTTACCAACGAAGACAGGTGGAATTGTACAAGAAGGATTTCCATATACATAATCACCAATTTGTAGAGCTTCAAATGGAATTGCACTATAAATTGCAACATTTGTTGGACCATATCCCGCATCACCACAAGCATCCTCAAAATATCCAGCACCCCACAAATTATATACAGGAATAAACGTTTGAGTAATACTTGGTGTTGGAGTATGAGTTGGCGTTTGAGTAATACTTGGTGTTCGTGTTGGTGTTATTGTTGGAGTTGGAGTTATGAAAGAACATATTCCTATGAATACAACAGTCAAGGGGGCTCCACAATCTTGAGCATATAAATCAGACGCACATACATAATGAGAATCTAATGGGTCAATTGGTGTAACACTAACAATACCAGTACAACCTGTCCAAGCATAATATCCTTGTTGAACGGTGTTATAGTTTGTTATCTTAAAGTAGTTACAGTCTGTTGTATACATTTATATTAAATTTAACTTGGGGTTATTGTAGGTGTTATTGTTGGTGTCGGTGTTAGACAGTTATACATTTCATATCCCAAATCATTACAAGGTAGTGATAGGTATGTTAAATCAGGACAAAGTAATATTGTTGGTACTAGGTCATTACTAGGTATCACAATTCTACAGTTAGGACAATCAGGGTCTAATAATCCGTATCTATTCTTCAGAATTCTGAAGTTATGTTTAATCTGAGAAGCGTTGAGTGGTTCAAGATACATTCTAAATGCACTTACATCCCCAATTAAACTACCACCAAAAATCTCTTCAAGTTTTATATGTGTTGTTAATCCTGAATAAATTGTGTTATCTAAATCATTTGTCGTCAAACATTCAGGGTCTTGTTGGTATACAATATCATCAACGGTTTCAGGGCAACCTCCCGAAAAAGTTAGGTTGTCATGTAAACCTTGTGTACCACCACCAACTGAAATGTTATAACCTACACCAATTTGTCTTTCTTTTGGTGTGTTTAATAACCTTGGTATAATCTCTTCAAAATCTTCTGCAACCATGAATAGTCTACCGTTAACGTAAAACTTCAATGTACCCAATCTGTATTTTTCTTCTTCGGTCCACATGTCATTGAACTTAACAACTTCTGTTGTTGCTGGGTCGTAAGGCTGTTCGTGAGTCAATGGAGGTTCAATAAGACTCACACTATTATTCGCTGGTGTTGCCGTGAAAATTGTGTTAACAATTAATCCTAATCCACCTTTTTCATATAGGTCACAAGTATCTAACCATTGGTTTCTTTGGAATACCGCGTCAATCTGAACCCAATGTTCAACGTTTGGATATGTTGTTTGAATACAATCATGGAAAATACCTCTTGTTGAACACCACTCACTTATTGTGACTCCCGTTTGATAAGTAAGACCTGTAAGACAAGTTCCCGAATGTTCACAGTGACCAGTGATTCTATAGGTTTTGACACATAATCTTGGGTTTCCTGTGTCACCACTTAATCTCAATGAAAGGGCATTTGACACACCATCATATAATGGGTCAGTTTCAGGATACTTTACGGTTACGGTACAATTACAAGGACATCCGCAATTGCAATTTGTTGATGTTCCTCCTGATTGTTGGTAAACATGTATACAACTATGTTCCGCGGTTTTACCTGTTTGTTCACATTCACAAGTGTGCATACAAGTCAAACCTGAAGTTACTCTTGTATATCCTGTATCTTGTTTTGGACTTCCGTCAGGATAGTGGTAGAATTTATTCTCAGCTCTTGCTCCCATATAAAAGAAGGTACCTTTATTATTCGGATATCTTTTATTTAATCCTGTGTCAGTATTTCCTGTCCATCTATATTTCAACATGAATTCTGCAGTCCAACCTAATGAAACTCTTTGAGGAAAAACTTGATAATCATATCCTGGTATTTTATAAAACCCTTGGAAGAATCCTCCATCAAGTCTAGCGAAATAACCAACAGAATCTCCATTTGTTTCATAATTTAAATCATATGTATACGAATCATCATTCCATAATCTATTACTTGAGGTTGTGAATCCTGTGATAGGATGCATTTTCATTCTCCTATCGTATTTGTATCTATTGTAAGTGTCTGCTGAGGTTGTATATAACCCTGTTGTAATTTCAATGGTTTCACCAGACATTTTTTTAGTCAATCCGTTATCAATACCTGTCAAACCAACATCACACAATTCAGTTACAACAGGACAAAAATTAGGGTCAACATAGTCTGGATTCCAATAATTTTCAGAAACAATAACATCATTATCAAAACTACAAGAATTGGTTTGACAAATTGTTGTTGCAGAATTATTGAAGTCAAATTTGAATGGCATTCTATTCCCATCATCTTCACCAATTAAAAGTGGTGAGAATACAACCTCTTGGTCATAATCTTTTTCGTCTGATGCAAGGCAAATGTCCGTTATTTCATTGAACGGAATTAGTCCCCATCTCCTAAAATTATATTGATTAATGTTTTGGTATGCCATAAACTAATGATAAATACCTTGTATCAGAGTATTTATAGATTAAAAAGAAGAGATGATTACCACAGATAAAGAATTTTATTCATCACCATATTATTTTTTCCTTAGAGATAAGGGAAAAGATTATTCTTTATACTTCTCGGTTGAAGAAACTTTAACTGAAGCAAGAAAAAAAGATGAGATGATTAAAGTACCAAAAGATAAGGTTAAACATGTTAAAGCATATTTGGAAAAGTTATTAAAGGGAAAAAAGAAAAAATCAACAAAAGATGTTTCAGGTGAGTTAGAAGAACTTGTTAACTTGGATGGTGCGATATCAAATAGTAAAATTCCAATCCTTGACCCTAAGCTTCATCCAAGAAAAACTATGGACCAAACTGTTGCAGCGGCAAGAATTACAAACGACCCAATATCTCGTGGATATAGAACATATTATGGTGAGTCAGTAGAAGAAGAAGTTAGTGAAATAGATATGTCAAAAGCATTTGGTTACGAAGAAACTGAAGATATGGATGGTAAAGAAACTTTTGACTACATGGTTGATGAATTAGAAATGGAACCTGAAGAGGCAATAGATAGAACTGAACAACAAGGTAAAGACCCATCAGGAAAGAAAGATAAAAAGTCAGAATATTACCACGACAAGAATTTTATTACAAGAGCAACATTATCTGAGATTCAAAAACAAAAAGCAATCAAAATGGTTGAGGATTTGTTAATGAAGAAAAAAAATACAGATAACTCTGAGGTTGGTAAAAAAGAGTCTAGCTCTAAAGAAGCGTCAAATATTCTAAAAAAGAATCTTAAGTCTCTTCTTAAACAGATGGATAAAGAAGGATTATCAAGAAAAGATATTCTTAAACTATTAGACGGTGAATAAAGATTTATATAACTCGGCCAAAGGTGAGATAGAATTTCCTCAAGACAAACAGGAACATATGAGAGTATGTTTCCATATGGTAAAAAATGCCGATGAAAACACCGAGGGATATAACAGAAATAAAGAACTTCAAGTACAATCGTTCATTGATTACAAACAATTAAAAAGAATTAAAAACTTTTTTGATAATTTCAAAGGAAGTGAAAAGCATCCATCGTTTATTTTGAACGGAGGTGTGGTTATTAAAAACTGGGTTAATGATGAACTTAGAAAAATGAGAGACTACACTAAAATGACAAAAAGAAATAAAATGGATACAGGGATGCAAAATCAATTTTTGGACCCTCATCAAAAGAAAGATTTTAATAATGTAAGACCATCTCAAGAACATTCAAAAACTGTGGATAAATACAATGCGGCAGTCACTGAAAGTTTAAAGAGAATAAATGAATTAATATCAAAAATATAAAAACATGGCACTAGAAATCGCAGTTGATTTAACACAAAATGAACCAAACGCACTAACAGCTGTTGCTGATATGGAAAGAGCTAAATTAATCCCAAGAAATGATTACAACGAAGTTGGTAATCAATATTCCGTAGTAAACCGTGACGCTTTGGCTGACGGGGATGCTAAAGGAAGAGGTACTGGTATTTTTTTAGATGTTTATAATGCAAATGCTGGAACAATTACTGATGTAGTTGAAAGAAAAAATGAAATTAAAATAAACAATTACAATTCTTCAAAACCATATCCTAATTTCTAATGAAATTAACTGAATCACTTAAAGGTTTAATATGCGAAATTGCGGCAATTGATGACATAATTAATGCCATCAAAAATAAGCATAAAGTAGTAATTTACTATGATGGTGATGAACCAGGTGGTAGAGGCATTAGAGAGATTGAGCCAGTGTGTTTAGGTATGAGTAAAGCGGGAAATAAGGTATTAAGAGCTTGGGATATGGAGGGTTCTTCTCACACTGATTATACAGGTGAACAACCTTTACCAGGATGGAGACTTTTTAGGTTAGATAAAATTTTGTCTCACAAACCAACTGGTGAAGTTTACTATGAACCTAAACCAGGTTATAATTTTAATGGTGACAAAAGCATGGTTAACGTAATAATAAATGCAAAATTCGGAAACGAAGGTCCACAACAAAACTTAGCTTAATATTATGAATGAAAACGATTTAATGAGTAGATTGGTAGCGTCAAAGGCTATTATGGATAATCCAAAATTTACTAAAAGCAGAAATACAATGAATGACGGATTACCTCCAACATCTTTACAAGATTTTGACGTACCTAATGCAAAATATAATATTCCTCAGGAATTCTTACAAGAATCTCCATCAATGAGTCAACCTTATTTATCTGAACTTCCTAAAGTTAATACAAAACCAGTTGGTGTACCAAGTGTTGATGCAATAAAAAGTTCTAAATTACCTGATGAGATTAAAAGATTAATGATTGAACACCCAATTGCACAAGCACAACAACAAGGAGGAGGAGCGACATTATCTGATGATTTAATTGAGAGAGCATCAAGACTAATGAAAAATGAAAATTCAAACAACTATATTCCTGAGTCTATTAAACCCAAAGCACAACAACAACCTCAAACACAACCTACATCACAAATTGATTATAAGTTAATTAAAAAAATGATTAGAGAAGCTGTTGATGAAGCATTACAAGAAAATGGATTAATGGTTGAGAGTAGTGAAAAGGCTAACGAGATGTTAAGTTTTAAAGTTGGAAAACACCTTTTTGAAGGTAAAGTAACAAAAATCAAAAAATTACTTTAAGGCATTTTCTTATTGGATATAAATTATTATATTTCTTTAAATATATTAATAATTTATGTCTAAAATCAATGTACTAGTCGTACCCTCCGATAGAACTGGAGTTGGTAAATTTAGGTCTATAGACCCTCACATTTTTCTTCAAAACTTATATCCTGAAGATTTCCATATAGACATCATATATGATGTCGCATATGACGATTTGGAATTCTTTAAAAAGTATCAAATAGTTTCTTTTCATAGAAGTATTGGTCCTGATTTTGAAAGAGCTAATCAGTTAATTCTCAAATTAAATGAACTTGGTATTGCCACTGTTGGTGATATTGATGATTATTGGATGCCAGGTAAAGAACATCCAATTCACGATGTTATCAGATTTAATAAAATCAATGAAAAAATTGTTGCAAACTTAAAAATTGCAAAATATGTTTCAACTACAACATCATTATTTGCTGATGAAATAATGAAAATGAATAAAAATGTTGTGGTGTTTCCTAACGCAGTTAACCCAAAAGAATCTCAATTTAAAGAACCAACACCTGAATCAGATAGATTAAGGATTGGATGGTTAGGTGGTTCGTCTCACTTACATGATTTGCAATTATTAGACCAATCATTTAGTAAGTTAGGTTCAATTAGTGATAAATTACAATATGTCCTTTGTGGATTTGATACAAGAGGAACTGTTACTGAAATTAATTCTCAAACAGGAGAACATGTTAAAAGAAATATCACACCTGAAGAAACTGTATGGGCATCATACGAAAAAATATTTACTCAAAACTATTCAACTATTTCTGAAGACTATAAAAAGTTTTTAGAAAAATACGTACAAGAATCTTACCCTAACGAAAATGATGAGGCATATGTTAGAGTTTGGACTAGACCTGTACAATCATATGCTAAGAATTATTCAAAATTTGATGTATCTTTGGCACCAATCAAAAACCACATGTTCAATAGAATGAAATCTCAATTAAAAGTTATTGAAGCTGGTTTCTATAAAAAAGCAATTATTGCATCAAATGTTGGTCCATATACTTTAGACTTAAAACATTGTTTAGACCATGGTAATTTTGTTGATGGGAACGCATTATTAGTTGATGAAAATAGAAATCACTCTGATTGGGCTAAATTCATTGATAAATTGGTAAAAAACCCAAACATGGTAAAAGATATGGGCGAAAGATTATATGAGACTGTAAAAGACACATATGATTTAAATGTTGTAACAAAAGCAAGAGCAGAATTTTATAAATCAATCGTATGATAAATAATATACCATTAAACAAATTTTTATTCTTAGATATTGAAACAGTTGGATGCGAATCTAATTGGGAAAACTTTAAGAAAAATAAAAAAGAACTTTCATTTCAATTTGAACACATTCAAGATAATCTTAGAAAAAGATTTCCTGAGGAATCTGATACACCTATTGAACAATTGTTTGTAAATAGGGCTGCTTTAGTTCCTGAATTTTTAAAGATAGTTTGTGTTAGTGTTGCATTTGTTATGGATGATGGAACAGTTAAACTACAATCTTTTCATAGTGAAGATGAAGGTAAACTACTTCAAGATGTGCAAAAATTATTAAATCGTACAGGTGATTTAGGATTCTACTTGTGTGGCCATAATGTTAAGGGATTTGATATTCCAACACTGGCTAAACGTATGATGATGTACGGATTAGAACCACCAAAATTATTACCAAGTTATGATACAAAACCTTGGGAAGTTAAAGCGATTGACACTAAAGACATATGGCAATATGGTGGATATGGTCAATTTGCATCTCTTGAACTAATGTGTGTTTGTATGGGTGTTGAGTCATCTAAAAATACAGAAGTAACAGGGAATAGAGTTCATGAGGCGTATTGGATAGATAAAAACATTGAGGGTATTGTAAAATATTGTGAGAAAGATGTTGAAGTTTTGATAGATATAATTAAAAAATTAAAACAATTAAAATGATGCAAGAAACTAATAGAGAAGAAGAATCTGATTTATGGAAACAGGTTCAAGAACAATTTGAAAAATTAAAATTACAAACAGGTATTGAATCTGACGAGGCTTACCAAAAAGAACTTGATGAAATACTTGGATTAACCGATGAAGATTTTAAAGAAATGGATGAAAGTACAACGTTACTATTATCAAGAAAAAATGTTCAAGTTCAATTGTTGGACAATCTCGCAGTTTATCCAAAATATGCTTACCCAACAGATTCTGGTTTTGATTTACATTCTACAATAGAATACACTTTACCATCTCTTGGTAGAGCCATAATTCCAACAGGAATTAAAGTATCTTTTGATGAAGGTTTGGAATTACAAATTAGACCCAAGAGTGGTTTAGCAATCAATCAAGGAATTACCGTTTTAAACACACCTGGTACTGTAGATGCAGGATATACAGGAGAACTCAAAGTAATTGTTTTTAACACAAACAAGAATGATTTTACAATTACAAAAGGTATGAAGATTGCTCAAGCGGTTTTTGCACCTGTAATAAACGGTAGACACATTAACTTTCAAACGGTTAGTGAAGTAGAAAAAAAAGATAGAGGTAATAATGGTTTTGGTAGTACAGGTATTTAAGTTAAGCTTATTTTATGGGAAAGTATTACGAAAATTTATCAACCTTAATAGAACTTATAAATAAATTAGATAAAAAAAATATTTTAGCAGAATTTATTTTGGACTGTATTGTCATGGCAAAAGACGCTCCTGACAAATCACCACATGAAATAATAAAAGAGGCGAAGAAAAAAAGACTCAAATAATGTTAACAGTAGCATATTCAACAAGAGAACACAAACCAGAATTTATTGAATACCTGAAAAAAAGTTCAGGATTTAAAAAAATTGAAGTTATTGAAAAAGTTAATAATGGTGAAAAATCTTTATCTCAAGTATATAATGAAATTTTGTCTGAATCAAAAACTGACATAATTGTTTTTTGTCATGACGACATTTATTTTGATACGACAGGTTGGTATCATAAATTAATGAAACATTTTGATAAATCAGATTATGGTATTATCGGAATGGCAGGTACAACTGATATGCCATCAAGTGGTAAATGGTGGGAAGATAGAAAAAAAATGATTGGAATTGTTAACCACGAAAATGGTGGAAAAAAATGGGAATCAAAATATTCCGAATCATTAAACAACAATATTGGTCAAACAATAATTGTTGATGGTTTATTTATTGCAATTGATAGAAGAAAAATTAAAAAAAGTTTTAACGAAGAATTTGAAGGGTTTCATTTTTATGACATCCCTTTTTGTTTTGAAAACCATTTAGAAGGTGTCAAAATTGGCGTAATAACAAATATTAGAATCACTCATAAATCTATTGGTCAAACCAACGAACAATGGGAAAAAAATAGACAGTTATTTGAAAAAAAATATAAGAACAACCTTCCATTAAAACTTCCTTTTGACCCAAAAAAAAGGCTTAAGGTTTTAATCTCTTGTTTATTTTTTAGAACATTCACAGGCTCTGAATTATATGTTTATGAATTAGCCAAAGGTTTACAAAAAGAAAATTGTGATGTTACGGTTATGTCACAAATAGGTGGACCATTGACCGACATGGCAAAAAAAGCGGGTATTAAATGCATAACATTTGAACAAGCACCAGGTTTTAAACTTGGAGATGGTGTGTGGACTTTTGACGCTGGAAATGGTGTACAAACTTCAACACCAAATATGATGTATAGAATCTCGGATGTTAATTTTGATTTGATACATATGCAACACAAACCAGTTGCTGAAAGAATGATTCAGTTTTATCCTGAAATTGACAAAATATATTCAATTCATTCTGAGGTTATAGAATTAGAAGACCCAATCACACATAAATCAATTAAAAAATATATTGCAATTAGACCTGAGATTAAAAACTATATGATTAATAATTTTGAAATCCCTGAAAAAGATATTGAAGTTATTTATAATCCTGTAGACAACGAAAAATTCAAATCAAAACCTTCAAAAGTTCAAAACGCTGTTTTATTTGTTGGTACGATAGATTATCTGAGAAGAGAAACAATTATGGATTTAATTGAATATACAAAAGATAATGATAAAGAACTTTGGTTAATGGGAGAAGACAAACAAAATTATTTGTCAACAATTTTAACACAATCTCACGTCAAACATTTTAACCCAAATTGGAATGTTGAAAAACTAATTAATGAGTGTGATGAAACAGCAGGAATACAATTAGGAAGAACTACAATTGAAAGTTGGTTATGTGGGAAACCAAGTTGGATTTATAAAGTAAATTCATTTGGAAATATTGAGTCTAAAGAAAAATTTGACCCACCTACTGATTTAGAAAAATACCATGTAAATAATGTTGTTAAACAAATCAAAGAACAATATTTAAAGATTCTCTCATGATTATTTTAACAACAACATATAATTGTGCTCCGTATGTTGAAAGGAGTCTACTGAGTATTATGTCTCAGAGATTTAAAGATTTCACTTGTTACATACTTGATGATGTGTCTACTGACAACACAATAGAAATTGTAAAAAAAACAATAGAAGGTGATTCAAGATTTATACTTGTTGAAAATCACACCAAGTTTTACCAACCAGGAAATTATAACCAAGTAATAAATTGGAGAGCGATACCTGGTGATGAAATTTGTGTTGAGGTTGATGGTGATGATTGGTTACCAAACTCAAATGTTTTTGATTTAATTAATGAAACATACAAAGACCCTGAAGTTTGGATGACAAGTGGTTCATTTAAATATCACGATGGAAGACCAGGGTTTGCGAATCCTCCTACTCACTTCACAAATGTTAGAAAACAAGCGTTTACCCTTTCTCATCTTAGAACTTGGAAATCTTGGTTATGGAAAAAAATTAAAGAAGAGGATTTAAGAGATGAAAATGGTAATTATTGGAGCGTTGCTGGTGACTTATCATTTATGTTTCCAATGTTTGAAATGTCAGGTCAAGAACATTATAGATTTTTACCAAACATAAATTACATTTATAACGAATCTAACCCAATCAATGACCATAAAGTCAACATGTCTAATGTTACTCAAACGGTAAATAAAATAAGAAATAAAACACCATACACAAAATTATGAGTTTTGACACAAGTATTGAGAACATTATTTTAGAACTCAATGAAACAAAAAAAATTGATAACATACTTCATATTGGAGCGTGTTTAGGTGAAGAAATATCATTCTACCAAAGACTACAACCTAAAAACATTTATTGGTTTGAACCTAACCCAAAATTGGTTAAACAACTTAACGAAAATGTTACTAAACAAGACTTTATAAGTATTGTATTTCCTTATGCCGTTAGTAGTAAAAAAGGTACCGCTGAATTTAACATTATTGAAAATACAACTAAAACAAATCCTGGATGCTCTTCATTACAGAATTTAAAAATTCATGCAGAATTATATACAGACATTACAAAAGTTGACACTTGCATTGTTGAGACAATTAACATTGATGAATTTCTTCGTGAAAATAACTTAGAATCAAATTTTGATTTAGTTAGTTTAGATACACAAGGTCATGATTTTGAAATATTAAATTCAAGTGACATTATTTTTAACGCAAAAGTAATTGTAATTGAAACTGCAAAAGTAGAACTTTACGAAGGACAAAAAGTTGATACAGAAATTGACGCTCTTTTAGAATCTAAAGGATACTATAAAAACTACTATCATCAATTCCATAATGTTTGGGGTGATAGTTTATACTTAAAAAAATAAAACTATGTCAGTAAAAACTGAAGTTGATAAGTGGATTGCCGATAAATGTAATGAAAGGTTAATAGCTAATTACCCGTTAGACGAAAACTCTTGGGTAATTGATTTGGGTGGTTATTTTGGTGCGGCAACACAAAAAGTTGTTTCAAAATATAACTGTAATGTTTTAGTGATAGAACCCGTAGAAGATTTTTACAATATTATTATTGAAAAGTTCAAGGATAATTCCAAAGTTATTGTTGAAAATAATGGAATTTCCACAGAAGAAAAAGAAGTTGTTTTGGATTACAACTACGATGGAACATCTTCATATACAAACACAAGTGAAATAAAAATAAATGTCAAATGTTATCCAATAGATTATTATCTGAAAAAATATAATATTGATAGAATTGATTTATTGATGGTCAACATTGAGGGTGAAGAATTTCCTCTTTTTGAAAAATGGATTAAAACTGATTTTTTGAATAAAGTTAATTATCTTGAAATACAATTTCATCCTTGGATTGATGATTCGGTTGAAAGAAAAAACAAAATTGAAAATGGTTTTGTAAATCTTGGATTTGAAAACCTATGGGATTATCAATTCGCATTTACATCTTGGAAAAATAAAAATTATTAATATGGGAAATTTAATCACAGCCAACTTAATGGGTGGTTTAGGTAATCAATTATTTGAAGCCGCCCACGCACTATCACAAGGTTGGAAACACAATAGAGAAACAGTATTCCTTCCACATTCTTGGACACCTGGTCAAGGTAGAGGTGCCGAAAATTATATTAACAATGTATTCAGAAATTTAAAGTTTATTGAAAGAGTTGAAGACACGACTACAGTAAACGAAGGACCTTTTGAATATTCAGAAGTTAATCCAGTAGAAGGAGATACCGCATTTCACGGATACTTTCAATCAACAAAAAATTGGTTTGGATTTGACGAAAAGATTAGAGAAATATTCCAACCACCTGTAGAACTTGTAGAAGAGTTCATGGGAAAATATCCCCAACTGTCTCAACCAAATACATTATCACTTCACGTTAGAAGAAGTGAGTATCTTCAGTTCCCTGAAATACACCCAACAATTAGTATTGAATACATCCAAGAAGCTTTAAAAGTTATTGGTGAATATTCTACTGTGTTTGTATTCAGTGACGACCACGACTTTGTAAAAGAGAATTTAAATTTCCCTTCAGTTATTTTTGTTAACGAACCTGAAGATTATAGAGAATTATGGTTGATGGGATTATGTCAAAATCATATTATGTCAAACTCTACATTCTCATGGTGGGGAGCTTTCTTAAATAAAAAAATAAACAAAAAAATTGTTGCCCCATCTCGTTGGTTTGGTCCAAGAGGTCCTGAAGCAAAAGATATCTACGAACCATACTGGAATGTAATTCCTTGTGATTGGGTTGAGGGCGGTAAATTAATGCCGATTAAAAATGATTAATACAAATCCTAACAACAAAACATGTGAAATATCTCACATCCAATATACCGTAAAAACTAACAATTATAACTTGATTGGTGACGTTATTGAATTTGGAACTTTTACGGGAGGGAGCACAAAAACCTTATCATCATTATTTCCTGATAAAACAATATTCACAATTGACCATTTTCAAGGGTTAGAACAAACCAACAAGAACGTACCAAGTGACAGTGATTGGATTGAAAGAGCATTCGCATTAGATAATCCATTATATGTTAATAACCATAATGTACCTAAATCTATTGATGAAGTTAGAGAAAGATTTGTAGGATTTAATAATATCAAAATGATTATCTCTGATGTTCACGAATTAACAGAACCATCTGATTATGGTATTGGTAAAATTGCTATTTGTAATTTAGATGTTGATATCTACGAACCAGCAGTGTCAGCGTTAGAGTTCTTAACTAAATGTGAATGGTCAGAAGTATTCATCAGATTTGACGATTGGCACGGTGGTGAAAAAGAATATGACCAACATGAAAGATTGGCATTTACAGAATGGATTGAAAAATATAACTATAAATTTAACATCACTCATGGAGGATATATTGGTGGTGTATATGTAAAACGATAAAATGATTAACACAAATCCAAACATAGATTCTTGTACATTAGAAACTCTCTGTTCTGTTATCCAAAACTATAATTTAGTTGGGGATGTTTTAGAATTTGGAACATGTACTTGTCAAAGTGCAATTCAATTAGCAACCTCATTACCTGAAAAAACTATTTTTACAATAGACCATTTTAAAGGGTTAGAAAAAACTAATAAACCTTTACCATTCACAAGTGACTGGAGTGAAGGGTCTTTCGCTTTAGGTGCTTGGAATGCAATAGGAGAAGATTTTCCAAGAACAATAGAAGAAGCGAAACGTAAATTATCCACAAGACCAAACATTACACTTATCTTGTCTGACATTCATAAACTAACCGAACCTGCAGATTATAATATTAAAAAGATTGCAATTTGTAATGTGGATGTGGATATCTATGAACCAACCGTATCATCATTAGAATTTTTAACTAAATGTGAATGGTCAGAAGTATTTATCAGATTTGACGATTGGCACGGTGGTGAATCAGAATATGACCAACATGAAAGATTGGCATTCACAGAATGGATTGAAAAATACAATTACCAATATGAAGTCGTATATGGCGGATTATATGGAGGAGCAATAATAAAACGATAAAAATGGAAAAAAAATTAATTAGAAAAGTATCTGATTGGTGGGGTGAATATGATTGTTCATCAAACCGTAACATGCCAAAACACATTCAATGGCTATCAAGAGACACCGAAACACCACACGAAGTGAGTGTTTATGTTGATAACTACATCAAAGATTGGGGATTCAATGACCCAAAAAGAGATAAGATTGGGTGGTTATTAGAATCACCTCAAATGAATGAAGGTACCATCAAATATCTCGTTGACAACATTGATATGACAAGAGAACATTTCAAATGGATTTTCACTTGTATGGATAGTCTTATTGAATTAGGAGCTCCATTTGTATATAACATTTCAAATGCAGTTCCTTGGATTTGGGAAAAAAACAGAGCAATTCATCCTAAAACTAAATTGGTATCAATGATTGCATCTAACAAAGGATGGTTACGTGGACACCAAAATAGATTACAGTGGGTTGAAAGATTGAAAGATAAAGTTGACTTATTTGGTTCAGGAAGACCAAATCAATTAAACGATAAAGAAGATGGGTTAAGAGATTATATGTTTTCAGTAGCAATTGAAAATGATGACTCAGACACTTATTTCACAGAAAAATTAACTGACTGTTTTGCCATGGGTACTGTACCAGTATATTATGGTTCAAGAAAAGTTGTTGAAAAATACTTTGACCCAACTGGTGTTATTTTCTTAGAAGATGATGCTGACTTGTCAACATTGACACCAGAAAAATATCAATCATTAATGCCAGCAATTGAAAGAAATTTTGTTGCAGCAAATAATCTACCTGTATCTGAAGACTACATGTGGGAAAATTATCTAAAAAATTTATTTTAATATGAAATATCTAGTACTTGGCTCATCAGGGCAAATTGGAGCAGAACTTTGTAAATTTTTAAAGAAAGAAGGTCACGAAGTTTTAACATTTGATATAGAAAACGATTCTATACAAGATTTAAGAATTAAAGGAATTGTTGATTCACACATTAACGAAGCAGATTTTGTGATGTTTTTAGCGTTTGATGTTGGTGGTTCAAGATATTTGAAAAAATATCAAAACACTTATGACTTTATTGATAATAATGCTAAACTTATGGTTCATACATTTAACTCGTTGAAATCATACAGAAAACCATTTATTTTTGCATCATCTCAGATGTCCAACATGTCATATTCCCCATACGGGATTGCAAAGGCTTTAGGTGAATCTTACACAAGAGCGTTAGGAGGTATCACAGTTAAGTTTTGGAATGTTTATGGTCCTGAACACAATTTAGAAAAATCTCACGTAATTACTGACTTTATCTTAAAGGCAAACAATTATGGACACATTACCATGATGACCGATGGAACCGAACAAAGACAATTCTTACACGCTGAAGATTGTTCAAATGCATTGATGATTCTTTCTCAAAAATATAATGAAATAGATAGAGACAAAGAATTACACATTACAAATTTTAAGTGGGAGTCTATTCTTGAAGTTGCATTAATTATTAGCGAAGAAATACCTTGTAGAATTACTCCAGGGAAAGATACTGATACAGTTCAACTCAATAAAAGAAATGAACCAGACCCTTATGTTTTGAATTTTTGGGAACCAAAGATTTCATTAAGAGAGGGTATAAAAAGAATAATTAATGAAATGATATGAAAAAAATAGTAGTATTAGGTGGAGGTGGATTCATCGGAGGACACCTTGCAAAAAGATTAAAAGAAGAAGGTAATCACGTTAGAATCTGTGATATTAAAAAACACGAATACTTCTTTCAAGATGAAATATGTAACGAGTTTATTTTAGGGGATTTAACAGACCCTAAGGTCGTAGATTTAGTCATTGAAGAGGGAGTTGATGAAGTATATCAATTAGCTGCTGACATGGGTGGAGCTCTTTATATCTTTACTGGTGAGAACGACGCAAATCTTATGCACAACTCAGCAACCATCAACCTAAACGTATCAAGAGAATGTGTTAAGAAAAAAGTTGGAAAAGTATTTTATTCTTCTTCGGCTTGTATGTATCCTGAACACAACCAACTTGACCCATTAAATCCAAACTGTGAAGAAAGTTCCGCATATCCTGCGAACCCAGATTCAGAATACGGATGGGAAAAATTATTCTCTGAAAGAGTATTTTTGGCATACCATAGAAACTACGGATTAAATGTAAGAATTGCAAGATTCCATAACATATTTGGGCCGCAAGGTACTTGGAAAGGTGGTCGAGAAAAATCGCCAGCAGCAATGTGTAGAAAAGTCGCTGAAGCTAAAGACGGAGATATTATTGAAGTGTGGGGTAACGGTATGCAAACACGTTCATTCTTATATGTTGAGGAATGTGTTGAGGCAGTTCTAAGATTAATGAACAGTGACTTCACTGGACCTGTTAATATTGGTAGTGAAGAAATGGTAACAATCAACCAACTTGCTGGAATGGCAATTGCAATTTCTGAAAAGAATTTAGAAATCAAAAACATTGATGGAGAAGAATTTGTTCAAAAATATGGATTCAAATGTCCATTAGGTGTTAAAGGTAGAAATTCAGATAATAAACTTTACCGAGAAAAAATTGGATGGGAAGTTAGTCAACCACTTTCAATTGGGCTAAAAAAGACTTATAATTGGATTAAGTCACAAGTTGACCATGTAGAACTTAACACTCCTTGGATTTATGAAAGTCCTGATGGTGGTAATTCAATCTACAGAAGAGAACCAGGTAGTTTAGAAAAACAAAAAATTAAATAAAATGGTAACAGTTCCTGTTAGTGTTGGAGAAATGATTGATAAGTTATCAATCCTCCAAGTAAAAAAGAATAATGTAAAAGATGAAAACAAATTAGTCTTCATCAACAAAGAGTTTGAATTACTTTATAATTTTTCTTCAGAGTATCTTAGTAATTTAGAAACAGAATCAATTTATCACAGATTGGTTGAAGTCAATTCTAATCTTTGGGAGGTTGAAGACAAATTAAGAATCATGGAAAAAGAACAAAGATTTGATGATGAATTTATATCCTTAGCAAGGAAAGTATATTTTACGAATGATGAAAGATTTACATTAAAAAATGAAATTAATCTAATAACGGATTCAGAAATCCGAGAGATTAAAGATTATGTAAAGTATTAAATAATAAAAAAATATTAATGGGTAAAACAACCAGAAGACAACCGACTCAAACTCCCACTCAAGAAGAGGGAATCGTCAAAACAAAAAAACAATTAATTTGTTCAATTGTAAAAAAGAAAACTAAACAAAAATTTTTATCTGAAAGTCAAAGAATTTATTACGAAACATTATTATCAAACCAAATAACAATTTGTTCAGGCCCAGCAGGTGTTGGTAAAAGTTATATTGCAATGAAATGTGCTGTAGACTTATTAGTTGACCCTGAAACACCATTTGAAAAAATTATTATTGTTAGACCAGCAGTTGAAGCAGAAGAAAAACTTGGAAGTTTGCCTGGCGGTGTTGAAGAAAAATTAGACCCTTATATATTCCCATCATATTATCTTTTAAATAAAATAATTGGTAAAGAATCAAGAGAAAAATTGAAAGATATTGAAGCGATTGAGGTTTTTGCGTTAGCTTACATGAGAGGAATGAATATAGATAATTCAATTCTTATTTTTGAAGAGGCACAAAACTCAACTCCAAGTCAAATGAAACTCTTATTAACAAGGATTGGTTTCAATTCAAAATTTTTTATATCAGGTGATTTAGAACAATTTGATAGGCACAAAGATAAAACACAAACAGGATTGTGGGACGCATTGAAAAAATTCCAAAACATGAACGATATTGGTGTTTTTGAATTTAGTCCTGAGGACATTGTTAGAAATCCGTTGATTTCAGACATATTAAAAAGATACGAAGAATGAAAATAGGAATAGAAATTAATGGAGTACTAAGAGACACTCTGAAAAAAGTTCAACAAGAGTATGAAAAGTGGTACCTCAATGAAAATTTGAAGGAACTGAAACTAATTGAGGATGACCCGACCATTGAAAGAAAGATAATATCAGATGTTACTTCATTAGAATTAACCAAACATTTATCATTTAAAGATGAAAACGAAGTTTATAATTTTCTATACAAAGAACATACCATGGAAATTTTTGGTCATGCAGGTTCTGTTGAGTATAATGGGATGAGTGATTTAAATGATTTTTATTTTGATATGAGAGATTCTCACGAAATCATTATTGTTTCTGATGAAATTGGAAAATCAAAACCAGCATCTCTATTCTTTTTAGCTAAGTTTGGTTGTTTAGTTGAAAACATTAAATTTTATAGTGAAATTACAATTAATTCATTATGGGATTCAATAGACATTTTACTTACAGCAAATCCTAATCTATTATTAAATCACCCAACAAATAAACGAGTAATAAAATTTAATACTGATTACAACTCCAACATTAAAGTTGAGAATGAAATATCAAGTATGAAAGAACTCAAAACAAAAATAGAACAAATATATGCTTAATGTTTTAGGAGAAAATTATTATGTAGATTTAGATGCCATTGAAGAGTATCTTGATATGACTGATGAAGTATCTATCGAACCAACAAGTGGTACAACAGAAATGAGAATTAATATCATAAAATTTGAAATGGTTAAAATGATGTTAGAAACTGTATTATCAGAACACGACGATGTTGATGAGAGTTTAGGTATAAAATCATCTACAAAAACAAGTATCCCTTTCAAAATTGCATTTAACAGTTTATTAAATAAAAACCTTATCAATCATTATTAATATGGAAAATACATTAAAAGAAAAAGTACTTAAATCCATTGAAGTATTAAAAAACAAACAAGCAAGAATTTATTTCCTAACACAAGATACAAAAGGAAATGCAAAAGCTTCTGTTAGATTTATATACCAAGTAGCAAAAACACTAAAAGATGCAGGATTCAATCCAATCATCTTACACGAAAAAAACGACTATGCTGGTGTTGCAAAATGGCTTGGCGAAGAATATATGAATATTCCTCACAGAGTTATTGAAGGTCAAAATTTAGAAATATCTCCTGAAGATTTTTTAATTATTCCTGAAATTTTTGGTTTCATGATGGAACAAGTTAAACAATTGCCTTGTGCTAAGGTTGTTTTGGCACAGTCTTACGCTTACATTGTTGAAACTCTACAACCAGGTCAAAACTGGGCACAATATGGTTTCTTTAAATGTTTAACAACAACAAATAATCAAAAGGACTATATTGAAAGGGTAATGAGACAATCAACGTGTGATGTTATCAAACCTTATATCTCAGAAAACTTCCACCCTAAATCACAACCACCAATGCCAATTGTTGGTGTTCATACTAAAGAACAAAGTGACGCAATTAACATTATTAAAACATTTTATTTAAAATTCCCTCAATATAGATGGTTTACATTTAGAGATTTGAGAGGACTTACAGAAGTTGAGTTTTCTAATTCACTAAGAGATTGTTTTGTTAGTGTTTGGATTGATGACGAAAGTGGATTTGGTACATTCCCATTAGAATCTATGAAATCTAATGTTCCTGTAATTGGAAAAGTTCCAAACTTGCCAGCAGAGTGGATGACTGAAGAAAATGGTATTTGGATTACAGACAAAACTTTATTCGCAGATGTAATTGCAGACTTTATTCAAAATTGGTTAGAAGATAATATCAAACCTGAAATGTATGAAGAAATGAAAAAGACATCAGACAAATACTCAAATAAACAAGAATTTGAAAGTTCTGTGACAACTTTATTCTCAAAGTTTTTAAGTAACAGAGCAGATTCATTTGAAGAACAAATCATTAAAACAGAAGAATAATATGGAAAATAAATTATCATTATCAGTTATACTACCAATTAAGTCAGCAAAAGCAAAAGACTTTGACGAACTTTTTGGAAAAGCAATTAATTCTTTAAAAGAACAAAAAGTTGATTTTGAAGAATTAGTAATCGTCCATACTCAAGAAGAAACTTTAATTAGTGTTTTAGATAACTATGACTTTGGAAATATAAATGTTACCAAAGTATTATGGGATAAAGAACCAAACTATGCATCACAAGTAAATTATGGTATTGAAAAAGCAAAAGGTACTTGGGTTTCACTATTTGAATTTGATGATGAATACTCATCAATTTGGTTTAAAAATATAAAAAAATATTCAGAATCATATCCCGATGTTCAAATGTTCTTACCTGTAGTTGTTGAGGTTGATGAAAAAGGGATGTTTGCAGGATTCACTAATGAGGCAACTTTTGCGGCAAATTTTAGTCAAGAAATGGGATTCTTAACTAATGAAACTTTACAAGATTATCAAAACTTTCAAACCGCAGGTTCTGTTTTTAAGAAATCTGTGATTGAAGATTTTGGTGGGTTTAAATCATCAATAAAATTAACCTTTGTTTACGAATTTTTATTAAGATTATCTTATAATTCTGTATCAATCATGACAATACCTAAGTTAGGATATAAACATGTTAACATGAGAGAAGGTTCAATATTTTGGACATATAAGAACGGAGAAAACAAAATGATTGAGGACGAAGTTAAGTTTTGGATTCAAACTGCAAAGAAAGAATATTTTTTTACTGACGATAGAGTCATAAAATACCAATCAGAAAATGCATAAATGCAAGAAACTCTATCTGCACAAACAGAAGATGTTTCATCCAAAAAAAGAGGTAGAAAGGCAGTCAAAGAAAATTATTTTGATGTAAGAGAAGAAACCGCAGTTAGAAAATTTTTAATTGCTGAAACCTCATACGAAAAAAACAAAATATATAATGAATTCTTAAGAGCTCCTCTTGATAAGATGATTTCATCAATTATAAGACGTTACAAATTGTATCGTAAAGATATGGATTTTATTGAAATTCATACAGACACACATTCTTTTTTGATGACTAAGGTTGATAAATTCAAACCAGACAAAAACAAAAAAGCATATTCATATTTTGGAACGATTTGTAAAAATTATTTAATGGGTCAAATCATTAAAGACCAAAAAGAAACAAATCGTAAAATTTCATATGAAGACATTTCTTCAAGTATTGAAGAGAGACCTGACATGATTTATCGTATAGACGACGATATTGTTGAAACTGATGTTATAATAACTCAATACCTTAAAGAACTCAAAGATTTCATTGAAACTGAATCATTGAACGATAATGAAAAAAAATTAGGTTACGCATTAATTGATTTATTTGACAATTACGAAACTATATTTTCAGGTGCAGATAATAACAAATTCAATAAAAATGTCATACTACTTTCATTAAGAGAAATGACAAATCTTAGTACAAAAGAGATAAGAAGTTCAATAAAAAGATTCAAAAAACTTTATTTAGTTATTCAACATAAAATGAAAAACTAATTAAAACTATTTATAGGTATGCCAAGACCACAAAGAAAAGAAATTAATTTTACTAAAGATTCTATTTTAGCTCTTATGCAAGAAATTTATAATGAACTTGTAGAACAAAGACAAACCGCGATAAGAATCCAAAATAAAATGTTATCTATGTTAAAGGACCCAGAGGATATGACAACTATCGGGCCAGTTATTGAAAAACAACAAAAAATTGTCAACGAATGTGTTGAAAAGAAAATTAGTCTTTCAAAACTTCAATCAGGCATTTGGGAAAAATCAAACAATAATACTGAATCATTTTCTCTTGCCGATTTAGATGATGATTTAATTCAAAATCTTATAGAGAAAGATATTTCCAATGATGAGGAAACTTATAAAATGAGATAAGATATGCAAGCAGCACCAGATTTAAATTCTTTAGGACTAGATATATCTTCAAAGATTACTGCAATTAAAACTGCAGTAGATACCTTAAAGCAAGAAAAAACTTTAAAAAAGTCTGTTGCTAATTCATCATCTTCTGCCGTCTCACAAATAACCTCTCAGTTAGATAAAATTAAAGATTTACAAAAAAGATACCAAAGAGAACCTCCAACCTCTTTGGATAAACTATTAGATTTTTTATCACAAACTAGAGGAAATGGTGACAATACTATAAAGTATTTAAGAAAAAAAATTTTAGAGGTGTCAGTAAAGATTGAACCTGAAGTGGTCAATATTCTTAAGGAGCAATCTATGAAAGCTTTAGGTTGTTCACAAGAACAAAGTTATAAAGGAGTTAGCCCACAAAGTCTACAACTACAACCATTACCTTTAATACCACAAGGACCAAATGATGGTTCAATATACATTCCTGTTCAATCGGTTGATTTTTTTTCTAACTTAAAACAATCACCAACGACAAACTTTGGAAAAGTATATTATGAAAAGCCAGAGCCATCTGCAGACACAACTTTCAAACCTTTTGGTGGAGAGACTAACTTTCCAATGAATAAACAATTATATCAACTAACTAACGAAACTGGCAGGTCTTTATCTCAAATTTTAGGTACAAATTATAAAGGTAAATCAGGTCAAAATTTGTTTGATGTCCAATATACAAAAACAAATGGATATGGAGTAACTGGTGATTATTTTAGAGTTATATTAATTGATAGGTTAAATAATAACGGAGCAAGTTTAAATAATAAGGTTGGTGAGTTTATTAGTGATTATTATAGTACAATAAATTTGGTCGACCCTGTTGATATTGGTGCCCAAATAGTTAATGTAATTTCAGGGGCAATGAACATTAGTGCAAAAATCGGAATTGGAGAACTTCAAAACCAATCAAAATTTGCATTAGTTGTTCAAAGAATATTAGGGTTATGTTTTGATGACCGTACTGAGATTGATGTAAGTGGTATTGCCAAAGTAGCAGAACTTGATGGAGTTGATGATACTTTTTTTGAATTGAACGAAATTGATTTAAGAAACATTGACCAGAACATTTCAAATGTTCAAAACGGGGTAATGGAATTTGAAGAATGTGATAATGTAAAAGTACCTGTTGATTCAGAATCTCTTGTTGACCAACTTATCTTATTTAGAGATAAATTAAGTGGACAAACAACTGAAGAAAAAGTTAAAACGTTAGAAACTATAATTGATTCAATTTCTCAAAATCCTGAGTGGAAGTCAAAACTTCCTTCAAGTTTTAATGCAAACATATCAATTGATAAGAATATTCTAAAGAAAATAGCTTTATCTGTTGTCGCAGGTATATTAACTCCAAAGAATTTATTACCCGTATTTTCGTTGTTATATGTTATACAATCAGGAGCAACATATACCTACAATCAAGCGGTAACAAGCGGAAACACATTAGTTAGTTCAGGGAACACGTTAATTAATTCAGGAACCACATTATTATCACAAACAAGTAATATTATTACTGACGGTAAAGACTTCTTACAAAAGTGGAGAACATTTTCAATAGAAATGATTACCAAAATTAATGTAATCTTTTTAGAGACATTATTTCAAATATTGAAAAGGGATTTGTTACTTTTAATTGGGGAAATTGTCATAGATATTGAGTCAAATAAAATCATGAGAAAGTATCAAAAAATTTTAGCATTAATTGCAGTTGCGTATGGGATTACACAACTATTGAAAGATGATTACAGGAAATGTAAACCTTTGCTACAAGACATCTTAGCAATATTGAATGTTGTTGAAAGCGCAGGTAAAGTTCTTGGTATTTTCAAAAAGGACATTCCATTATCACTATTAGCATTTTCAGATGGATTACCAGGGTATTCTCCTGAAAGAGCTTTTATTAATGTGATTGAAGGTCTTCAAAAGATTGGGGTTCCTACAGGTGTTTTACCTGATGGGTCTCCTAATTTAATGTTGTTATATAATAAAATTACCCAAGACGGCATTGGTAAAGAAAAAAAGAATGAAAAAATTGAAGCCTTTGGTGTTGGTGTTACAGGTATGGTTAAAGTTTATGGAGTTCCAGTATGATAAAAGAAGACTTTGAAAATATAATTAACGAGCAATCAAATTTAAAAAATTTGCCAAATACAACTTTAGCAAATTTTATGGATTTATTATCTACTGATTTTGAAATAACAAAAGATAATATTATAAAACAAACAATTTATTTAGATAAATTAGAAGAATTGTATAATAACATTTTAAAAATATATCAAGAAAGAAATGGGTAAGGTAGACGATAATTCAATATTATTTCAGGCACAGGTTTTAAACTCTGATGACCCAATGATGCTTGGTAGAGTTCGCGCGATTAGATTAATTGACAATCTTGACGATATATTAAGAAGTGTTACCGACCCACCATGGAATGAAGAAAAAGATATATGGACAAGTAGAGACCCATTAATATTCACACCATTATTACCGTATTTTATTTATCAAGTTCCAAAGAAAGATGAATTAATTCAAATAATGTATCTTAATAAAGATTACAGATTTCAGAATCAATTCTACATACAAGCATCTGCGTTTTCATCCCCAACAACAACTTTAAAAGAATATTGGTATGGTGGTAATAAATGGTCAGGGAATGGAACTCAAATTGTAAATCCCAATCCTTTAAAAAATCAAAACGGAACTTATAAAGATGGTGCAATACATGCTGGGGTATTCCCACAACCTGGTGATAATGCCATATTAGGAAGAGGCAGTGCTGACTTAGTTGTTAAGCAAGATGAAGTTTTATTAAGAGCGGGTAAATTTGCAGAAGAGAATTTACAACCAAATATATTACCTGTTGCAAATCCAAAAAGAGCCTTTTTACAATTATCAAGATTTCAAACAACTAAAGAAGTACTTCCACCAAAAACTTATTTTGAGTTCAAAGAAGAAGTTGTATTAGTAAAATACCTTATTGAATGGGTTATTGTAAATCCTGAAAACACTAAAGATATTTTTACGGGAGATATATACCTATACCAATTAAAATCTGACCCGTCAACTAACTCTAAAAACTTAACTGTTGGTAGTGCGGTTGCTTCAAATCTTAAAACAATTGTTTTTAAACAAGAAATTAAAGGTAATACATTAGATATTATTGAACAAATTAATTCTTTTATTAGAGCATGTAACAACACTAATTTTTATAATGGAAACCAACTTTTTCCTGATAACCAAGACAGTACAAAGTTCCCTATATTCTATAGACCAACAAATGAAGTTTATACTAAAATAAATCCAAGTACTCCTTCAGGTCAAACAAATACAATAATCATTAATAATCTTTCAAAGATTTATAAAGGAATTAAAATAAATCCAAGTATTAAAGGTGGATATGGTTTAATTTACACAAAAAATAATGTTGGTATTGTCGGAGCATACGTTAAGAAAACAGCAGCTCAATCAAAATTTATCACCCAACAAGCAACCTACAGTACTTTAGGTGGTGATAAAGTATTTTTATTATCTCACAATTCTGTAATACCTGGTAAAGGTGGTCCGATAAATTTTGACAACACTTTATACGGCATAACACCTCAACAGTATGGTGATGAAATTATGCCAAAGACATCAAGTATGGTAAGGGGAGAAGAGTTAATGGAATTGATTAATTTAATTGTTCAATTCTTAATTACACATACTCACGCTTATCCTGGGTTAGCTCCAGTCCCTGTGACTGAGAGTGGAGTTAATGTAACATCACTTACTTCAGAACTACAAAATGCCGTTAATAAAATTCTTAACAGAAATATCAGACTTAATTGATATTTATTGAAAAAGATAGATGTCAATTTTAAGGTCATACATAGATAAAAATAATACAATCACATCAAATTCATACGTAAACACGGCAAGAAATCCTGTTGTTGAGTTGAATTTTGGTGCTTCGGATTATGTTATTCCAAACTACGGATACACAAGATATATCTTTGATTTAGACTTAGTGTTACTTAGAGAAGATATTGTAACAGGAGTTATCTCAACAGGATGTACTTCAGCAATGACTCACACACTAAAGATGACAAATACATCTTCATTTGATAATGAATTACTTAATTCATTTATGTCAAATGAAAGAAGAAGAGCAACATCATTTGATTTAATTTTATTCAGAATCCCTAAGACTTCAGGTGCCACTGGTAACCCACAATATTGGGATGAGGGTGTTGGATATGATTATAACGACTTTAACATTGCAAAAAATAGTGCAATAGGTGGTTCATCCCCACTTACATACGTAGATAGCAGAGCCTTTTCAACAAGACCTTCAAACTGGTACCAAACCACAACATTAGATACATGGTCTCAACCTGGTATCTATAACAACAAAAATGAAGGTACAGTTAACTTCTCAGGACTTACAATTGTAGCAAGACAACATTTCCAATTAGGTAATGAAGACCTTGATATGGATATGACGGATGAAATTAACGGAATATTACACGGAACAATAACAGGTGTTACAGGGTGGGGTTTGGCTTACTTACCTCAAATTGAAAACATTACAGGACTTACAGACAGTTACAGTGTAGCCTTTTTCTCAAAGGATACTCAAACATTCTATCAACCTTTTTTATTAACAGATTATGACGATTTAATTAAAGACGACAGAAATCAATTCTTAAAAAACCAAGAAAACAAATTGTATCTTTACGTTTATCAAAATGGTGATTTAGTTAATTTAGATTCAGACCCATTTGTTAGAATTGAAGATAGACTTGGAGATGCTGTTTCAGGAATGTCATCTTTAAACACTTGTTTAAGAACAAAAGGAGTATATGAAGTTATTGTACCAAATGGATTTACAGGTTCGCCAACACCTTGTCAATATTTTGATATTTGGTCGGGGTTAACAATTAACGGACAATGTATCCCAAATGTTAAAAACCAATTTATACTTCAACCATATAGTGCGGGAATTCAAATTGGACCAATATCAAAAGAACCTCAAATCTACGGATTTGATTTCTACGGTATATTACAAAATGAACAAATTTTAAATTCTGATATTAGAAAGGTTGGGGTTACAATTAAGAAAGCCTATACAGGTCAACAAGTTCTTTTGAACGTTTCTGCATCATATAGAGTATATGTTATGGAAGGAACTACTGAGGTGTTAGTTCAGGATTGGACACCAGTTAATAGAACACCTAATGAATATTATTTCATTTTTGATATGAGAGATAAAATACCAAATCAATATTATGTTGATATTCAAGTGAGCACTTCGGGTGAGAAAGATACTTATAAAAGACAATTAACGTTTAATATCGTAAATACAAAACAATCATGAGTAAGATAGTAAAATTAACCGAATCAGATTTAAGTAATCTTGTTAAGAGAATTCTTGACGAGCAAATGGAAGAACCTTCAAACTACATGTTCTTCAGTAATTTAGAACAAATTAAAAGACAATGTGAAAGATTATTAGAACTTGACCCTCACATGATTGATGATATTTTAAATAATGGTCACGATTGGGCTGATGACCATGTAACTGAAGCCAAAACAAATATGGACCAGGTTTTTGATTTCTTAATGAACGAAACAAAAAAACAACGTCAATACGTTGATTATGAAGATATTCATGAAGGTAGAAAAAAAACAGGTACAAAACTTTGTGCAAGAGGAAAAGCAGCCGCCAAAGCAAAATTCAAGGTTTATCCAAGTGCTTATGCAAACGGTTATGCAGTTCAAGTTTGTAAGGGAAGAATGCCAGGTACAGACGGTAAAAAACATTGTTCAGGTACCTATTGTTAATTCCTAAAATTATCCTTATCTTTGGAAAATGGAAAACAAAGTGGTGGGATATATCCCACGTTTATTATTCAAAATATATTTGAGTCTTAAAGAAAGATTTGACCCTACCCCTCCTATACCTGAAGAGGAAAGAATCACCGTAGAAATTTGTAAAAAATTAATTAATGACCCTGATTCAGAATTAACCTACGCACCAATTTCCGCAAAAAGATTTATTAAGAACGAAAGTAAAAGTATGTTTGTTGTTATTGAACATCACACAATTAACTTAATAAATCACGTATATAGTTATTCGGTTTATCTTTCAAAAAACTCAGACTACAATGAAATTATTGGAGGTTTTGATAAAATCTTAGAAATTAAGAGACAGTCTTTAGAAGATGAAATTACAAGTAATATTCAACATTCTTTACAGACTATTTTGAAGAAACTTGATTAGTATTTTCTCTAATCACCCTTCTTATAATTGTGGACAATTCTTCATTTTTTGGTTCATAATGAGTCATCTTAGGTTTATTGCCTGTACCTGATTTTGAATGTGTTTTTTCTGCTTTTCTTTTTTGTTGACATGCAGATTTTTTTTGTGATGCAGACATTTTAGATGCGACTCCCGCGGCTCTACATTTTGGATAACCCTTATCACTTGCCTCAGGTCTTCCACAAGGTGGATGTTTACCATCAACTTTTCTACATATATTAACCCAAGGTCCCTTAGGTTGTTTACTACCCTTTGGTTTCTTTTTTGTACCAAACCAAACTGCCAAATCTTCTTTAAGTGGCCCTACTGCTTTTTGTATTAATTTTTCAGGTAATTCTAAATCTCCAATATTGCTCCCTTCATCATCATTTTGACCAGTGTAAAATTGTTTTAAATATCTATCAATTTCTGCAACCCTATCTGTTCTTGCCTCAATTTTTTTTCTTTCTTCAGGTGACTCTTTAAAATCACCATCCGCTTCTTCATACGCCAATTCAGCATTCTTATAATGATAAACAGGTTCAGTATAAGGACCAAGTTCTTTATTTTTCCAAAGTTGCGGTGCTAATACAATAGGAACTTTAAATTTTCCTGAACTTGATGCACCAGTTGCTTCATTTATTGGTCTTTTTTTCATATATTACAATAAATATCATTAAAATTATTATGGAGAACGAAAAAATACCAACAAAACTTTTATTTGGAAGCATTGCTGTTTATAAAACAGAAGATGTTGATTTAATCATTGACACAATGAATTTTGAACAATCTTTTTTTTATGTTATGCAAGCAATTCAATATGGACATAATTCAAACCTTTTCACACTACAAGAAAGTGAATTAATATCAAAAGCATTAAGAATATTAAATAAAGGATTAAATTCTGAAGAATAAAAAAAGGACCTCACGGGGTCCTTTTTCATTTATAGTTTGTTTCCACAAGACGGACAGAATTTGTAATTCTTTTTTGTCTTGGTCCCACACTCAGTACAATATTGTCTAATTTCTTCAACATTAATATTTTTTGTACTCAAAGGTTGAATCTTAAAGTTAATTATATGTAACGTATAATAATTGAATTGTTCATATGAATTGGTGAAGTCTTGATTAGATTGCTCACCTTTTTCAACTCTACCTGTTTCAATTGATTTATTGTTTTTCTTACTTGGTTTTGATGACCTCAACAATGTATTTGATACATCAAATTTACTTTTTGAAGTGGTTGGTGTAACAGAACTTGTAAAAATCGCATTTGAAGTATTGTAACTTGTTGTAGTTGTATTATATCCCACTCCTCCTGTGGTACTAATTGTTGTTCCAAATTGTGGAGTATAATCATTAGTACGACTTCCGTAGACTACACCACTCCCATACATAGCTCTGTTAGAAATAAGAAAATTATTATTAATTTCTTGTTCATCATAGAACTCAATTAATACATCCCCATTTAAATCAATTGCAGACCTATTTTCAGACGTATCTTTTACATTGTAGGTACTGAACTCAAACTTGTTATTAGAGTCAAGGAAACGTTCTAAAAACACTCTCTGACCTGGTCTTAATACAACACCACTCGTGGAAATGTATTCACCATTTAATTTAATCTTACAGAGAACCGATTTTTGTTTAGGATTGTGAATTTCAAATTCAAAATTGTCTTTATCATTTAAGAAGACAATGTGGCCATTATAGACCTTTAAACGTGACTTTTTCTTTGTGATGTGCGCAGTCGGTTTGCCCACTTGTGTTGCGTAATTCATGTTTTTTTAATTTTATATTAGCTTATGACTACGTTACCAATACCTTTGTATCCGTGAATACTCTACAGTCGTTAAGACTGGGGACTGATAAACTAAAATCTATTAATAATTATACAAAAAATTATTTTGATGAAAACAATAAATTACATATCTTTGTATCTATGAAAAAAATATTATTTCTTTTTTTGATAATTATATCGTCAGTTTCTTTTGGACAAAAGAAAACCGAAGGCAGTCCCTTAGTTAACTATGTTTCAAAAAAAATAAATCAAGACGTAACTTTTGTCGTTTGGGAAGAAAAAAAAGACTCATTTAGAGTCCATGAAATAACTTATTATGATTTCAAAAAAGAAGATTATATTACTTTGAATGAATCAAACATTAAAATAAAATATCCAGAACTGTTAGATTGGTTTACAATTAAAGTAAATTTTCCATTGCGTCGTACCAACAGGACAAACGTTAATAACCTTAAGATTATCAATACCGTCAACCTTAGGAATTGGCCCTAAATTTTTAACAATATTGGCACCAATATTTGACGTTATTATACCCCAAGGAAAATTTGGTCCTAATTTTCTTAAAAGTTTTCCTTTCCGACCATCACCGTCAAATTCTTTAAAGGCATCCATATATTCAAAATTACTTAAAGGGGCACCATATGAAAAAGTATTTTTAAAACTATCATTTAGACTCCAATCCCTCATTGCAGGTAAAGCTTTGTCCAATCTTGGGTCATCCATACTTATTCTTTCGTAAGTTGTAGTACCGTATTGAACAGGCAATTCCCCTCCTCCATATTTTGCCATCAAAGCAGTCCCTAAAAATATTCTATACTCATCTGAAGAATCTCCTCTAAACATGGCATCTCCATATGTCTTTCCATTATACTCAAAGTATATTATGTCAGGTTGAAAATAGGTTTCAAATGTAATATAAACGTTACCCTCGCCAGCCCCTAATGTTTTGTCGTATATTTTTGTATAATTATTTTTATGTAATAGGTATCCTCCTCCAGCATTTAAAGGGGATGTATTACAAAGTAATTTTGTTTTTGTAGTTGTTACACTTTTAGTACCTTCACCAGTAATATCAAAATTTACAAATTGTTCTTCGGAATACTCTTTGGCATATTTTTTTTTGAATGACTGCGATTGTAATTTATCATAAGGTGTTTTACCTATTACTACATCGGAAGTACTTTTAGGTGCATTTATAACTAGTGTACCTTGTTTTATTAACTCTGGAAATAACTCTTCAAAATATCTTTTTACACTATTGGCTCTAGCAAATGCTAAGCTACCCTTTTCTTCAAAACCTTTTGGATTTGTTACTTGAGATTCTCCCGCACTGATGTTGACTATAAATTTTGAAGAATCCGAATCTTTAATAAACTTTTCTATTTGAGGTTTTAAATCAGATAATGATTTTTTAACTACATCAGATTCATATTTACCAAATTCAAATTTATTCCCAAGATTTGTTTTTGGAAAATTTTTATTTTCAGTTTTAGTTTCGGTACCAACAACAACAGATGTTTGTTCTGACAAATATAAATTTTTTGTAGCTGTTTCATGAATATTTAATATTCTATATTTTTCTTCACTACTAATATTCCAACTTTGTTTAATCATGTTTATAAATATCTTATAAATAAAAAAAGGGTCCCTTGTGAGGACCCTTTCGTATAATTGGTTTGGACCAGATTATCTTAACTCTTTTAAGTCAAATGTTCTAACTCCATCAACTGTGATTCTACCATAGAATCTGTTGTTCACCATTTTCTTAGCGTATCTAGTCATGATACCTTTGATTGGTGTGAAGTTAAATGGATTGTACATAGTTGGAGTAAGTTGTAAAGGTACATATGGTGCGTAAATGTAACCAGTGTCTAATAAAGACGTACCTTTATGTCCAATCAACACTTGGTTTGGTGGGAAGTAAGGGTCTCTATAAACTTGGTATCTACCAGCTAAAGTACCTACTCTCTCAATACCCATGTTGTATTGGTCTTGCTCTGGAGCCGCATTTGATACGTGGAAATATTCCAAATCATCAAAAATTGCACTGATTTCAGAAGAAACCACAATCCAGTTAGCACCACCTCTTAAGGTAGACTTGTGAATTTGTGCAGATAATTGGTTGATTGCAGTAATCAATGTTTGGTTCCAGTCTTTTTGTGTGTAAGGTTGAGCGTTACCGCCTAATCTCTTCCAACCGTTGTAATCCCATCTTAAGTTCCAAGCCGCACCTTTTCTAAGGTCTCTCAAGATTTCTCTATCAATTTCAGCTGCAACTTGCTCAGATAATAAAGCTGTTAATTCAGCTTCAGCATCAATGTTGTGGAATGCTGCAACGTCTTGTGCCATTTCTGGAGACCATTGAGCTCTTAATTTTCTTTCAGTTACAGAAACTGTTACTGACATAAGGTCAAACGAAACCTCACCGATTCTATCTTCAAATTCTAAGTTCTTATAGATTCTATAAGTCGCTGAGAATGCGTTATTATTTGCAGTTGAAGAAGAGAATGTTGAACCTGTATAACCGTCCATAGAACCACCACAAGTGATACATACTGGAACTTGTAAATCAACTTCTAAATAAATTTGACCGTTTACATCACAAATGTTATCATATTGACCACCATCTGTTAATGAGTTAGGGAAAACTGCAGTTTGGTTGTTGTTACCATATTGAACAATACCTTTACCATATCTTTGAGTTACAACTCTGAATAAGTAAGGACCACCACCTGCGGTTGTTGTGTTTGTAGAAACACCATTGATTGTTAAATCAGCTAAGAAAGCTTCAGTATCAATTGGGTTACCGTCTGGACCGATTAATTTTCCTGCTGCAACTTGAGCAAAACCTGACATAATAACTAATACTTTTCTGTAATCAGTCAAAGCGTATGCTGCTGGTTCAAGGTTTAAAGTTGTATTGTTCCATTGTGCTGTAACAACTGTAGTTACCGCAGATGTAATAGAACTAAACTGTCCTTTAGAATAATCATATAAACCTGGAGGGTCTAATGCAGGTTCGTTACCTTCGTAGAATCTATCATAAAGGTCTCTTCCTGTATTATAATCATATCCAGCGTTTGGTGATGCAGGACCACTTGGTGCTCCGTAAGGAGGATAATGTATTCCTTGGTTGTCATCTTGACCACCACCTACTTCGTAAGATTGAATGTTAGGTACAAAGTAGAATAATTTACCGATTGGTAAGTTCATCGCTTGTACTGAAACGATATCGTTTGCTAATAATTTAGAGAAAACTCTTCTAACGATAGGGAAAACAACTGTTTCAAATGCACCTGTATCAGATGTAGATGATGCTTCATTGATTAAAAATGATGCTTGGTTTTCGTAAAGTTGAGCTACGTTTTCTCTCATGTGACCTTTAAGACCTTCTAAAAAGCCTAATTTGTCCCATTTGTTGATTGTGTCTTCTTTGATAACTTTAAGGTGCTTAAGACCGATGTTACCAACAAGACCTGATTCTAATAATGCTCCCATTTTAGTATTTGTTTTGTTTTATTTATTTTATTTTTGTCATCAAATCCTTCATTCTTAAAAATTGAGGATTTTCGTACGTTTTTGATTCAATTAAAGTTGTTGCTGAACCTGAAGACATTGTGTTATTGATTGTTTTTTCAACTGATTCATTAACTGATTTAGTTTCTGTTTTTCCTAACTCATCTTTTAAAGACTTGTAAAGATTTTTAGATTCTTTAAGAGTTTCAACATCGTCAAATCTTCTTAAGATATTGATTTTCTCTTTTTTAGTTGTTGAATGCTCTGTAAACAATCTTGTAGCATATGCCAAGTTTGAGTTGAATATAGCAACTTCATTAAGTTTTTCTCTGAAAACATTTAAAGCTTTTCTATATTCTTCATTCTTTTCTCTTAACATTCTTACTTCAGCCTCAAGAGATTCTACCTTAACACCACTATTACTGTAAACATAGTTTCTGTTGTTAGTGATACCTTTTCTTAAACCTCTACCTTCTTTTGAACCGTTACCAAAAGTTCTTGCAGCTTCTTTAGTTTCTGCCTTCTTAACAACTTTTGATTTTCCTTCCATATTTGCTCCCTTCTTGTATTCAAACTTAGCCTTTCCAGTTCCCATTGTTTTAGGACCTTCTTTTTTATCGTCTTTAAAACCACCTTTACCAGATGATTTGTAAGAGAATTTAGGACCATGACCAAGACCAACACCTTTAGGTTTTTTAACTGCTAATTTTTTGCCCTCTCCAACATATTGTGGGTTGTAAGATTCCTCCAAATCGTCTTCATCGTCAGACTCATCCATTTCCATTTCTTCAGACTCATCCATTTCCATTTCTTCAGATTCGTCCATTTCCATTTCTTCAGATTCATCTAATTCTTCGTCATCAGATTCGTTGAATTCAATTTCATAGACAACTTCGTCCATGTCTTCTTCTTCATCCATTTCATAGTCTTTGTAGTGTCCGTCAACATCGCCAAGTTTGTGACCATCACGTCTTTTAAACTCGTGTTCTTTGCTGCCCCACTCTTCGTCCATGTCTTCAGTTTCTTCCATTTCTCCACCACCGAAGATTGCGTTGATAACGTCTTCAGTTGATGCATCTTGACTATCGTCAGAATCATCAAAATTTAAGTCCATGTTTTCTTTAATTTTCATTTTTTTTGTTTTTGATTTTTCCTTTGATTCGCCAAGCTTTACAAGATATTCTACATCGGCGTCATTGTCTGTTAAGTGAACGTTTTCACCATCTTTTTTAACGATGATTCCATCTTCTTCACCCATAGCTTTGAACACCTTAAGAATTTCTTCGTCAGAAGCGTCTGTTAAATCTATTGGAGTTTCTTCGGAATCCATGTCCATATCAATGTCCATATCATCCACATTATCTGCGTCTAAATCAACGTCATCTTCAACATCAATGTCTGTATCCATCTCTGTGTCTACATCATCTTCTGTGTCATCTACGTCAATTTCAGCATCTAAGTCAACCTCATCTTGTTCAGAAAGAGATTCTTTTACTAATTGATTGATTTCTTCCTTCATAGTAGAAGCAAGTATTCCTTTTGCATTTTCGGCGATAGCTTCTTCAACATTTTTCATTTGAATAAGTGCCTCCTCAACTGGATTTTTTTTAGTTTCTTGCATGAAAATATTTAATTATTTAACTAATAAATAGTGTCAAAACATAAAAAAGTTGATTTTTTATATTTGAACAAACGGTCTATTTTGATATTGTAGGTTTTGTAAGCTTTTTCCTGTTTGAGAATTCACCCAAGAAATAACATTAGCATAAGTATCATAGATTATATATGATGAAATCATACTTGTAACATCATCCTTTAAACCTACATTATAAGATTCACTTGAAGATGTGTTATTACCAATAAAATTTTGGTTTTGAATATTAATAGAACTGATAGAATCACCAGTTCCTTCAAGGTATGCAACGCAACTACTCCAAGTATTTCCGCTGATTAATTTATTTGAATTTATACCTGATATTTGTAATGAGCAACTGAATAACATATTTTTTAATTTACTATAAATATGTTCTTAAATAAAAAAAAGTGGTACAAGACCACTTTATTCAATTACTTCGTCAATTTTACTTTCCGAAACTGAGGTTATTCTCCAATCGTGAGTAAAACCTTCATATCTTTTTGTGACTTTTGCTTCCACATCTGTCACTGAAAAACCCTTAACAAGTTTCTCTTCTCTAATTTTTTTGATTTTACCAGAATTCTCATCAGGTAAATCGTACTGAATTTTTGCTACAAAAAATTTTTCGTCCATAATATTATTTTCCCAAAAAATCGTTCAATTTTTTCATTAAGTCAAGAGACTTATCCATTGAACCTGTTTGAGATTGTTGTTTGTGTTTTATTTCTTCTTCTAAATTTTCTTCGTATTTGTTTCTATCATCAGGATTAGAGAATAAATAAGCTCCTGGTGTTGATGGTGATGATACTAAGTCAAAACAAATTAACTCAAAATCATCTTGAACTTCATTTCTTTCCCCTACTTTTTTTAAAGAACCAACTCCTCTTGAAGAAACTCCCATAGTTACTCCTTGTCTCATTAAGTTCGCTGCTTGGTCTCCTTTAGTTGACACAATACCTCTTTCATGAAATCCTGGTGATGTTAACAATTTAAGTTTACCCATCAAAATATTTTTATCCCACCATATATCAGTAATGATGTGTGATACTCTATCTAAATCAATTAAAGATGATTCAGGGTGATTCAATTCTGAAGTAGATAAACCTTTAGCTATTGCTTTTTTATAATTTTCGGCTTCTCTTTTTAAAATCCTTTCAGGATAAAATCTACCGTTTCTATTTGGAGTATCGTATTTTTGAAGAACCGCATAAAATTCAAATGGATTTCTGTAATCCATATTAGCCGCTTCTTTTAAAATGTCCGCATTAAGTCTGTCTTTTGGAGATACATGACCTGCATCCATTTCAATTAATATACCATGACCAATTTCGCTAGCCTCTAAAATTCTTAAATTTTTCATCTAATCTTTTATGATAAATATACGGTATTGATAAGTTTATTCTTTATTGTCTTTTTTAGAATTTGAAAACTCAAAATGTTTGTTCTCCACAATGTTGTTTTTAAAAATGTTTCTTACGATTTGTTTTACAGAATCTTTAATTTCATTTGATTTAAAATCTAATTCAGATATTGTAAAAAGATTTACTTCTAAGTTAAAAAAGGATTTTTTTCCGTGGGATATTCCACTTGTCCTTAAATCTAAATCAACAATACTTTTTTCTTGAAAAATTTTTTGATTGATTGAATTAAATACGGAATGTTTAATTTCTCTGTTTAAGTTCCCAACAATACGAATCCAGTTTTCGGTATCATACTTTGGTGTAATCCATGATTGGATGTTAATATATACAGATTTTAGGTTTTTGGAATCAACTGTTCCATAGATTGATTTAATAGGATTGTATAAATTCAACTTTACACTTTTGCCTTTTTTCATTAATTTTCATTGTTATTATGTTTATTTTCATTAAAAAAATAACACATATAACTGTCAATGTCAAAAATTTTTTAAGTTTTGAAGATATTTGTAAGATATGCTAATAATAGAAATTAAAAACGGAGAGAATATTGAAAAAGCTCTCAAAACACTTAAGTCAAAAGTAATTAAGACTAAACAGAATCAAAAACTTTTAGGCAGAAAAGAATTCACTAAGCCTTCTGTTGTAAACAGAAAGAAGATTTTAAAGGCAATTTATATTCAGAAAAAAAGAATATCTTAAATTGACCCTTCTAAATTTTTAAGTTTTAAGAAATTAACTTGGTCAAACTTTTCAGTCTTAAGTCTGTCAATTGTTTCAGAAATTTTTGTTTTTAACTCAAATTCTTCTTCTTTATCTAAAATAGATTGTAATTTAGTAATAGTACTTTCTTTTAAATTTTCAAACTTTGTCTCAAGAGATTTAGAATCTTCAGAAATTAATTGAAAAAATTCTTTTTTAGTATTTTCATCTAAAGTCTCAATATAAGTTCTTAAAGTTTGATTTGCAATATTAACCATAGATTTGATTGGTATATTGATTGATTCCTTAATTGTTTTTGAATTAGATGTTAATATAGAAATTATATTTTTCTTTGATTGAATTCTCTCATGAAGATTTAATTTGTTAGTATAAACTAACGTATCAATATCAGAATATTTGTTTTCGGCTGATTCTTCTAAAGTTTTTGGAAGTTTAATTGATGGTAAAATTTTACCTAAAAGACTTACACCTTCCTCTAAAAAATCTTTTGCATCAGATTCTGATAATCCCTGAGGTGTACTTAATTGGTCATACACGGAATAAGCCTTTGAAATAGACTTATCATTCAAAACATTGTGTTTGAATTCTCTCAAAGATTTCTTGAATTCTTTTTCGTTCTGATACGACTCAAGAAGATTTTTTTCAATTATGGATTTTATTTTACCGAAGGTCATCTTAATATTTTTTAATAAATATTAGGAATTTAGTAACTTATCCAATTCTTTTGAAATTTCTCCTAAAGATTCTTGTCCATGACCTAAATCTATGAATGTTGAACCGTCAATTAAGTTACTTTCAATCAACATGTTTAAGCTATTTAATTTTGACTCAGGTATTGGTGGTTCTCCTTCAGTTGGTGGTGGAGGAGCTTCTCCTCCTAATTCTTCACCTCCTGGAGGTGGTGGCGGTGGTGGTGCCCCTGAGTCTCCACCTGGAGGAGGTCCTAATTCTTCTGTTCCACCTGGAGTTGTTGATGCTCCCGCTGATGGCGTAGAACCCGAAGGACTTCCGTAAAGTTTGTCAATATTATCAAAAATACCTGTTTTAGTAATAACAGTTGGAGTTGCTTTAAGTTCTTCTCCAACGGCTCTTTCAATTCTTTGTTGTTGTAAGTCAAGTCTAATTTCTTCGTCTGACCAACCAAAAATGTGTTTCTTAGCCCAAGTAGATGATGTTGCCTGAATACCATTTCCAGGGTCAGCAACCAAGTCTTTATATAATAATATTTTTTCTTTCCAAATATCTACTTTAAGTAAATCTGCTTGTGTAGATGGGTTAGTTAATCCTAATGTGAAGTTTTGTAATTCGTCTTCAAATCCTAATAAGAATAAATGTACAATTGCAATCTTATTAAGTTCTTGAATCATGCTTTTTTGAATTCTATTAATCGTACGGGCAAATCTGATATCTTGTAACGCCAAATTTTTTCCGTCACCAACAACTTCTTCAAATCCTAAAAATGCTTTAGGTACACGAAGAGCTGTTAATAATTTCTTTTGAATATATTCAATATCTGCAATTTCTGATAGGTTTGTTGCCCCTGGTAATGTATCAATTGGGCTTGGTGCCGCTGGGTCTCTAACAGGAACAAAATAATCTTGGTCAACTGCCATTTGATTAAATCTCATATCTACGTTACCTGTCTTACTATCAACAATTTGTTCTCTTTTAAATTTGTTTGCAACACGTTGTACATATGCCTCAACATCATCATCATTCATATTTCCAACAAATACCTTAAAGATTCTTCTTTCAGGTGCTCTTGAAGTTCTATAGATTAACATCGCATCTTCACACAATAAAAGTTGTTTCCAAGTTCTTCTTGCTTTTTCTAACATAGAAGTACCATAAGGAAGTTTTCTATCATCACCTAATAATCTAAAATGAGCAATTTCCCATGATTGAAATTCCATGTTTTTGTTCTTCCAAGTAAAATGTAATGCTTTTTTATCTTTGTCTAATTCTTTTGTAATATCTACCGAAATCTTTTGACTAACTCCAACTTCATGTCTTTCAATTTCAATTGTTGGTAATTGTTGAACACCAACAACTCCTTTCTCAGGGTCTAATTTCAAATACACAAAGTTATCACCATACTTACAAGTGTTTCTTGTCCACATAGGTAAGTTAGTGTTAATGTCTAATGCATTGTTAAATAAATCGGCTAATACACCCTTAATTCTTTTTGATTCAGAATAAATTTGTAATATAAATCCATCTTCATTTGTTGTTGTAGATTCTTCAGCATAAATGTCCAAAGCGGCAGAAATCTCAGGAGTATATTCCATTGATTCATAATCATACTGAGAAGATAATCTTGTTGGCTCATAATAAATTGCTTGAGAATATAAGTTATTCTCAACTTTAGCCCATTGATTTGCTAAATAAAAAGTTTGTTGTGCTTGAAGTTTTTCGGTTTCGTATTCTTGTTTGTCTGTTGTACGCAACAATTCCTTTTTATCAAACTTAAATGTTGGATAATCTTGTCCTAAAAGTGAATTAGGTCCAAATGTTTGCGACAATCGTTGCCAAACTGTCATGTTCTGTTCTGCCATATTACAATTTTACTTATTACCTTGATAATATAAATAGTTATTTGGCACCAAATAACCATCCATATTTTTGATAATCGGCTTTAGTGGCTGCTTGGTTGTTATATGGGTTTTGTCTTCCCATTTGAGGAATCATTGGATTAAAGTAATCTGAAGTATTTTTATTCTCATTAACAACTGATGTCCAAGAATTTAACATCGCCTTTGTATGATTAACCACTTTTTGTAAAGATTGGAATGATTTTTCTGCAACATATATTGCCATAGAAATACCCATAATACAGTCATCGTGATGACCTTTTTGGTGGTCAGGTCTACCATTTACGTAAATAAATGTGTTCATTTCGTTATATAATCTGTGTGAATATATTTTAAAATCGTGTCTACATGCCTCTTCCAGTGCGGCAATAATTTGAACTCTTTTATTGTTAAAATTAATACCAGGTATTTTTTCATTCATTTTTGGGTCCCACTTCCACTTATTATTTGGGTCAACATTATCAACGTACATTCCTCCTTGATACCCCATTTCTTGCATTTTTCTTGCTGTTGCAACTCCCATTCCGCCCGTTAAATCCACAACACAATATGCCGTATACATACTTCCCCACTTATAAGCAATTTCTGCAGTAATATCTGGAGGAACCTTTCCAACATATTCAAGTACTTGTTCTCTTGTGTCAAAATCAATTATTTGAATGCTACTAAAATCTTCAGAGTCACCTCTTGATACGTCCACACCCATAACATATTTATGATTATTTTCTGGTTCTTTAAAAATCCAAAGTGAACCACCCATCATTTTAGCCAAAGGCTCCCTCAATTGATTTTTAGAAATATTTTGCATTAACTCAGAATCAAAAACGTTATCACCTGAACCCAAGAAATTACATTCCAATTCCTGAGCCACTTTTCTCCTATCAAATTTCAACTTTTTAACCATACTTTCAAACCAAGCTGAACATGGTTTGTATCCTTGATTTATATAATCAGTTGTTATTGCGTGGTCTCGTTCATACGGATTGTCAATGGATAAATCCACAACAACATCTTTGGCATAATCTTCTCTATTCAACAGAAAGTGAACTAAATCATTTGTTTTAACCATATACAAATCTTTAGTATATCTTGGGTCACGATACCAATACATTTCAGAAATTTTGAAGTCATTCATATTTCTTAATGCTTGGTCATAAATTTCATAATAAATTGCATCGTACCCATTTGGTGTAGATACAACAATAACCTTACCACCCGTAGATAGTGAGGCCATACACGCTGACCAGAAATCTCCGTCAGCCTCAATGAACGCAGCCTCATCAAAAATAAGAATAGTCGGGGTATAACCTCTCAACGCATCCTTTGATGTTGCAACCGCCTTAACTTCACAGTCATTAGTAAGTTTAAAATGTCTTTGTGCGTTTTTGTCAGGTGAAAATCCAACACCTACCCAAGCTGGCCATTGTTCTGTAAAATTTCTAATTTTGTTAGCCATCTCAACTGATGTATCTAACTTGTTGGCAATAATTAGAATTTTTTCTGGCTTTTGTTTTTTAGCGAATACAAGTTTTTTTGATGCCCATGCAGCTGTAACGGTTGATACACCAGCCTGACGATACTTTAAGGCAATGTTTTCATTGTGGGAATCGTAGTCTTCAATAAGTCTTACTTGGTCAGGAAAAAGGTCCAATGGAACATACTTTGATACTGTGTTATCGTATGTCTGTAAATAAGTACGAAGTGCGTAAGGAGTATTCCTCATACACTTCGTAACTTCTATAATTAATTGTTCTTTAGTCACAAATTATTATTTGGGTCTTGATATACCCAAACTACCGAAGAAATCGTCAAGTCCGTCATCTTCATCTTCAGGGTCAATACCCTCCTCTTCTTTATAATCCTCAAAATCACTCTTCATTTCTTGAGCTTCCTTCATGATTTCTTCAAATCTTGCAGTTGCTTTTTTTACTTTAGACGTATCTTCAGAGATGGCGTTTCCTATGATTTCCAAAAATTCTTGAGCAGGTACTTGGTATAACAAGATATGGAACCAGTTTATCAGGCCTTTGTTTGATTCATCAAACATTGAATCAGGTAAGGCAAATCTTATTTTTTCTACAATTTCAGGGCCTATTCTTAATTGCATTGGTTCGTTAGATAACACATCAACAGCACCTCTAACTTTATCACGAATATCTGGATTCTTAGAATGACCATGTCTACCTTTAGCTTCTTCTAAACCTTTAATAATTTCGTGACATAAAATTGGGAAAATTAAACCTTCTGCAATAATCTTTGTGTCAGGTTGTTCTTCACCACCCTCTTCTCCACCACCTTCTTCTCCTTCATCATCAGCATCATCTAATGAGACTTTACCTGCAACACCTTGACCTGTTTGACTCATCATTTCAATCATTTGGTCCATGGTAAAATACATAAAATCATTAATTGCCATGATACCTAAATAATCTCTGTACAAAGTTGGGTCAATAGCATCTAATCTTGCTTTAACATCAGGTTTTTGAAAAATATAATGTCCTTTTTTGGCTGCCCCTTGAATAATTGCATTTATAATATTTCTCTTATGTTTTTCTAATTCTAACTCTTCTTCGTCTGTTAAATCTTCCACATTAAAAGAAGGTATTTCTAATTTTTCTTCGTCATCTTCTTCTTCCTCATCATCTTTAGGTTCTTCAGGTTGATATCTGAAATCATCCGTTCTAGGTTGTTCACCTAAGTGAGCCTCAATTTGATACCATCCTTCAGGAACTTCCCCTTCTTCTAAAGAAGCATCAATTGCTAATTGTATAAGTTCGTCTTTATGTGCAGCTTCAATTCTCATGATGTTAGGAAGTTTCCTCATCATTTCGTTGTAAATCATTCCTTGAACCTGTTGTGAACTTAAATCTTGAATTCCTGTAACTTGTCTTAATTTGTCAGCAACCTTTTGAAATCTTTGACTAACTAATCTTTGAACATCAGCTGGCCCTTTTTTCATTGCAGGATTTTGTGCATATAAACTATCAGGACTAGCTAATTTTCTCACTAAACTTGGGTCCATTCTTTCAGGAGTATTCCCGTAATCTATTTGTTCTTTTAATTTTTTTGCCATAATTATTTTTCTAATAAATTCATAATAAGGTCAATAACCTCGTCTTTAGCTTTGTCCGCATCAATTTTTTTTGCCTTTGGGGATTCTTTTTCACCAGGGTTTGGATTTTTGCCAGGATGTGATGGTCTTGGTTTTTTATCAGGGGCTCCTGGTTTTGTTGTTGGTGATGTCTTTGGTTTTGATGGTGCAGTTGCTGGACCTGCTTCCGACAAATACTTAACTAAATCACCTTTAGTAATTCTTGGTGGGATGTTTCTTTCAACTATTCTCATAATTTCATTTTCTAAAAACAAAGATACGGGATTTTTTCCTTCTCCCAATTGTTTTTTAACCGCTTTTACACATCTTTCCCATTTTCTTGATTTTTTTGGTCCTACTTGAGAATGACAGATAGACCATGGGTTTGATTTACCTTCATAACTTTTTTCTTCAAACATACCCATTCCGTCATCTTCATTACCAAATCCATCATCTGATGATGGACCAACTTGTTTTGAGTCCTGAGTTTCAGTTTCTTTGTTTGGGTCTACGGTTACTTCTTCCTCTTCGTCAAGTTCTTTTTCATAAACTTGGAACGGCTTTTTCTCACTTTTTAATTTGCTAATCATAGCAGTATCCGTTTTAGAAACATTAATTTGTTCAACAAATAATTTTTTGTATAAAATGTCAATCTGTGATTCATCTAATTTTGAAACAGTATTAGCAGATAAACCTTTATCTATTAATCTCAAAGCTTTTTTATTAATTTTCATATACTACTTTCTTTTCAAATTCTAAAATCAAATCTCTTTCGTAGAGTTTGTCTTTTATTTCTTGTTCTGTTGTACCAAATCTGAATACTAATCTTTTTTGACTTTCTTCTTCATCGGTTTCCCAGGCTAATGCAACTACATCATCAATTGCATCTATCATACAAAAAAAATCGGAGTTCTGAATCAATTCCAACTTTACATCAGTATTTCTCAGAACTCCTACTTTTTTAATATATTTTAATTCAGGTGGTCCAGGATAACCATTACATGGTTTACTTTCCCAAGATTCTCCCCAAACATCTTCAGTATCAGAGAATATAAACTCGTAAAGATTGTCTCCTTTATAATTAGGACCTAAACCATTTACGTAGATTAATTTACTCATACTAAAAATCCTTCAGGTGAAATTTTTACTTGTCTTCCTTTATTCTCAAACACTAAGTTTTTTTTGTTTGTTATTCCAACAATTTTAGCATTTTTATTTTCTTCTAAAAATTTCTTTGATGCCAATTCTTGTTCAATTGTTTCAGTAAACTTTACAACTTCTTTCATTTGTCTTTTAACTTCAGAAATTTTTTGAATTTGTTTTTGTGCGTTTTTTTCTCTGTTTTCTAATATTTCTTTTTTTGTTACTTCAAAATATTTTGAAATTACTTTGTCAACTTTTGATTCACCAAAAATATGGTCCATAATCGCTCCATATGATGGAGTTTCTTTCATTTCACTTTCTACAGGTACTTCCGCACTCATCTCAACATCTCCTTCAGGACCTTCAAAATCAGCAGTCATTTCCTCTTCACCACCAAAATCAGAACCTTCTTCTCTTTCTTCTGCTTCTTCAAATTTACCCATAATATCTTCTTTATCTTCTTCAGATAAATTTTTCAAATCTAAAGATGATAAAACCATATTAATAACATATTTGATATTTTCAGAAGTCATTCCTTCTTCATTATCTAATGTTCTAATTTTTTGAGTTAATTTACCTGTAAGTTTTTGGATTGATTTAAAAGTTACTTTTTCTTCTAAATCTTGTCCTTCTTCAGAATCCATTTCCATGCCATCTTCACCTGCTTCTAAATCATCACCCATAGGCAATTCTTCTCCCCCTTCAGAAGGTGGAAGTTCTCCCATTGGAGCTGGTGGAAGTTCTGGTGAAGGAACTGGTGGGGGTGCCATTGGAACCTCAGCAGCTGGTGCTGGAAGTTCTTCAGGTGCTGGTTTAGGTGTTTTCAAAACGAATTTTTTTTGTTCACCATATAAAGAAACACCTTCTTCATTCTCGTTTAGACGATTTAATTCACCCGCAAGTAAATTCAATCTTTTAAATGCCTGAGAATATGAAGAATAGTATTTTCTATTTTTCATTGGTTCAATGTAATCAGTATCAGATTCTGAAATAGTTTTTTTAATGATATATCCTTGTCTTTCTTTAACAATTTGATAGTCATGTCCATCCGCTAAATTTACTGAATATTCTTTTTTGGCAGTTTCATTTATTTTTTCAGGAATAACTTCGTTGAATCTTGCGATTTCCATTATTCTTTTCATTTTTTCTTGACCAGTCAGTTTTTCGCTTCCTATTGGTTTTAAGTCTCCCATATCTAAAAATTTATATTTTTTAATTATTTAATCCGTATTGTCCTCCAAGGGCAATTGCGTTTAGTTGTGTTACTTGTGTTGTAGTACCATCATTATTATCAGTTACATATTGAGCGTAAGGAACAACTGTACCTGGAGGTAATGTTCCACCACTAAATGAACCTAACATAGCCGCAGTATATTCATAAAATTCATTTACCGAAATACCACTATAGAATGGTGTTACACTTGGTGTTGGTGTGTTAGTTGGTGTTATTGGTGGTGTTTTTGTTGGTGTTGGCGTTGTTGTTTTTGTTGGTGTTACATTTGGTGTATCAGTTGGAGATGCGGTAATACTTGGTGTTACATTTGGTGTTCTCGTTTGTGTAGTGGTTACACTTGGTGTTGGTGTTTTTGTTGGTGTTACATTTGGTGTATCTGTTGGAGATGCCGTAATACTTGGTGTTGGTGTATTAGTTGATGATGGTGTATCTGTAGGTGTTGGAGTATGAGTTGGTGTTACATTCGGAGTATCTGTTGGTGTTGCAGTGTTTGTTGGTGTTACATTTGGAGTATCTGTTGGTGTTGGTGTTTGAGATTTTGTTGGTGTAGGTGTAGGTGTTTTTGTTACCGTTGGTGTTGGTGTTACAACCGCTAAACAAGTTGCACAATCAGTATAATCTACGGACATTGTTAATACTTTATCAGTACCTGTGTTAGGTTCTGCATTATCAATGATATCATAACATCCAGGTGTTGAAGCACCAGTGAATGTTAAATAATAATTTCCATTAACCGCAGGTAATGATGAACTATCAAAATCAACTAACTTAGCGGGTCCTCCACCACAATAACCTATGAGATATGTAACTAATGCCATCTATTTTTTCTTAATAAATATACGATTATACCTAATTATTTAGGTGTTTCTTGAATTTGTCTTTCTACAGACAACTCTTTA